AAATTACCTTGACAAAAGGTTTAAATTCCTAAAAAAATTTAAAAACGACCTATGGAGGTTTTATGCCAAGAATTGCCCCAGGTTTTAACTTTGGTCACGACCTAACAGTGCAAGAGCAGGGAGAAAAACTGCTTAAGCTGACCAATTGGAAAGACGTAGTGCGTACCGCACGTTTAGATTGGCACGTTGTAAAAGAAGGATTGGTAGACCAGCGTGGAAACCCTATCCCACAACAAGGAATGTTCCGCGAAGACAACCACACCTATCTCGGCCCAGTGAAAGGAAAATTTAAAGCTATTCAGAATGAAGACCAGTTTTCTTGGGTTGACTCTGTAATACAAGCGGAGCCAAATGCGTTCTATGAAAATGCCGGCTGTTTGAAGGGAGGCGAAATGGTTTATTGCGCTGTTCGCCTGCCAGACAGGGACTTTTTCATTCAAGGAACAGATGACGTTCATCATAGTTATCTGTACTTCTTGAACTGGCATTCAGTAAAGTCCAAGGCCATCGCATTCTTCAACAACATGCGAATGGTGTGCACCAATATGATTCGACGCATGTTACAACATGCCAAAAACCTGTTCAGAATTGGCCACAATGAAAAAGCAAAGCAACGACTTGAAGAGTCCAAGAACCTGTTGCTTGCGGCGGGTCAAGATTTAAATGAAACAAAAGAACAGTTGAATTTTCTTGCAAAAAGACAGTTGAACGGAAATCAAGTGGATAACTTTATTGCCCGGTTAATTCCACCACCACAGAACCCAGAAAATACTGGGCGTCGTGACAAGGTAGTCACTAGGATTAAGGAACTCTTTGAGTCCAACGACAATAACCAGTTCCCACAAATTAGAGGCACTGCTTACGCTTTGTTCAATGCGTTCACAAACTTTGTCGATCATGAGAAAGTGGTTCGGATTTCTTCGGCCCGTAAAGGTCAGGTTAAAGAAGCTGTACGCACAGAGTCTGCGATCTTCGGTGATGGTGCGAAGTTCAAAGAAGGAGTGCTGTACTCGCTGTTAGAGGCTGCGTAAAGTAGTAACTTTTAACACACTCAACCCAAAAGGGGAAATGAAATGTCTACAACTAAGAAAGTAGTAAGCACACTGCCGCTGGAACAGGGAGAAGCTCCTAACCGTGTGGCACGTGGCTTGTTTAGAGACACACTGAAGGGAATGACTCCCGGCAGCAAGGTGTTTTTCAAAGTGCCTTCTGCTCAACGACAGTCTGTCATTCAGGCTGCGTACAATGCTGGTTTCAAGGTTCAAACCCAGACTGAGCGGGACAAGAACAAGAAGCCTACCGGATTTATCAAAATCTGGAGAAAGCAGTAATCTATTCGCGGGGCTGGGCTTCGCTATGTCGCTCAGTCCCGCGCTTTTCACGGGAGGTTTTGTGGAACCTGACCAGAATGTCATTGTCTGTATCCAAGAAAAATACAGTAACAAAGCTAATCCTCAACGTGGGTACCATGACTACATCACAACTGTTGAGGGTAATGTTGGTAGACTAGAGACATATTTCAAAGCGGAATTTGATAGGCTTAAAAGTATGTCCATGTGGTGTTCTAGCACCTATGAAAAGACAGGTATTGTTACAGGTAGATATACAATTAAACACGGATACGATTCGGGGGATTGATGTGGGCCGAAGTTCACTTTTCATTTGAACTACCTGACGGGTATACCGTAGCAGAAGCAAGACAAGAAACTTTTGATGAAGTGGCTGCTGCAATACGCAATTACCATCTAACGGCTGCACTGATAGTATCGACGAGTGGCAAACCTGAAAGAAAAGCCATAACCAAACATCACAAAGATTGGGCAGAGAGGTTAAAAACCTACGAGATCATAATTCATGAGCAATAAAGTTTATCTAACACGCGGCCTGCCAGCCAGTGGTAAAACCACGTGGGCAAAAGAGTTACTGGCATCACAACCTAACCTTGTCAGAGCCAACAGGGATACCATCCGGTTAGCAATGTTTTCTGACAGCAATCCGTGGCGTCCTGCAAAAGAGAAAGATGTCACCAAGCAAGAGGAACGTATTGTTGAAACCGCCTTGGGTACAAACAGATCAGTAGTCATTGACGATACAAACCTGTCAGCAAAAACTGTGTCAAGGTGGTATTCAATTGCACGGAAGTATAACGCCGAGGTTTTGATACAAGATTTTACAGAAACCCCATTGACAACTTGCATTGAACGTGATAGACTACGCCAAGGTAAAGAACGTGTTGGAGAAGTTGTCATCCAAAACATGGCGCTACGGTATAACCTAATTCCGTGGCCACACAACCCTATTGTAATTGTAGATATCGACGGAACTTTAGCAAATGCAAACCACAGACTACACCACGTAAAGAAGAACCCTAAGAACTGGCCCGCGTTTTTCCGTGAAGCAGACAAAGATCCTGTCAACGAAATTGTTCTACGTTGGGTTGAGGTTCTACGACCAGAACACTGTATTGTAATTGTGAGCGGGCGGGCACTCGACCAATCACAACACCTAACCGTGGATTGGTTACGTGAACGTGGCGTGCCTTACGACTTTCTGTTCATGCGCAACGGGTACGATTACCGAGAAGATTGGATTGTTAAGTCAGAAATCTTAGAGAAAATGCCACGCAATCAAGTTGTGTTTAGTATTGACGACCGTATGCAAGTGGTAGAAAAATGCTGGCGGGCAAACGGCGTGCGCTGTTTCCCTGTCTCGGAAACTGACGGAGAATTTTAATGGCATCCAAGAAACTGATATACCACGATAAGAAAGGTTACGAGGTTCCTTTGGACAATAACCTTGTACGAAAAGTAATCAAGGTCGTTCGACGCGGCCTAACTTGGGGTGTAGGTGCTCCCAAACCGGGTAAAATGTGTGTTGAAGCAGCAGTTAATTACGCAATGGGACGCAACCATAGCGATGCCCCGCCTTGCGTTGGGCCACAACCACGCGATGCGAAGATCGAACTGAATGACAAAGAATGGTCTTCTGCCAAGGCTCGCGCAAACGGACTACTGGCCATTGCCGTAGCACAGCTAGGATCTAACACAGTTAGTGGGGCAAAGTTTGTCAAAGCATTCAAAGACAGTCTTAGAAAAAAGGTGATTGATCCCTGTATTAAGAAGATTAAGGAAAAAGATTCAATAGAGTATATATCGCTGTCCATTGCAATGGACAGATTTAACAGAGAAAAATCCGGCGACGGGTTGGTAAATAGGGCAATCAACGTCATGGCTTTGTTGGGAGAAGTTCAAGATGCGGAGCTTAAGCTGATTGCAGACTGTATTCTTGATGCACTTAAAGCAGTAAAATCCCCCGGCGTTAAGTACTTAGGGCTAATCAATGAGGCTTAACTACAAACTCTTCGAGAAAGTAAAAGTACATATCCTAGAAGAGCCGCGCCGTTTGCGACAAGCATGTTGGGTTGAACATAAGTCGTCAGAAAGTAGTTGGGGCTACGACAATTACAACGCGATAATTTCCGAAGGGGCAAAAGAACCTCCGTGTGGTACCGTTGCTTGTGTTGCTGGTTGGACAGCTTTACTGGTGAAAGGGCCAAGTTTTCAAGGCAATGCTAGTTGGGTTGCCAAGAATACTTTAGTGCAAGGCGAGGACTCTGATCAAAAAGTTTACCAAGCAAGGTTGGATTTATACAACAATGTGTTCATGTGTTTTCCCGAAGACGATAAACTAAAACCAGGAACACTCAAATACGCCAGAGCTGTAGTCAAATCTATTGACGAATTCATCGAGCGCTGGAGGCCCCATGCACGTAAACGTTAAGTTGTTACAACGTGTTATCAAACATATTCTCGACGAGCCGCGTCGTTTACGGCAAGCCTGTTGGATTTCTGAAAGGGGTGGTGCTGAATACAGGTACGCTGTGATTGAAGATCTGGCACCGCCGTGTGGTACAGTGGCCTGTTTTGCTGGCTGGGTTAGTTTGCTATCCAAACGCAAACGACGCCTCATGGAACCCTATTCTGAGTTCTCGACAAGAAGTATTATACAGGGGAATGATGTACCTGCATCCAAAGCACGTAAAGATTTGGAACGCATTTACTTTTTCTTTCCAGAACATCAAGGCAGGAAACCTAAACCAGGTACAGCTCCGTATGCTAGAGTAATAGCCAAACGCATACAAAGATTTATCGATAAACACGCAGTATAATCTCTATGGTGGCGGTCGTTTAGTCCGGTTCAAGACGGGCGATTGTGACTCGCCTCATCGTGGGTTCAAATCCCACCCGCCACCCCATTCTAGGAGCCATGATGAAAAAAATCCATGAGTTTTTAACAGAAGAGTCTTGGTGCAAGCATGACTACGCACAAGACGCTGCCGGTAACACCGTAGATGCTAAAGATCCAGCCGCCGTGCGGTGGTGCTTTATTGGTGCACTTAATTTCTGCTATGATAATTGGGAAGAAAAGGAAGAAGCTTTGCTCAGATTCGAGGCCCTGTTAGGCAACAGATACTGGGTCAAATTCAATGACACATCCACGTGGCCCGAGTTCCATGCGGCGTTGGTAAAGGCGGACATATGACATACACAAAATTCATAAAAGAAGTTAGTTTACTTCCAAAGAAGTTTACATTTACTGTAAAAGATGGTAGAATTGTCACCAATAATCTAAAAGCATACTGTCCTTGGGCTGCTTGGTGGCACCACTATCACCCTGTCAGTGATATTATTACCGATCATGGTAGGGATATTAACTCACGGATATGGAATGCAGCAGACAACATGCCAAGACATGTTGCAAAAATTCGTCAGGACTTGCTGAAAGCGTGTAAGCTTGGTTGAATACATCTTGGAGTTCTTTGGGGCTATACTGGACGAAGTAGAGTATCGATACCACTGTTTTATGTTGCGGCACATTGCCTTTAAAGAAGATGAGTAACTGGTACATTGCATTAGACTTAGAGACGGGCGGGATCGGGTTGCCCTGCTCTCTACTAACAGGTTACTTTGCTATAGTGAATCCCAATCTCATGGTGGCCGCTGAATGCTCTTTGACTATCAAACCAGACGATGGGATATACCACGTACAAGCAAAAGGAATGGAAGTTAATGGTATAGATATTGTGAAACATGATGCAACAGCTATGCCTTTAAAAGAAGCATCTACATGGTTGTACAATTTTTTAAATAGCGCATACTCAGAGTTTTTGAAATCAAACAAACAGAAATTCATTCCATTAGGACATGGTGTCCGACAAGACATTGAGTTCATGATTGCTTCCAAGCTTATTTCAAGAGGCACGTGGGAGCAATTTGTATCTCATAGGTCACTAGATACCAGCTCGTCAGCAAGATTTCTACAAGCGTGTGGGTTGCTGCCGTCAGATCTTAGTGGTTCTCTAGTATCACTGGCAGATTATTTTGGTGTGGTACGTGAGGGTGCGGCCCACGATGCGCGAGTTGACACACTTGCCAGCATCGAAGTTCTACGCCACCTTATGGAGGTTGTCAAAAAATGATGCAAGAAATTATCACACTGACGGCTGGCATCACTTCATGGCCGCAGGCTTTCGTGGCTGCTGTTATTACGATTGCTATAGTTTATTTGTTGGTTGCTATTGTAAGAGCAATTACGGGCGCATGAGGGATATAATACCGGATGGCACGCACGTTAGAACAAAAGGCACACTAACAGGCCAAGATTTTAGTCAACCACATAACCGCTTACCAAACAAACATGGCTACATCATAGCTTACTCTGAAATCCATGATTGTTACAAAGTAGTATACTTTAACGGTATAGCTGCGTGGTATAACCCAGACGAGTTAATTATTCTAGAACCTACGTCAAAGGTACAGTTGTACTCATGTTACAGATGGCTCTGTCCATGTTGTCAACATACAAATATTATAGATGTTGCTTACGAACACATTGACTGTGAGGAATGTCACAGAAAATTCATCGCCGAAGTGGAGGTTTGATCATGATTAACAAAGATGTAATGACACAATTACGCTATGACATTGACACAGCACTGGCTGCCATTGGCGGCAAGCACGGCCTTACACTTAAAGTAGGTAACGGTACTTGGGATTTTGGTGGACAAACTGCTAAGTACTCGGTAAATATTTCTGTACCAGGTACGTCCAAAGATCAAGAAGATTTGAAGAACACCTACCCAGAATACGTGAACAAAGAGATTGTGTTAGGAGACGGCAAGCGTTACAAGGTTGTGGGGCTAGCCCCACGAGGTTCTTCTTTTATTGTGGCCAGATTGACAGACGGTAAACGTTACAGAGTCAAACAACTTGCAGTTACCCGACAACTAGGAGCAAAAACCAATGCTGTCCTTAGATAGCAAACTGAAACTTATACGGGCTGTAGCTAAAGCCGTAGATGATGGTTATGAAATTTGCAAAGCAATATTTTTTAGTGAACGCAGCAAAATATGTTGCCCTATCGGAGCACTGACACACGAGAATAATCCGACCGTCGATAATTCTATAGATCGTAATCGGATCGTAGAAGCTGCCAGCATATTAGGGTGTTCGTCTTCCGATGTATGGGCTATTGTAAATGGCTTTGACGGAACACCACGCATTGAAGGCGATGCAGCGTGCTACAAGTTCGGTGCAGCACTGTGTGAGATATTTCAACCAAAACCTCTTTATGAGTAACATGGTCAATTGTCCTAGTTGTGGTTCAGAAAAATTTTACTATATACAAAGAGCATGGGAATACCATCGAGCTAACGACGTAGAATCTGATGGTAGTGCAGATCTAAGTCACCTATCAAATTGGAGTGTAGATGACTCCGTGCAGCCATATTTTGAATGCGAGCATGAGCAGTGTAAGAAAAAATTTAAGTTAGTACCTCATGTGGACTATGCCATGAGGTTTGAGGAGATTATCAATGGACAAATCGGAGAAGTGGTCGTCCATTAAAGACCCACGTCACAACGGATTGGCTCTGGCAGAATTACTCGCTGTATCAATCCCGCATATTACCTCCAGTTCTACTGGAGGCACAGAGATTGTCACCATCACATTCTCTGATCACCGCTGTATGACAGAGGCATACCAACTGCTACTGGAACTCCTAGTAACAGGGCAAAGACTATGACAGCTAGCACCATACTCGATAAAGTGTCCCAAGCAGCAGGTTGGGACACTGACTCTCAGCTAATTCTTGCGCTAAGGTTTATAGATTCTCAAACAAAAGTGGGGTTTCTCAAAGAGTGGCAACAGTTCCTAGAGCAACAGTGTGATGAAGAGAACGAACATCTCGTAAGGTTCTTAAAAAAATTCTTGGAGGAATCGTAATGTTTTATAAGAACAAACCAGTCCACGACATGACGCTGCACGATCACTGTATCGTCGCCGCCATTCAGGGAATATCTGCGGCTGCCCCGATATATTCTGCAAACACCAAGGCTAATGCAGAAGCTAAAGCACAGCAAGTATTAGACTTAGTGGAAGCTGTCTTTGATAAGTCAGTGACTGCTTCCGCCGCCACTAACCCTGTACCTACTAAGTAACCCACGCAGACCCCGGTAGAGATCTGTATTATACCCCCAATTAGGAGTTTTGTCAATGGCAAAATGCATTTTCAAGGGAATTAAAATAGGTGATGTAGAACTCACCTTGACAGCAGAGGTATATCATTGGCCGGATGAACAGAATCAGTGGCAGTTTCAGTGGGAAGCAATGGATCAGACTTTCATTGAGGCCCTAACGAACGTGTTAACGCCTGAAGAATATCAATTAGTGATGGATGAAATTGCTAAAGATATGATTGAACAATATAAAGATAACACGGAGAAAAATGTAAGATGATACACGTTAGAGAAGTTTCACAGGTTAAATTCCCTCTGAGGGAGAACATTAACATCAACATGATGCCGTTTATTATGGGAGATGCGCGGTCAATTCCTTGGGAATATCGGCATTACTATCCAATGATTGAGGCATGTCGTGTACACGAGTCACAGCTAGGTAAAGTAGGATACCTGTCTATTCAAGAAAACCATGTTGAACACAATACTAGCCAGAGGCGTGCGGGAATTCACACTGAGGGTTTTATCAACGCTGGTTGGGGTGGTGGTGGTTGGGGTGGTGGTAATGAAAAACCAAAAGTAGGTGGTTTATATCAAGGATCTACTGTTGCAAATTCCTGCCGCGTGTGGGAAACTCGTGTAGATTGTCCAGGTACGTTAGGAAACTGCGAACACCTACGATCTACGTTAGGCAGTGGGTTTTTGATGAAGCCAGATACTCTGTATTGGATGCATGATCGAGTGCCGCATGAATCTTTACCACTGAAGTTCCGCACCTACAGACAATGGTTTCGCTTGGTAACTTCTGCTGTTGACAATTGGTATGCTGCAAATTCAACACCTAACAGACTAGGCATTGTTGCACCGTGCAACATCATTCACAAAAGTAAATTTGCGGGCGCGTAGCTCAATAGCGTAGAGCACTCCGCTCATAACGGAGCAGTTGAAGGTTCGAGTCCTTCCGCGCCCACCATTCAGGAGAACACCATGCCTTGGCTAACCGCCGAAGAAGCTAGAGACTGGGCTGACGATCATGGATACTACCACTACACTTGCCGAAATTGCGGGCAGTCCGGTTGGACAGATACCGTACCGGATTGTGGTTGCCGGGATCATGAAACCGAAGAGGATGAGGGGGAATGAAAACACCAAAACCTAAGATCGGTAGTTCAATGCCATATTGGTTTAACGAAGACGCTATAGTCGTAAGAGTATTTCCGTACACTGGTAGGTACCCACAGTGGTTTACGTGGGTTGTTGGGTTAACTACCAAACATGGAACAGTCATCGAAACTGTAATATGAGCCAACTTTATCGAGTCAAGTGGGAAATAGATATAGAAGATACAACGTCAGAAGGTGCTGCTGAACAAGCATTACGTATACAACGTGACCATGACTCAATCGCTACAGTCTTTACTGTAACAGATGAATTTAACAGAGAAGTTACCGTTGATTTATCTCAACGCTCGTTTGAAGACTAAGTTTACCATGCACACACCCATTGATCCAAACGCAGTCACAGACTTTGAGCGTACTACCAGAGACTTACAACGTTTTTGGTTATTCTCAATGTTTGCGGCGGGTAAGAACTCTGACTGGGCTTCTAAAAAAGTAGAGCAATTACTAGAAGGAATGTTGGATTCCCAAATACCATTCCTCTATTTGTATGTAATGGGTGATGTGTGGTTGTGGTATAAATTGCGCAACATTAAATCAGGGCAGTACAAACGGTTGGAGCGGGCTATTACAGAGTCGCTGGCGCTAGACTTACGTCGCTGTACTCTCGACGACCTGACTGCTATCTTTGGGGTAGGCCCCAAGACTGCCAGATTTTTCTTGGTACACTCACGTAAAGGTGCAGAACATGCTGTGTTGGATACCCACGTCCTACGGTGGATGAATTCACATGGGGTAATAGTACCCAAAACTACTCCAGGACGCCTAACATATTTGCGTTTAGAAAAAGTATGTTTAGAACTAATGGCAAAACATTATCCCAAAGACACAGTTGCGGAGGCAGACCTTAAGATATGGAAGCACCAACGGCATCTAAAAGATTTGAACGCTATAGACCTTCTGTAGGACAAGTGATGATTAGGTGGGGACGCATAATGGAAGATACTCCGTATCAATTAGCAGAACTAGATTTGGATACGCATGAGTTAGATGATATCTTACAATCACTTATCACAGCACGTGTAGAACATACCGAAGATTACCTACGAAGAACACAAGATGATTATTGAAAGGAGATTACCTTGAGGGTTTTTTATTTGGGGCGTTCCAAAAACAGAAAGACGGGAGACATCCCCCAGCAATTCATAGGTGGCACAAGGGCTGAGTCGATGGCTTCTTGTGTCGGGTGTAAATTGCTGGCATCCAAGGTTTGTTATTCACAGTATGGTAGTGAAGGTTGGGCGCATTCAAGTATAATTAAAAGACAGGAGTTTAAAGATTACACTCTACAACATGCACTGGAGAAACGAAACCCAAATGCAAGATATTTCAGATTTGGTACTATCGGCGATCCTTCTGGCATTGATGCGAGCGCTTACGATATGGCTGAAATACTCGTTAGAAAAGCGGGGCTGGGCATTCTTAACTATACTCATTTCTGGGCTAGCCGTGGTAGTCACCTTATTCACCGGGCGATGGCTTCTTGTGATACTTTTCAAGACGCTTTGCGAGCTATAAAGAAAGGTTGGAGAGCCACAGTAGTTGTGTCAAAGAATTTTGTTGACAAGAACGGTACTAAAGGTGTATATATGGGAAGACGTTGGGCGCTGTGTCCTTATCAAAGTCACGGCACGCAATGCAACAAGTGTGGGTTGTGTGATGCCTCACGTAAGGACTTACTGCCCATTATTGTATTTCAAGAACATTAACGGAGATTACTATGATTACAGATATCAGTGACCGGAAGCTAATCACTTCCTTCAAGCATGTACGACCAGACCAAAGCGCAGGAATCCCTGGTGGAACTTACGCATACATCAAAGTCTTTGACGCAACAAAGAAAGACGAAGACCGTGAAGTAGTGGCGGTCGGGTACGCCCAAATGTATTTCAAAGATAAGGAATTTAGTAAACAGTTGGGACGCAAGTGGGCGCTACAGTACGCGCTGGGTCTTAACAAAGTCGCATTGCGTCGGCAGCAAAAGCCGGGGCATAAGCCACAAGAATCCGTGTACAGCGGCGAGTTTACAAAAGAATTCCGTCAAGCAATTTGGAAGTCTTATTGGGAACAACACCGTATGGGGCCACTAAGCAAGGTGGCTAGACTGCAAGCTAAGATTGCAGAACTTGAAGCCACGATCAGTGGTGGCAAGGTGACTAGCGCCAATGGGTAATGCGTGGGTTGTTTGGCGTATGGATTGGGAAGAATCTGAACGTGGGTGGGGCGTGCGGCCTGATGGGTACTCGCTCCACCTTACCCCAGAAGCTTGGACAAAATTCTACGCTGAATTTGTACGCAAAGAAAGAGAACGTAATCCTTCCGGTATAGTACCAGACGAATACTCACGCCCCTGTTCTGATAACCCCCGTCTTGTAGAAGTAATTAAAAAAGTTTACGATGAAGTGCATGTAGCTTCCACAAAACATGGTAAGTGGTATCTTTAATTTCTCCGGGTGTCGTTCCCCACGGGCGGCTGTAACCCGCCTGCCTTATCAAATAAGTGGGGGCGCGTTGGCGTGAGGTTCAAGTCCTTCGGCACCCACCACCCACCAACTACCTTGACAACCGCATCAAATTCCAAAAAAATTTCAAAACGAGGTTTAGCATGATCCTTCAAAAAGCAATTCCCATGAATGCAAGGGGCATTTTTTATGCCACTAAAGACCACCTGTTGGAACAGAACGAAGCAGCGTTCTTGGAGCACATGAATAACACGTGTGCCTATCATATAGAAGAAGGCGGTAAACTTCTGGCTTGCGCCATTGGGTTTAGAATACCTAACGCTCTATACAAAGAAGAGTTCGAAGAAAGAAATGTAATTGATCTAGTAGATGCAGAAATTGAACTACAGTTCTTACGACCTACTGACATGGATGTTGAAGAAGGGAACATCTTCTTGGAGGCGTTACAGTCTTTGCACGATAGAGTAGACGTTGAAAACTGGCCAAAGGCTTTTGCCATATTAGAAAATTGGTGGTTTCCCAACGAACACTCTATACCGGATATGTGGTCTTTACCGTTAGAATTTTCTCATCTATTGAAAGATAGGGCGGTGGATGCATGATCCCAGAAGAAATACTACAATCAGACGAGGGTATATCTAAGTGGTCAATTGTTGTAGCTAAGCGTGGTAGTCAAGCCGATGGTACAGCCACCGCCGCATCAGACACTGACTTGATTTCTATCTGTGTACCGCCAAAGAAATACTACTTAGGTCTATCACAGTATGGCAGTGATGGTTCTAAAGAAGTAAAACAATTTGAGGGATGGGATATAGTTGTGTATGAGTTACACAAGCTTATGCGGTTGCTTAAAGGTGCTAACCCAAACGTAATGCCGCTGCTATTTCTCGAAGACTTCATGTATGTCCGTAACAGCGAGGCAATGCGGGCGCTGGTAGATCACCGCGACCTGTTCATCTCAAAGCAATGCTACGCACCGTTTGTTGGTATGGGCAGAGGCCAACTAACACGCATGACAGTATGGGAAAGCACTCGCAAGCTGGGCGAGAAGCGTAAGAAACTTGTGGAAACCTACGGCTATGATACCCACAATGCAGCCAGCTTAATCAAAACTGTGCGTCAAGGCATCGAGTTGTTAAACACTGGTAGAATGTTTCTTGATAGACGTAGCATAGATGCACAAGAAATTACAGATATCAAACGTGGCAAGTGGAGCATGGAAAAGATTAAAACTGAAGCTGACAGCTTGTTTGAACGGGCAAAAGAAGCACTAGAAAAATCACCACTACCAGAGAACGTTGACTTTGATAAGATCAATGACCTGACAGTGAAGCTTGTTCAGGTTGCTTGGAAAGGACGCGACGAACGGTAATGCCTAAATACATCTTCGCAACCGGAAGTAGTGACGAGAACTACGATGCCAATTGTGGCTGTGGTTTGGTAGAAATCGATGAACTGTATGCAGCACACCTGTTGGTGTTGATGAACACTGCCAAACAACTTGAGGCAGAAGACAATAATTTACTGCGCATAAGTTACTTCGATTATTCAGTTCAATACTTTGACTTAGAAAGCACAAGCGCAATTGAAGATGAAGTAATAGCCGGGTTATACGCGGGTGAGATTCGTGAGCTACCAGAAGGGGTTGACATCCCTGAAAAACTTTTCCAGAACATTGATGTAGCATCGGTGCATGTAGACGGAGACGATCTCTTTTATGAAGCCATCCCCAAACACACAAGCATCACACTTACCTCACCGTATTTCACCCGCCAGTTTTTGGAGGATGTATGTCAGCAGACCACAAAGTAACACCAGAACTTGTGATGACATTGATTGTGTTAGCCGTCATGCTCATAGGCTGCGTCTTGGTATACCTAGTCACATGATTCAAATTAATTGGGAACGCGGCAAGCAGAAACACGCTGTCATCGTTAACACACAAGTACAGTCGGATGTAGAATACGTAGCAATAGAGCTAGGGTTAACCAAGTACTGGTTGTCTTATCCTAAAAAGATAAATGACATTCTAATAATTAAAGATTACAGTTTGTTGTGCCCAGAAGGAAATATATTCTACGGCCCCAAAGGGGAGGTTCCTCACATGACAGTAGCTGATGCATACGCCCTTATTGCAGATAAGAAGGGTAGGTTTTTCACGGTAACATTCCGTAGAAAGACCGCGAAGTTTGAAGTAATCAACGGTAAACGTACCAAAGTTGCAGACAAAGGTGACTTGCGCACCATGCTGTGTCGTCGTGGTGTAAAGCAATTCACCAACACGGCGCTTGGCTTTAAAGGTAAGGTCAAGAATACTGATTGGGAAGACTTGCGTAATGACACTCTCACTGTGTTTGATGTTGGATTGTATAATGCTTACAGGGCGGGCGGCCTGCGGGCAGTTACTGCCGGTCGTAGAGCCTACCGCAAAATCAACCTGCGAGAAATTGTATCAGTGTCATGACCACTGAGCAAGAAAAGCTGGTACTGGAAAACCAGCACCTTATCCCCAAAATCGTGGGAAGATGCCTCCGTCTTATCGGCGGAGGTATCGCCTTGCACGCCGAAGATCTAGTCTCCGAAGGTTACCTAGCCCTAATAGAAGCAGCGAAAAAGTATGACTCTACCAAAGACGTTTCGTTTAAATATCTCACCAACCTCCTTGTTCCTTACCGTATCATTGACTACTTACGTCGAATAGATGCTCTCACCAAACTAGAAAGAAAACTCTTAAAGAAAGATCTTGCAACACGGCAAGTAACAGCTAAAAGTAAAAGCCTACAACTTAGAGAACCTGGGTGGGTAGAACAATTACCTGTAGGTAGGTTATCGCTGAACGATGCACAACGTACAGAAAAGGTTGTTGTGTGGGAAAAAATAGATACCCATACCCCAGAGATTGATGTTAATCGCAAAGAAGCTTTGCACCTAATCAAAAGCTTGGGGTTAAAGTATCTAGGTAAAAGAAACTTAGAGATCTTGCTGGATTTGTACATCAAAGAAGATCCTGCTGTAGATCTTGCAAAGAAGCATGACGTTAATGAGTCCTACATATCTCAAGTCAAAACCAAAAATCTAGCTGTATTAAAGAAACAATTGGCACGACGTGGATATTCCCAATTGAACCATCTACTATGAGGGCATAATGTACCTACCTACGCTCTACAAAAGAGCAACAACTGGAGCAATCCAGCAATGGACTATCGAAGTTGACGGTGACAAATACCGTACAATCGCGGGCCAACGTGGTGGTCAATTAACCACTACCGAATGGACTGACTGTGAAGGTAAGAACGTTGGGCGGTCTAATGAAACAACGCCTGCCGAACAATCCCTAGCTGAAGCTAAAGCTAAATGGAAAAAGAAATCTGAAAAGGGGTACGTTGAAAACATCCAGAAAGTAGACGACTCCGGGTTCATGCAGGTTATGCTGGCACAGAACTACGAAGACCGCGTTGAAGAGATTGATTTTACCAACGATGGGGCTGTAGTCAGTCCTAAGTTAGACGGTATACGCTGTGTGGTTGACAATAAAGGCATGTGGTCACGTGAGGGGAAATCTTTACTGGCAGGTAGCCCACATATCTTTAGAGCCTTGAAACCATTCTTAGATAGCTATCCACAACTGACAGATGGTGAGCTATACAATCACCAATTCAAAGATAATTTCAATAAGATAGTTTCCTTAATCAAAAAACAAAAACCTACGCCAGAAGAACTCGAAGAGTCAGAGAGACTAGTGCAATACTGGATCTTTGATTGCGTGGAAGATAACCTGTCTTGGTTTGTGCGCTTTATTAACAACAGTGAACTACGTAAGTATATAACAAAGCACCCATGTATAAAGATGGTTATAAATCATTCCGTGGCATCGCCCAAAGACGTTGATGACGCTTTTAAGAAATATCGTAGAGAAGGGTTTGAGGGTGCTATGGTTAGATGGGGTATCCACAACATAGGGTATGACCACAAACGTAGTAAGTATCTCTTGAAGTACAAGGATTTTGTCACAGATGAATTCGAGATTGTCGATGTTCTTACCGGGCGTGGTAACAAGGCAGACAAAGCAGCCAAGATTAAATGCAGGGATAAGCGCGGAGTCACCTTCGAAGCTAACATTGAGGGTGACTGGGATTTTTGTACACAACTGTTGGCCGACAAGAGCCAGGTGATAGGCAAACAAGGTACAGTTAGATACCAGAATCTAACACCAGACGAACAGGTGCCACGCATTGGGTACCTGATTGCGATCAGAGACTATGAGTAAAACCAGAACATACTACAAACACTCTCAGTTAGTGTTAGTAGAGTTTAATAATACTTGTCCATTTGTTGAAAAGTTTGTAAGTAACGAACCCATAACCATAGATAGAGTTGCAGAGTTTATTGATGAGCGCGATGGCTTTGATGAAGGACGTGACGCTATCACGTTTGTTGATGACCTAGACGACGGAGGGACAGAGTTATGAAACTAACAATAACATTTAAAGATCCAGATGCAGTAGACCAAGCATTGAGTAGCTTAGATGAGTTTGATGAAGAAAAAGCTTCTCTAGCAATCTACAACTGGGTGAAGTACGGAGAGTACCTGTCGGTTGTTATAGATACTGATACTGGAGAATGTACCCCAGTGAGGGCACAATGAAACTACGAAAACTCAATGATTTAATCTTGGAGTGCGGTGAAGTTAAAAGATATAAGCCAGGTAACTTGGCTTCTATTTTAGAAGACCGTCTTGCTGACCTATTTGTACATGGTACTATTGATTCTATTGAAGAGTTGATTGAGTTAGTGGTAAATGACGTAAGAGCAGACAATGCTCGGGGTGGTGCTATACCCTACATGAACGAGAAGTCACTAAGAGAATATGCGAGTCCTTGTTGCTTGTGAGTTCTCTGGGGTAGTGCGGAATGCTTTCAGGGCGCGTGGTCATGATGCTTGGTCTTGCGATTTACTGCCTGCCTCTGACAATTCCAACTACCACATAGAAACGGATATAATCCACGTCCTTACAGCACGTCCTTGGGATTTAATGATAGCCCACCCACCCTGCACATACCTCACAAACGCGGGGGTATGTCATTTACACACAGACAAGGATCGTTGGAAAAAGATGGAAGCTGGTGCTAAGTTTTTTAAATCCTTGCTTAATGCGCCAATTCCCCACATTGCAGTAGAAAACCCCATCATGCATAAATACGCTGTAAATATTATAGGTCGCCGACAAGACCAAGTTATACAGCCGTGGATGTTCGGACACAAGGAACAAAAAGCCACTTGCTTATGGTTAAAAGGCGTCCCAAAATTAGTGCCAACAAAAGACGTACGCAAAGCAATGATGCAATTACCCAAAGCGCAGAGAGAACGTGTGCACTGGTTACCGCCTAGCAAGGACAGGTGGAAACTACGCAGCATAACCTATTATGGCATTGCGGAAGCAATGGCCCAACAGTGGGGAGGTTTAGCATGAAAATCTACAAAGATCCTAGCCGTGGTACGGGAGAACGTAGATTCTTTTATCATTGGTTTAAACAAAAGCAGGCATGGTCAGTGCATTTTGCCAACGCATGCCACGTAGTAAATGACATTCACTGTTTTGTACCATGTGAAACCAAGAGACGGAAGACTCAACCCAAAGCAGTAATGCAGGGTTGGGCACACGAAGTCAAAATTAAAAACGGCGTTGCGCAAATCATATGATGCTCAAGTGGGTCGTTGAATTTTATGTACATGATACGTGGGTTTCAGATGGCTTCGAGTTAGATGACGAACGGGCGCTGGACATGCTGTCTAACGATCTTGCATACGCTATACCCGGTGTAGAGTTAGAAGCTAAAGTTATCAAAAAACCTAATCCGAAAGTGATTGCCAAACTACAGGGGTTTAGCAATGGGAATGATTGAATGCTTTATGCGCAAAGTACCTGACAGCCAAACAGCCGTCAAGTACATGAACACTGTGGCCCGCAACATTGATAGGAATGAGAGTGAGAAAGAAGGCTATGAGGTACGCACCCTCAAACCAGAAGATTTTGATTGGGCGTGGGATGCACAAGACAATCTAAAAAAAGAAGCTGACATAAGAGAAAAATATAAGTTGCTGACTGACCAAGGGCGTGTTATATTTGTGGAGATAGACTGGTGAGAACTTTCTCAGGCCACATGACACGGTGGGGATCACTGGCTAGCTTGGCTACGTGTATTAAAGTATCAATTACAGCAGCGATAGCACACGAACCAAGCCCAAGAGCTGTACTGTATTTAGTATTGTCTGGAATTCTTTGGTGGTTTGCATGGGAGGCTGACCGTTATGGCCCTTAAATCCTACGATCACGGCACACAGCCGTTTCCTGCAACGTATGATGTTGTTAAAATACACACGTTGCAGATGACAAACATGGGAGAAGGTAACAATAAGTTTTACAATATTGAATTACAGAGATCAGGCAGCCAATACAGAATATATACTTCGTACGGACGTACAGGTGCTGCCTATGTAAAAAACGAAGACAGGTTCCCGTCAGAGTACAATGCAGATTCAGAGTACCAATCCATTCTTAGTTCAAAGCTAAAGAAGGGATACCGGGAAGTCAAAGTCGCAACTGCAAAGCACGCATCGGCTGTAGGTCAATCACAGATTCTGTCACAAGATTTCGCAAAGCCTGCCACAGTACCTAGCACAACTGCCAGTGCTGTTACCACAGACTCTCGTATCATTCCGTTAATCGAGCGGCTATATGCAGAGGCAGGGCAGGGCTGTCAGTCACAGTTGCACGGCTCACTTAAAACATCAGCGGACAACCCACTAGGTACACTAACCCTCGGGCAGATTGACGCCGGCAAGCAAGTGTTAAACGAAGTTAATGCGTGGTTAGTTGCAAACCCGCACGAAGTTAATAAACTACACGCTAAAATTATTAGCTGGACAAATGACTTTTACTCTGCAATACCACAGCAGATCCCGCTGCGTCCAAAAGATCCGGTTGGCCGCGAGCAATACCTTAAGCAGTATTGTTTGAACCGTCCAGAAATCTTGGACGAAAAGTATGACTTACTAGATCTTCTGGCCAAGGTAGATGACATGAAGATTGGGTTCCACTCCAATGACATTGACAAGAAGTACGAAGAAACCAACACTGTCTATGCGCCAGCCACGGCACAAGAAACAGAATATGCAAAGACTTACATGGTCAATTCACAGTCTAAGCACCACAATTGGAACCTAGTACCTGTCAGGGTGTGGTCAGTAGCCTCACGTGCACAGAAAAACAACTTGACTTACATGCAACCAATTGGTAATATCCAACGGTTGTTTCATGGCACTGGTGCCCAGAACGTTTTGGGTATTTGCCGTAAAGGCTTCTTGTTGAAGCCTGCTGGTGTTTACGTTTCCGGTAAGATGTTTGGTGAGGGTACATACTTTGCAGACCAGTCTACTAAATCTTCACAGTATGCCACTGGCCGTTTCGGTGGCTATGCGTCACACCACGGCGATACATCATTTATGTTCATCGTAGACGTGGCGTTGGGACGTATCAAAGAATATGAAAACAGTCAATGGAATCTTGTCAAGCCTCCAGCAGGATTTGACTCCGTAAAAGGTGTGAAGGGTTCTTCACTGTTGCACAACGAATTCATTGTATATTCTGAAAAGCAAAATGTAATCACCCTACTAATAGAGTTCAAACAAACATACAGATGATTATCAACGAAGATCACATCCTGAAGACCATAGCCGAAGAGTTACAACGTATTGCTGACCAATATGAAATCAAGGTGTTGTGGCCGCCGACACCAACGCCTAATGACCCGTGGGCAAGGGGCAAGAACAGACGTAATCTAGCATGTTACATTGTAGATTACATTAACCACGAACAAGAGCGACATGGTAAAACCTTTGTTGTAGATGATACAATGATTCTTGATGCCATCGCTGCTTACAAGTCTATCAATGAATTAACAATGGTAGTTATATGAAACTCTCACACGTTAAATCTCGCGTACATGTACCGGATGACTTTGATTATTTACGATCACGTAAAGCAATACATCCTAGCTGTCCCACTGCTGACAACGACTATTGTGAGTGCACGCTAGATCAAGGTACATTTGGGGAAAGCAAACCAGCACGGTGGTTAGCTGACCAATTATCAACCCCAGAACATCTACGCCATATTCGTAGTGTGTCTGCACTGCTGGAAAAATATAATCGTAGGCTTAACATTCTAGAAAACATGTTTCGTAGAGAACACCTGGCAATTGTATGGGGTGTTGGGTCAGCGTACGAACGCCCTATACAGAAACATTTCCACGAACTTGCGGTGGTGGTGGTGAAAGCCTTAAAGAAGGAAACATCTACCAAAGTGTTCAGCCACGAGTGGCCTCAAAAAATTAAAGACTGTGTTAATAATCTTGTAACGGCAAAAACAAATAAGCTGTTAAAAACTCTGGTAGACTGGAGGCGTCGTGGAAAGATCGACATTTCGGACTGCGGTTTTTGAGCGTGATAATGGGGCATGTGTGGTGTGTGGTCAACCAGCACAAGACGCACACCACATCCTAGAACGTCGTTTGTGGAACGACGGTGGGTACCACTTAGATAACGGTGCCAGTCTGTGTGGCCCGCATCACCTAGATGCTGAGTCCACGATTATCTCGGTAGAAGATTTGCGCCTCAAGTGTGGTATTACTCGCAAAGTTATACCGGAACATATGTATGATGACGAGGTATATGACAAGTGGGGCAACTGCGTACTGCCTAACGGGCAGCGTACAAAGGGAGAATTGTTCAATGACGAGTCTGTTCAAAAGGTGCTGGCTCCCGTATTACATCTGTTCACTGATCGTGTTAAGTATCCTCGTACATACCATCTTCCATTTTCACGTAATATTACAGATGATGACCGTGTTATTAGCGATCTTAACATATTTTGTGGGAAACAGGTTGTTATAACAGAAAAGATGGATGGCGAGAACACCACCATGTACCGTGACGCAATACATGCCCGCTCCATAGACTCTGGAGCACACCCATCACGAACATGGGTGAAGCAATTTTGGGCACAGATCAAGCACGATATCCCGCCAGGTTGGCGTATCTGTGGTGAGAATGTTTACGCAAAGCATTCCATATATTACGAAGATCTTAAGAGTTACTTCTATGGATTTTCTATCTGGGATAGTAACAACCTGTGTTTGGACTGGCATGATACTCTAGTGTGGTTTCAGCTATTTGGTATAGAGCCTGTACCCACATTATATTTAGGGCTTTATGACCAACAAGTTCTTGATGATCTTACTAATCGAGATTGGAAAACATCAGAGGGCTATGTTGTACGTTTAGATAGTGTGTTTTCATATAGGAATTTTAGAGACAGTGTTGCAAAGTATGTGAGAGAGAAGCATGTCCAAACAGTAAAGCACTGGATGCATGGGCAACCAGTAATACCAAATAAACTACTCTAGGAGTTTAACCATGTCCGCTATCGGAGCCATTCTTTCTGGAACTACCACCATCCGCGAAGCCATAAAGAAGTACATTGACGCACTTCCTGTAGGCAGCGACTTCACTGTAAAAGAAATCACTGACCACATTCGTACCAATGTTAACAACAGAACCATTACTATCAACAGCATTCCCGTCAATGATGCCCTGTCACAACGTTTCTATGCTCAAGACGGAACGTTTGAACGTCAGACAATTCATTACAGCGTTGTGCGTGATGTTTTCTTGGCGCTGTTGAACAGCGAACTTTCTGGAACACCCTATGTTATAGATCCTACCGGTATGTTTAAGATCTATACCAAAACCACAAGCCCAAGTACGGGTTTGAATCTTCCTCTAACAACCCCATTGGGAACGGTTGTGGCTGCGGCCCCGGCCCCCGCGCCTGCACCGCCAGTTGCACCACGGCCTCAAGTAGCAGTGAAATCGTTGGCTGAAAAAATTCTAGATGGTACTATCACCCACACATATAGAGTTGAGCTTAATGGCCAAACTCTTACGTTGGGTGGAGAATCTCAGTTCTTTTCAAAAGCTGACGCTGAGTCTGCCGTTAAGGACAAGCTATCTACCGTGCTTGTTACCAGCACGAAAAAGCTTCGTAGAGAAATCAGGTCACTAGTTAGTTCCGGCAAGTTGATCTTTAGACGCGAACGAATCTAATGACCCCCAACGACAGGATTCAGACTGCCCTCGATACCATCCTGCAATATGGTGGTATCGATGGTGGTCACCACAAGCAGTGGGTTTTAGACCAAGTAGTACAGCAACTGCTAGGTCACAAAGAAGCATATAAGGCTTGGATAAAAAGCTATGAAGGTGGTGAAGATGGTCCCAAAACTTACGAGTGGGATAAGGGCATAGCCCCGTAGGAGGCACACATGGAACAACATTGTATAGTCAAGGACTGTAAGAACGTTAGCATTGATATGATTTTTTATAACGGTATCTGTGCACAATGCTATATGTATCTAACACAGGGCATCGGTGATGGCCAAGTTTATCGTAACTTGGTTAAAATGTTATTGAAAAGACTGTTTAACTATCTAAAACAAGTAGATGAAACATTTGACGAAGAGCTACCGGAACCAACAACACCGGAACCTTCTGTCAATCCAGCACCACCAGTATCAGATCAACATGCACTAGCTTTCAAAGAAGTATTACCCGGAGGTCGAATCAACGATATTAACCCATGAGCTATTACGGAATTGTCGTCCAACTGGACGGGGTGCGCAAGCACCCCGGAGCGGATCGTCTGCAACTTGCTAACTGTTTGGGTAACCAAGTGGTGGTAGGATTGGAGGCACGCGACGGGGATGTTACTGCGTTCTTTCCTGTTGACGGAAAACTATCAGAAGATTTTTTGAATGCAAACAACCTGTTACCTGTACTTGATGCCCAAGGTAAGCGTATTGGTGGAGGATTCTTTGATGTTAAAGGTAGAGTTCGCGCTCAAAAATTCAGAGGCGAACGTAGCGAAGGTTTTGCAATCCCGGTTGACGCACTTACGTACACAGGTTATTCAATTGCCAAGCTTAAGGTCGGCGATCAGATTACGGAACTTAATGGTCACCAAGTTTGCACCAAATACATTAACGAAAAAACTATCAGGGCACAAAAGGAAGCTTCACTTAGAGCAGCCAAAGTTAAAGTACTAAACTTCCCAGAGCATGTGGACACCGAACAATTCCGGTTTGTAGCGAAGGATATCCCTGCCGGATCATTGGTGTACATCTCTGCAAAAGAACATGGTACTTCACAGAGATACGCACACACGTTGATGACACGTAATTGGGCACAAGCTCATGTCATTAAGGTAGTGCCGCCACTGAAGTCTTTGCTGCGTAAGACACCGTTAAGAAAGTATGCTAACGAAGTATGTCGGCGACTTAACAATGTTCTGATCAAGCTAACTTCTAGACATTGTTTTACTATCAAGCCTAAGTACATACATGCTATTGGTACGCGGCGTACTGTGTTGGATCAGAATTCAAGCACGTCGTTCTATCAGTTAGAACATGGGTCAGAACAGTTTCGTTACAATGTTATGCGTGGGGTTGTTTTGCGTAAGGGAGAAATCCTTTACGGTGAAGTTGTGGGCTGGGTATTGCCAGACAAGCCGATTATGTCCCAGTCAATTTCAAAAGAAATTAAAAAGTCTTTCGATAAAATCTTCTCACAGCAATACCCTGGTGACCAGATGATTTACAAGTATGGCGTCCCCAACGGTGGTGCTGAATTCCACGTGTACCGTATTGCCCACGTTAATGAAGACGGTAACATGGTTGACTTGCCGTGGACCCAAGTCGTACGTCGTTGTAAAGAACTGGGATTGAAGACTGTTCAGTTAATGAACTTGAATTACTCCAAAGTGCAAGATGGAGTATTTCCGGTTATAACATACAACTATCAAAACCCATTTATCTACGACGGCAATGTACGAGACTTACAGGAATTGGTTAATAGTCTGTTAGAAAAGCCCGCCATCTCAGATCCGTCACACATTGAAGAGGGCGTTGTGCTGCGTGTAGAACAGCCTGACGGTGAGATCAAATACATCAAGCAAAAGAGCTTTGCCTTCGGGGTCCTAGAAGGTTACGCAAAGCTTGACGAAAATTATGTTGACACTGAAGAAGCAGCCAGTGCCGAATCTGCTTGATTTTCTAACAACTTTGTGGTAGTCTTTAGGAGATCATATGGAACGTACTTATGAAGTAAAAGTTTATAGAGTAGAACTAATATGTGATGCGTGCGGTCAAGGAACAATGAAGCCAACCGGAACCATGATCGGCGGTTGGCCTCCCAAGTTTCCACATCAGTGTACAGAATGTTTAACCATTAACAGTTATTTATTAGAACAATACCCAAGAACAGTATATAAAAAGATACCCAATCAACCAGAGGAAATCACAAAATGAAGAAAGTGCATCTAATTACCATCGATGGACAGAATGACTTCTGCTCCTTCAGTAACAAGCGTGGTGCATTGTATGTCGGAGCAGACGCATCTGCGGCTGAGGCTGACATTAAGCGGTTGGCCAACTTCGTTACCAAAGTTGGTGACCGCCTAACAATGATCCACAGCACGTTGGACTCACATCACCCACAACACATTGCCCACGCCATTATGTGGACAAACTCTAAGGGTGAGCAACCGCCAATTTTCAACCCGATCTTCAAGGCAGATGTTGAGTCGGGCAAGTGGTTTGCACACAACCCACGCCTGCGTGCTGCATTCCAGAACTATGTAAACGAACTGGAAAAACACAACCGTTATGTCTTGGTCATTTGGCCTCAGCATTGTATCATTGGCTCGTGGGGCCACGCGCTGTACCCGGAACTGTCAGATGCATTTATCGAATGGCAGAACCGTTACCACAAGCGTATTAACTACGTTGCTAAAGGCAGCAACATGTTGACCGAACATTACTCCGCTGTGCAGGCTGACGTGCCGGACGATGCTGATCCGACCACCAAGCTGAACACACAGTTGATTGACTTGCTGGCAAAGAACGCTGACGAAATCCTGATCACTGGTCAGGCACTGTCCCATTGCGTTGCCAACACAATCACGGACATCGCCAATAACTTTGGCGAAGAGAACATTAAGAAGTTTACATTACTAGAAGATACTTGCTCTAATGTTCCTACCTTTGAAAAGCTAGGACAAGACTTCGTTAAAGATATGACTAAGCGTGGAATGCGCACTACCACTACATCTAACTGGAGCTAACATGAATTCGGTAGATTTGAACGACGGTCTAGCACAGTTTAATACAACCTCAAACTACAAGTTTTCTGCAATACCTGTAGACCAGGTTGGTGCTTCTGAAATCACGTTGGTGACTCTGGTCACTGACGTTAGTGGCTCTGTTATTGATTTTGCAAAACGTATTGAAGAGATGCTTAAGACTGTGGTAAAATCCTGTCAGTCTCCGAAATGTCCACGTGCTGACAACCTGATGTTTCGGTTGATTGACTTTGCAGATTATGTTACAGAACTGCATGGGTTCAAGCCTGTGGAGTCCATCAAAGGTGATGCCTACAATGGAATTATCCAAATCAAAGGGTCAACCGCCCTCTTCGATGCAGTTGCGCAGGCTGTCGAAGCTACTACAAAGTATGGCAAAGAATTATACGATCAGGATTTTACTCCCAACGCCATTATCTTCATCATCACCGATGGAGAAAACAATCGACCTCCAATGGACGCCTCTGTTGTTGCAAAGGCCATTGGTGAAGCCCGAAAGTCAGAAGCTTTGGTGTCGATCACAACGGTCTTGATCGGTGTCACGGATAATTCTGCGTCCTTGTCACAGTACTTACAAGAGTTCAAGGACACAGCAAAGATCGATCAGTACATTGACATTGGCAGTGCTACACCCGGCAAGCTGGCGAAGCTCGCTGACTTTGTGAGTAAGTCTGTGAGTTCTACATCACAGGCTATTACAACTGGTGCGGCTTCTGCTCCATTAACATTCTAAGTATATTGCACGGATCGACAAGAGGCTTAAGTCGCATGGCTGCAACCCATGCATCGGGGGTTCGAATCCCTCTCCGTGCTCCAGTTTATAGGGTCGCATGCTCCAAGGCTGGCGAGTTCGCCTCCAAAGCTTACTGTGGATGGGTTCGATTCCCTCCGGCCCTGCCATAATAAAAGTATAAATACGGCTCATAGTATAACGGACAATTACACTAGCCTTTTAAGCTGTGAGATCGGGGTTCAAATCCTCGTGGGCCGACCAAACGTTTCGTAGTATAGTGGCAATTACATCCGACTCTTAATCGGTAAGACGGAGGTTCAAGTCCTCCCGAAACGACCACAACCGGACTATAGCTCAGTTGGTTAGAGCAGGCGGCTGATAACCGTCCGACTCAGGTTCGACTCCTGATAGTCCGACCATCCTTTTAGGAGACAATATGCTGGATTCATTGTTGAAGAAAGCAAAGTCATTCGTAGTTGAAGATGTTCCTGAAGCAGCACCGCTTAAAGCACGCCCTACAGTTGCTCCCCAACCAGCACCCGCCCAAGATGTAGATTTCGGACACCAGTCTTCTACCAATGTTGAACCAAAGGTAGAAGAACTACGCACACAATTGCTCCCTACATCCGGGCCGCTGGTTATGTTCACCAGTGTTCTTAACTCATTGCAAGGGGCCATCCCCAACGAAGCTACCAGATTCCGCACAGCAGTCCAAGTACTGGGAGCACAGGGCATAACTTTACAGTTAGTATCTCAAGAAATAAATACAGTGTTAGGAAAAATAGAAGCGCATAAAAACGCAGCAGAAGAAGCCCGCGCAAGAAAGTACAAAGAACGTGTCACAGACAAACAGGGAGAAATTGACAGAGTAGAAAAACAGCTTGAGGCTAAACAAGCAGAAATTGCTCAACTCATTCTACAGAAAGATACCCTCCAAGCTGAGATTCAGACTTCTGAAACTCAAATCAAAGAGCGGGCATGGCAGTGGGAAGCAGCACGTGCTACATTGTCTGACGAGTATAATGATTTGTCTAAGAAGTTGGATATTTATTTTGACAACAACAGCAAAGCAACTCAAGGAGCATCAAAGTGACGACATTACCTACCGTCGCATCAGAACCAGGTAAGAAGAGTTTTTGGAAGCGACCAGAAGGCATCACCGGAATTGTTTTTAACGTAGCACTGGGTGCAGCTATCTTCTTCGGTTGGGGTACTATCGTGCCGTTTGTGTTAGCGGCTGCGGTCAATACTCTTAACCTGATTGTGGTATCCCTCGCAGCGGCTGGCATCGTGTACGTCATGTTCGACAAGAACTTCAGACGGTTCTTGTGGTACTTGTACCGATCTGCAATGCGTTGGGTAACACAGTTCATCGTCGATATCGACCCTATCGGTATCTTGAAAAGCTATATAGAAAAGCTTATTGAAAAACGTACAGAGTTAAACGACTCAGTAGCTGAGATTCAAGGCCAGAGACAAAAGCTGGTTAGATTACTAGCTAAAAATAAAGAAGAGTTTAAAACTAGCCTAGCAAAACTACAAGCAGCTAAGGCTCAACTGAACGACTCTGACCCACTCAAGGCGAGACAAGCGGTTAGAATCGAGGCACTGGAATCAAAGCAGGCGGATCGCCTGCACCAAATGGTTACGACACAGGAAGGTCACGAAAAGAAATATGACTTCATCGTCCAAGCATTGACAAGATACGGAGAAGTGTGCGACGATAGTATCACGGACATGCGCAATGAAGTCTCTTTCAGGGAGCAAGAACAGGAGCAGGCCCGATCCTTCAAGAAGGGAATGTCTGCTGCTTTTGGAATCCTGAAAGGGTTGCCAGACGATCAGGAAATGTACGACATGGCTTTGGAAACTCTCGAAAGAGAATACACAGAGAACATGGGTAGGGTTGAAAATGTTTTGGACATCACCAAGAATGTTATTTTACAGGCAGACTTTAACGATGCAGCTTCTTTAGCAAAAGCAGATGCATTGTTGTCTGACTGGAATAACAGTCACACAATACTACCTACTAAAAAAGAACAAGCAGCAATTACAGCAGCGCCTTTTTACATCAGCCCGTCAGAAGTTGTGCAAGTAAAAGCTAAGACGGCTGACAAATTGTTCGACTAGGAGCGTCACTCATGGCTACTCGTGTTAAGCTACTGCCCAAATTAGTGGGCATTTTCGCCATCGCTGCAATCTTTGCGTTCGGCTACAGGTCGTTGATTTATCATGGTATCGTCAAGCGGCCTGATGCTTTGAAATCGCTTGTTCCGATTCAAACAGAAGACATTCAGGCAGAAGTGTTACAGCATGACACTAACGTTAAAGTAGTTCCTTTACCTAAAAGCATTGTTACGCAGATAAGTGGGCCTGTTATCAAAGGCTCATTGTGGTTCTGGAATTCACAGTTCGGAGTCATGGTGGCTAACGGCGGGCCACTTACCACACAAGGCTCATTGGTCGAAGCTCAAGGCGTGAAGTTACGTTTAGAGCGTCAAGATGACCCAGAGCAAATGCGTAATGAACTTGCGGTGTTTGCGACGGCTCTAGCCGGGGGTAACCCACACCCAACTGTTGGTACCCATTTTGTGTTTATCATGGGCGACGGTTCTGCTGCGTTCTTGGCACCGCTCAATGAACGGCTAAAGAAGCTTGGGCCGGAATACATTGCTGAAGTTGTGGACAGTGTTGGGTACTCACGTGGCGAAGACGGCTTTTGGGGACCTGCGACTTGGAAGTCGGAACCTAAGTTAGCCAGAGGTTCTTTGATTGCTGTCGTGCTACGTGACGGTGATTGGAATTTGATTTTGCGTTGGGCGCACATCAACGATATTCCAGTTAATCCAGATGAAAAAACGTATGACCCCAATGCCATCAATTTACTGGCAACGGCTACATACATTGAAGCATCACAGCGCTACATCGCTGGTTACTGTGATGAACGACCGCTTAAAGACAAGCCTGCTGAAATGGCAAAGCTCTGCGTTAACGGTGTTGCTACGTGGACACCCGGCGACGTGATGATTGCCGAAAAGAAAGGCGGCTTAGTTCCTTTGATGACTACCAAGTCAGCGTTCTTCCAGATGCCGAATACTGTAATCGGTATTAAAAAGTGGAACGCCGCAAACGCAGACAAGGTTGCTGGTATGATAGCCGCGTTTGCCCAAGGTGCGGATCAGGTGCGCACTAATCCAAACGCCTTCCGTAAAGCAGCAGAAATCAGTGTAGCTGTTTACAAAGAACAGGATGCCGAATATTGTATGCGATACTTCAAGGGTGTTACTAAAAAAGATCTACAAGGTAACACTGTAGAACTAGGTGGCTCTGCTGTATCTAACCTAGCAGACGTGCGACAACTGTTTGGTATGGATGGTGGCCCTAACATTTTCAAGAAGACTTACGAAACATGGGGCAATGCTGTTATCCAACAGTATCCGACGTTGATGGCGGCGTATCCTCCGACTGAGGAAATCCTCAACACTCGGTACGTTGCATTGGCGTCAGCTAAAATCAACCAAGCTGAAGCATTACCTGCTGATGCTCCGACCTATTCTGAGAACGCTCCTATCACAGAAGTGATTGGGCATAGGGCATACAGTATTAATTTCCGTACAGGGTCTGCTGAAATCCTACCTAATTCTTACTCTGTACTAAATGAAATTGTAGACGACTTGGTTACGTCTAACACCCAAGTAATTGTACATGGTCATACCGATAACACAGGCACGGCGGCTGGCAATGAGTCCTTGTCAAACGCTCGTGCGCTTTCTGTCAAGCGGTACTTCACTGTCAAGGGTGGAACAGCAGTTCCGGCTGTCAGAGTGAAGACAGTTCCCCACGGACAAGACGAGCCTGTGGCTGATAACAGCAGTGAGGCTGGTCGTGCTAAAAACCGTAGAGTGGAGATTGTTCTAGGAAAACAGTAATGACTTCAATCAAGGGTGCGGGTACCTTAAGGCTAGCCCGCACCTTATTCACCCCAAACGAAAGTGTTCCCACCAAAATTTATTACTGTATACTTTTAGCTTATTTGTTAAGTTCTGTGTTCATGTGGGCATTCTACCCCTCGCCCATATTCCCAACCCCATTAGGTGTTATCGAAGCCCTGCCTGGTTTATGGAACCAAGGATTAGGTTATGAGTTATGGGTAAGTATCACACTCAACATGCAGGCGGTTGCTATAATGTCTGTGGTATCCCTGCTTATTGGGTACGCTGACACCATTACGGCTCTACGACCACTACCTACGTGGGTGAGTGCCTTCCGGTCTAACGGGTTTGTTGGATTGCCGTTGTTGCTGACGTTCCTTATTAGCAGTCAGCATTGGATTAAGGTCATGTTACTAGTCATCGGCATGTCAGTGTTTACGGTGCCGTCAATCGTTGCTATGATCCACGGAATGCATCGTAATGTCTTTGACCATGCGCGAGTACTGCGTATGAACGAGTGGCGGGTGCTGTGGGAGGTAGTAGTACTAGGCAAGTTCCATGAAGTGTTGGATATCTTGCGCACCAACATGGCAATTGGTTGGATGATGCTACCAATGGTAGAAGGGCTGTTCAAAACTGAAGGTGGCATCGGAGCTATGATCCTAGCTCAAAACAAATTCTTTAGATTAGAAGAAGTATATTGTATTATCTTTGTAGTCATTGCGGCGGGATTACTCCAAGACGCAGCAATAAAGGGAGTGCGACGGTTGTTATGCCCGCACGCATACATTAACACGGAGAAGAAGTAATGTTATACAAAGACAAACTAGGACAAGACATTAAAGTCGGTGATTACATAGCGTATGGTGCGGCATTGGGTAGGTGTTCTACGATTCATTTAGGGCGAGTGCTAGAACTTACACAAAGTAAAGTAACTGAGTGGCATCACGACAAGCCAACACCTAAGCTAAAAGTACGCGCATGTACCAATCATAGTTGGGATGAAACTAGAGGCATGCAGCTACTGTCAAAACCAGTGTCGTTAGGTTTCTTTGAACGTTTGGTTGTGTTGCATCCAGACACCGTACCTCAAAACATTAAGGAACTACTACAATGAGCCAAAGTAAGCGTTTACCACTTGCAGAAGTTAGAGTAGCCTGTGGGCGGTGCTTCTTGTCAGTCGCTGGTATCGCAGTGGCAATGGAAACGGACCCATGCAGGGAGATATCTATACCGGAAGCATTACTAGAACCTATACCACAACATGAATTGGACAATGCGTACATTGGAGGAAAGGCAGCAAAGGATTTACCAATTGAAGTTGTTAGGTATTTTCGTGGTGACAGTTGGACTCCCAAGATGCTTGACTACGTGGCTGACAAGATAAATAAGGCGGTGGAGAATGGATTGTAGTTGTATTTTAGGGCTTATCGGGCCTGTAGGTGGCTTCATTGTGGGTGTTATGTGCCTGTATGGACTATATAGGATCACATGGAAAATAATGTTTGGAGAGTAACGAGTGTACACCAGAGACGAAGTGTTATTGCACATAGAAAACGTATCTCAAAAATATGAAGATAAAGTTGTTTTAGAAAACTTAAGTATTAAGATACATAATCTACATGCAACAGACGCGGCGGTAACTGCCGGACAGGTTGTAGGATTCTTAGGGCCTTCCGGTTGTGGTAAGACACAGTTGTTGCGTATCATATCTGGGCTACAGCGCCCAACCACTGGAGAAGTATTTATAGATGCAGATAAAAAACGTATGCGTAAAGGTATGTGTGGTGTGGTTTTCCAAACGTACCCACTGTTCTTGCATCGAACAGTTATGGGAAATTTGTTGCTAGCCGGAAGCATGGCTGGCATGACTCATGCAGAAGCTATGAACACCGCCAATGAACTGCTGGCTACGTTTGAGTTAGAAGGATCAGCAGAGAAATTTCCAGGTGAGTTGTCTGGCGGTATGCAACAACGTGTTGCTATCTGCCAACAACTTATTAACATGGACAGTAAGCTAGGGCATACAGATACACGCTTGATGTTGCTGGACGAGCCGTTTGCTGCATTGGACCCGCGCAATACCTTTAAGACGTGCAAACTACTACGTAAGGTCGCTGACATGCACGACCTAAACACCATCGTTGTCGTCACACACGACATACGTGCGGCGTTATCAGTTAGTGACGTGCTGTGGATCATGGGCAGAGATAGAGACGAGAACGGTAAGGTATGCTCTGGCGGAAAGATAATCCAAGAGTTGGATCTAGTCAACCAAGGGCTAACGTGGCACCCAGAAGTAGAGTCACTACCAGCATTTATAAAGCTTAACAAAGATATCAACGAACTATTCCACATACTGTGAGGACACTATGAACTTTAATTTGGCAGTAGGTGTAGCACAAAAAGACTCAGGCATCGCGGCTGCAAAAGCAGCCAGGGTACAGCTTGTTAAGTTGGCGCGTGAGGTTGCCAAAGCCACAGCAGCAGAGAGAGAACTTCGACTCGTCACGATAGACGATGTATATCGTGTACTTGCCATGAAAGGCCATGACGTTAGCCAGCTAGGAAATGCTGCTGGGTCAGTGTTCAAAGAATCGTGTTGGGAATTTGTCGGATGGAGGCCATCTGAACGAGTCAGTAACCATGCAAGACCTGTTCGAATCTGGAAATATGCAAACTAATCATTACACTGCTATCGGGGCTGATCACAAAGTTTGTCAAGACTACGCTGCATCAGGGCTAGTAAACAACGTGGAGTTCGGCCCCACATTCTATGGTATAGTGTGCGATGGATGTTCTTCTGCACCACACACAGAGTTTGGTGCACAGGTTATCACCCACGCTGCTATCCATCAACTTAAAGTAAATCCATACAAGGTGCCAGAAGACTTCATACGTGAAGTTATGAACCGCGCAAGAAAAGCTATCGAGCCACTAGATATTAATCCTCGGTGTTTGTTAGCTACGTTACTGCTTGTGCGGGCCGACGACAAAGACACCATCGTGTGGCTGTGGGGTGACGGGTTATGCCGCATCTCTTATCAAGGTGGCACAACAGTTACACAAGAAGTGGAGTATGACTCCAACGCTCCGTTTTATCCATACTACAGCACCACTAGAACAGAGCGTGATTCTTACCTCAGTTCTTTTGATCTTGTCAAACGAGTGCGCCACTCAGATGTTTACCATGATGGCCGGGAGCGCGGTGGAGAAGAAATACTTAAAGGTCCCGAAGCAATGCTGGTATCAGGCTTGTGTGTTAATACAGCAGACATTAAAGCAGTGACGGTAATGTCAGATGGTATCAAGTCGTTTCAAGACGTGAATCAGGCTCCTGTGTCACAGCACACGACGATCAACGAAGCAACGATATTCAAAACCACAACCGGACAGTACATTGAACGCAGAATGCACGCCTTCAAGCAACGCCTCTGTGTGGCTAATGGCTGGACACACTACGACGATCTTGGTATCGCGGGAGTAGCGCAATGAAAGACAGAATCTTTTGGTGGTTAGTTGAATACGCACAGATTATATCTTGGATAGTTTTGATTATCACATTGTTTCTTCTGAGATTTTGTCAATGAACGCAATACAAGCAGCAAAGAAAACTAAGGCGGCAATAGCAAGACAAAAGAAAGAAGAGCGGCTAAAGGAATTGCAGCAAGAAAGAGAATCCAAGAAACGGGTTGCTACGGCCCTAGCACAGCTTGATTGGTACATGCGGGAAGTTAATAAGAGAATCAGAGAAGCCATCAATGCGGGTGTACACAAGGCAAACTACGACTTTGGGGATGATGACACTGGTAGAGCACTCATGCACGCGGTACGAAAAAGATTAGAGAAACGAAAGTTCATCGTTCATACAGGATACTACTCTGAAACACACGACTACGGAGATTTTAACGCGCCATGTGTAGTAGAGGAATCCGGTTTTAATATGACCATTTCGTGGGGTGCGTAAGAATGAAGAAGACACTCACAATTGCGGGGCACAACGAGGTAATTACCGACAAGAATTATCTCGGTGCCGGCGGGGAGGCTGCGGTGTACACCAGCGCCAATGGGCTGTTGGTATACAAGCTTTACCACGACCCGCAAAAGGCGGTAGCAATCCTTAACAAGATTGCAGAGTTAAAAGCAATTCAATCAAAGGACGTTCTGATTCCACGCGATGTTATCTACGAAGGCGGCAGCCCCGTAGGATACTCGATGGATTTTTTAAGTAAGACAGATCCTTTGTGTAAGTTTTTTACCAAAGCTTTTAAGAATTCTCAAAAGATAACTCCAGATCAAATAAAGGAATTGATAACAAACATACAAAAGATCGTACCGCACATCCACAAAGCACGGTGCCTAATTGTGGATTTCAATGAGCTAAATGTGCTGGTAGAAGCTGACAGGATTACACCGCACATTATAGACACAGATAGTTTTCAAACACCAAACTATCCTGCCACAGCAATCATGCCGTCGATCAGAGATCCTAAAGCAACGAAGTTCACAGAACTGTCTGACTGGTTTTCGTGGGGCATCCTAGCCTTTCAAGCTTACATTAACATCCACCCGTACAAGGGCAATCATCCAGACTACACGGCAATGGACTGGCCGCGTAGAATGCAGGATAATGTCAGTGTCTTTGACAAGAAAGTAACCCTGCCTCCGGTATGTAATCCGCTGTCTGTAATTCCAAAAAACCACCTACATTGGTTTGAGGCGGTATTCCAGAAAGGTGATAGAAGCGTGCCGCCGTTAGCCGACGCAGTGGCTATCCCTGTACCACAGGCAATACAGATCGTAAAGTCCTCTGGTAAGTTTATTGTAGCTCCTGTACAACAGTATGACTCTAAGATACGCTTCCATATAACATATGGTGGGGCAAACTGGGTAGCAACCCAGACAGCTATCTACAAGCCGCGCAACATAGGTGCTACTGTATCAAACACAGGACGTACTCGGTTGGTCCCTACTCATGACGGTGAACTGGTCGTTGTAGAAGTCAGTGGCGATTACATTGCGTTCAAGGACGCGGCCATGCATGAGTTCGGCCACACTACGTCTAATGGCGGGCGGTGCTTTGTCAAGAACAACGCACTGTATACCACCATTGCAGGCAAGCTTATCGAAACTACCTTCATTACTATGGGCAAGAAGATCATACCCCGCACTGTAGACCTTGACAATGTTTCAGAAATATCTTCCAGAATGTGTGAAGGTATTATTGTACAGGATCTATTGGGTGAGATTTTTATAACAGTACCATATGTTGTGGGTCGTAGCAAGACCACCAAGCTACCGGAAGTTAAAGGCTACAGGGTCTTGGAGGCCCGCTCAGAAAGAAACGTTGTTGTTCTTGTTACAGAGAAGGGTGGCGAGTACTGGAGATTTGTTTTAACCTTCGACAACACGTGGGGCGCACATACTTTCCGCTTGACAAAAATGCAGCAGTATGGTAGCATTAATATGACGGTGAAACCAAATGGCGTTGGTATCCTTGTCTCTGACCTTGACGAGATCGAAGTCTTCAAGGAAGACAAGGTTGTGGTTTATAAGAACCCGCCCTTTGATGAATCCATGTGGCTCTTTAATGTCAATGACAATGTTTGTTTTATCTCAGGTAATCAAATCTACCAAGTTAAAATAACATGACCGATAATCAGACACCAGGTAACATCGTAAAGATAACATCTAACAACGTCATTTACTTTACTTGTATTGATTGTCACGCGCTTAATAGGACGACGTTTTACCCAGCAGTATTAAAACCGTGTAAGAAGTGTAAACTGAGTAAAGAAACTGTAGTAGTTAAAAACAAAGTTGCATACTATCAATATCGATGTTCTTACTGTGGTGTGGCTTTCTGTAGTGAACAGCTTAAACGATCCTACTGCTCTAAGCAGTGTTACGCATTTGACAACAGGAGGAAAATTGATAACATACAATGACAACATCATAGGCACTTGCAGCATTTGCAGTGGACCTGTCACTGTACCTACTGTGTATTGGTCTACAACTCCACCAGTGCCACAATGTCAGCGTTGTGGTGCTTATGCTCAAGAGTCCTATGGAAAAGTAATACCCATGCGGCCAGCAGGTAAACGCTATCGCCCGGAAGATATATTTGGGCCAAGAGATTCCGGCTTCAACGATAATGTGTTTGATGATGGTCACAAGGTTGATATAAAGTGGGGCTAAAACAATGCGAGTCCGTTGGGCAACCAAGCAGAAAAAGACCCGCAAAGATTTAATGAGACATGCAAAACGTAGAGCCGCATCCCGGTATGATTCCTCGTTTACGAACAATGATATTAACACGATATCAACTAGGATTCAACAGGGGTTAGCACTGTACTCGGAACGGATATCTAACACAAGATCGTTACATATCATACAGTACAATGATAAGTACATTCGGGTGGTGTACGATAAGATGAAAAAAGCACCCGCAACATTTTTACCTATATACGATAAAAGAGATTTACCACATGAACCAAGAAACAGCGTTAACCAAAGTACCACAGCAATTGCCGACAACGGGAATTGAAGACTACGCAACAAAGCCTACAGTAATTCAGCTTATCCAGTCTAACCATTTGAACACCTATCCTGACGCAGTTGTGGGTGCCTTCAGAGACGTGGCTGGCCAACGTAATTTCGTTGACGAAAAGAACAAACCACGACCTATCAGTATTGTACCACTGGCAGGTTTGAAGCAGCGCGTGTTGTTCCCATCACAAGAATTGGGAGTACCACCGCTATGTAGATCACTTGATGGGGAATATCCCATCATTGGAAAATTGGCCGAGAACTTTGGGTTAGTACCGCAGCACACAGACTGCAAGACTTGCCCTAAGAATGACTGGTCAGAATACAACGATAACAAGTCTCCTAAATATCAAGTTGTTCCTCCATGCCGCGAACGTCCACGGTTATTGTTCGTTGACTTGGAAGATGAAATGCCATACATTATTACGTTCACGTCTAAATCAATCTCTCCGTTTAGAAAATTGATGCAGACGATTCAACGTAACATTACGTCAGAAGCAAACAAAAATAAAAGAAATCCTAATTACACTGCGTATAACCTGTACGACTATGTGATTAGCATGTCGTCACAACCCTCGGTAAATGCAAAAGGGAAGTTTCATGTTGTGTACTTCGAAGCCCCCGAACGTGTTGCTGAACCAGGTAAGTATTACGAGTTCTTTGAAAAGTATGTCATAAAACCTCAGTCTAAATACGGACACAACTTCGTACCACAAGACGCGGGAGTCGAAGGCAAGGGAAATGAGTAACGAGCTAATTGTATATGGTAGTGTAACAGCAGACCGACCTGCCCAAGTCCTTGAACGGATTGGGCAGGTTAAGAAAAAGTTTGTTGAGTACTTCTTGGAGCTATGCTTTCTACTTGGAGAAATAGTAGAGAACAAATACTATGAAGTATGGAAGTTCAACAGCTTTAAAGAGTATGTAGAAAACAGTGGGTTAGACATTCAGGTAGGAGCAGCATACCGGATGGTTAAGCTCTACGAAGGCGCAAAGAAACTAGGACTCACACATGAGCAACTAGCCGTCGCCAAACCCACGAAGCTGCTGGAAATTTTTTCTCTAGACCCTGTACAGAATGAGCAAGCCATTCGAGGTCTGCTCGAAGAAGGCGATACGAACTCTGTTGAAGATGTTCGTAACAAAGTCAAAGCAGAGAAAGGGTTGTCGGAAGATGTTTTCCTGAAGTTCAAAGTAGAAAAAGAAGTTCACGAAGATATCATCCTACCCGCACTGGAACGTTGCCGACAAATACACGGATCTGACAGGGACAAACATGGAGAAGTCTACGACATATCAGATTCAAAATGTTTGATGCTGATATGCATGGACTTTTTGGGGTCATCTGAATGATAGAAGCAGAAGTTGAACTGATCAGAGAATCAAAAAGATTTTGGTCTTTCAGAATCAGGTATCCATCTAAGGATGCCAACAGAACTTGTTTACACTTCGGGCCTATCCGCTATACGAAGCGAAAGGCCACCAGAGAAGCAGCAATAGAATTTCTAGTTTACCTGTTTCCGAAAGACGAAATTCATATTACGGTTACGGAACTCAAAGTCATTAAGCACCAATAGCTCAACTGGCAGAGCGGCGGATTTGTAACCCGCTGACCGGGGTTCAAGTCCTCGTTGGTGCTCCACTCAACCATGACACCTGAAGAAAGACTACTTCAAACTATAACAAAGTTACAGTCACAGGTTTACGAAGACCAAGAAGAGATTAAGCAACTCTGTATAACAGCTATAAAAGAATATGGTAGTATGAAAAATAGTGAAGGCCACATGGAGGCCCATCTGCCGGATGGCATGTGGCACATGGACTAGGGAGATGCTAAAATACAACCTGTAAAGCTATCTAAAGAACAATACCGAAAGTTGGCTTTAAGGATTATACTGCGAGACGGCAGTAAGTGCCGCAAGTGTGGCATACGTCAAGGATTAACTGTTCATCATATCATCAAGCGTAGCAAACTGCGCTTGGACGTTGCTTGGAACTTGATCACGTTGTGTCAGTTTCCATGCCACGCTGCTGTTGAAGATCACACACTCGTCATAGAACAGGACAACCACCTGAAATTCGAGGATGAAATCGACGCCAATAACCACGTAAGTTTCGTGAGGATTCCATGAAACCGCAATGTATGGGGTGCAAGCGTTTCCCCGATCAGATTTCTGAATACACAGACATGGTACTAGCGGGCGAAGCTGCCACTGCCGATGAATATGTTATGCAAGAGGAAGGTACGTACAACAAAGCCAACGGTCATTTCTTATGCACGGCATGTTACGTTAAGGCAGGAATGCCATCCTCACCTAGAGGGTGGGTTTGTCCGTGATAAAGTTAACTGGACAGGACGCAAGTTTTTTGTCGCACATTGCGGAGATAATGGTTTCTACCAAACTAACTTCCCGCAAACAAACTAAATACGCAAAGACATTTATGTCTTTGATAGTAGAAGAAGAAGCAAAACTAATTGCAGCCGCCATAATAAAACCAACCAAAAAGATGTTACCTAGACATCTTGATACGGCGGAAAAAATACTACACTGGGCAAAAACTAATTAATGGAACTTACAAGAGCAGAGCAGTATGTAATTCTAAAAGGCTGGGAGTACAAGCTCAACGGGGATGAAATTGAAATAACCAAATGTCCCTTCTGCGGTAAAGAAAATCACTTCTCTTTAAATACAGAAACAGAGAAGTCAAATTGTTTTAGGTGTGGTAAGGGTAGTAAAACTCTAGCATCTTTAAAAAAGAAACTTGGAGATAAAATTGATGGGGTGTTTGACACCAAGGGGCGTATCAGTCCTACAGTCATAGACCCTATAGACCCAAAAGAAATCGAAGCAAATCACCAAGCCCTGATGGAAGACGACGATGCCATTGATTGGTTAGTGTCTACACGCGGCTTTACACTGAAAGTGATTGAGGCAAAGAAACTAGGCTTAACCGAAAAGTTCTTCAGAAAGTTAGGACGCAAGGCACGAGCATTAGCAATGCCGTATTACAGAAACGGTAAGCCAATCTTCATTAAGTACCGCACGCTGCCTCCAGACGAGAAAGACTTTGTGTCAACGACAATCGATGACTTGCCGTTGTACAACGAAGATGCATTGCTGCAAGGCCACACAGAAGCCTTTGCAGTCGAGGGAGAATCTGATACACTGGCCATGCTGTCGGCTGGCCTACCTAATGTGGTGGGCATACCGGGCGCTGGTACCAAGAAGACAGAATGGGTTACGCAGATAGACGAGGCTAATCTGTCCAAGATCTATCTATGTTATGACAACGACGAAGCAGGGCAAACAAACGTTGTCAAGATGGCAGAAAAGATCGGGCTTGACAAATGCTACCTTATTAAACTGCCAGAGTTTGAAACAGTCTTTGGGGAACCGGGCAAAGATCTTAACGACTTCTTAAGATTACCGGACGGACTTGAGAGATTTCAGAAGCTTAAGGAAAGAGCTAGACTTGTCCAAATACCCGGAGTCATGCCTGTTGCTGACATCCTGATGGATCAGCAAGACAAGCTAGAACGTGGCGATGATGCTATCCCTGAGTTCGATACACCGTGGTCTGATCTTACTGCCATTACTGGTCGGTTTGATCGCGGCGACGTGATCGGCATTACGGCCCAAGCTAAGCAGGGCAAAACCACGGTAGCTATTAACTGGCTAGACTACTACGCCAGAATAAAGAAGTATTCTGTGTTTATGTATTGCTTAGAAATGTCTCAAGAAAGATTAGTTAAGAAGTGGATGTCTTATTTGCTAGAGAAACCAGATATTGTCAGCACACTTGTAGATGATGGTGGGGTTTTGAAGGAAGTTCAAAAAACCAACTTTACAATCGACGATTACAAACGTATGCGGGAAATGGTAGCTCAGATGGAATCTGACTACTTGTTTGGATTTACGCGATTCAAAACTTCACAAGATATTTTCGAAACGATATATCAAACGAAGCGTAGGTACGGTATAGACGTTGTTTGCTTTGACAACCTACATTTGCTAGCCCGCGAAGTAGAACATCGGGCATCTGAGTTAGACAACTTGTCAAAGCAGTTCAAACAAATAACGATGGAACTAAAGATATTAGACATCTTGCTGATGCAGCCAACAAAGCCACCTAAAGGCGGAAACCTTACATCGTTCGCCGATGCACGTGGTTCTGTTGCAATGACACAAGACGTTGACTGTGGTATCTCGTTGTCCCGACCTCCTAAGCAACAAGTAACTGCTAGAGATTTGAGATCTGGTGGCCGCATAGAATTCGTGGATGCATTTGAACCACGCGTTGTGGCAATGGTTGAATTCGCTAGGAACGCACCTGGTGGTGCTTGCACCTTAAACTTTGAAGGTGCAATTTCCAAAGTAAGTGCGTTAGAAAGGGTTTAGTGCGCTGTTCTCATTGCAAGTCTCACGAAGTAAAGAAGGCACATATACTGTGCCGTCACTGTATAGATATTCTGTCAGTAGAAGTTAAACAACTACACCACACAGTAATTGAAGATGGGTCAGTGTGTGTAGCATGTAAGAAAAATCTTATAGTTGGTGGCGAATTCTTTATTAAACAAGGAAAGTGCTTTTGTAATGTGCACTGTGCTTCTAGATACTCTTGGAGAGAGCTTACCCTACCATGAAAGTCTACATACTCTGGGAACAAACATTCTACGAAGAGTGGGCAGTACGAGCAGTAACAGCTAGCAAAGAAAGAGCAGAAAGTTGGTGTATACCACAACGAAGATACTATGATACACATGAAATTCAGGATTGGCCGAGTGGCGTAACGGTAGCCGCAGCAGGCTCAAACCCTGCCGCCTTCGGGCGTGAAGGTTCAACTCCTTCCTCGGCCACCAAACCATGACATTCATACAACAATTCCCCAATGCAAAGATAAATACACTACGCTATCTTACGGTGCATGATCCGTATGACCAGACACCAAACTGGTCTAGGCGCTATGAATGGAACTACGCCATTAACGCCGTCATGTCCGAGTCTCCGTCTCCATTCTCTGTATTAAATGCGGCGTGTGGGTTTGCTGGCATACACGCAACGTTCTCTATGCGCCTAGAACCCCTGTGTGGCAGGGTATTTAACTGCGATATGCAGACACCGGACTTCGAAGATAACTTTAAGAACTTCTTTAAGCACGACATTTTCCAACCATTCCCACAAATGTATGATGTCACATTATGCATTTCAACCTTAGAGGACTTCTTAGATCCTGTGCTGATTGAGCGGGCTTTATGCAACCTAGCGCAGTACACAAGACGTAGGTTAATTATAACAGCAGACATATACGATAGAGTAAAGCCTGAATGGTTTACCCACATGGTCGGTCGTGACTCGGCACTCAACGACAACCACGCACTGACGGGTGCTAACTCAAGCTATGCACAGCACGAGTTTGCACACCTTAAAATACTTGTACTGGACATATCGCTATGAATCCAAACAAAGAAGTATTTAAGTACACAATGAACGGTAGAAGTCAGTGCACCCTCACACTATATGAATACCTTATAGTCGAGGTTGTTAAGTCTTTATCCAGAAAGAAAACTGTGTACTCAACTACGGAAGCAGCTACCAATGCTGTAGCCATCGTAGATAAGATATTTGAGTTAACAAAACACAAATGCTAAGACCCTACCAGAAAGAATGCTTGGAAGCCATCAAACGTAATGCTGGGTTGATTAACAAACAGCTTGTTGTTATGCCCACAGGCACGGGCAAATCCCACGTCTTTGCTGAACTACGAAATTATCTAGGACTAAAGCGTAAGGTTCTAGTCCTAGCTCACCGTGAAGAACTGCTATCCCAAGCTGTCCGACACTTGAAGCGGGCTAACCCACACGTCAAAATTGGCCTAGAAAAAGCTGAGTCATACGCTGCATCTGACTGTGATATCGTAGTAGTTTCCAAGGACTCAATAGGGCGTGCTGACTCAGATAGAATTAAACGCTTTAATCCCGCCGACTATTCAGCGCTAATCATTGACGAAGCGCACCATGCAACAAGTAAGTCATATGAAATGATCCTGAACCACTTCGGAGTATCGAAGCTAAGGAATCAAACTAGCGACATTTTATTGTTAGGTGTTACAGCCACACCTTTCAGATCCGACCGTGTAGGTCTGGACAACGTGTTTGATCAAATTGTGTTTGAATATGGCATCAATGACGCTGTAGGTTCGGGCTGGTTAGTACAACCCGTAGGTAGATCGGTACGCACAGAGGTTAACTTGGATGAAATTCCTGTACATTCTGGGGACTTTACCAAGGAAGAGATAGAAGCTGCCATAAATGTTCACGCTAGAAACGAGCGCATCATTAAAGGATACTTAGAGTATGGGGAGGGCAGGTCTACCATTGTCTTCTGTTCAAGTATTGCGCACTCCCGTAAGATAGCAGAGATGTTTGTAAAACGTGGAGTTAATGCAGAAGCTGTTTGGTTCGATGATCCTGGCCGCACAAATAAACTGAAACTGTTTAATGCTGGAAAGATTGCAGTGTTGTGTAATGCGTTCTTGTTAGGCGAGGGAGTAGACATTCCTAACATTTCCTGCGTCATTCAGGCACGTCCCACCAAGTCTCAGTTGGTATTCATACAACAGGCTGGCCGTGGGTTACGCTTACAGGACGGGACTGGCAACCTGCATGAAGAGGTTAGTAAAGGAACTACCCCACTTAAGGTCGATTGCTTGATAATCGATGTAGTGGATAACACAGAGAAGCACTCACTGGTCACTCTGGCATCCCTGCTGGGGCTACCATCTAAATTAAACCTAGATGGTATGACTATGGAAGAAGCTCTAGAAAAAGTTAAAAAGGTTAAGGAACAGCATCCTAACATTGACTTGTCAAAGTTAGAAAACATACGTGACTTAGACATCTACGTGCGGGATGTTAATCTCTTACAGGAAAAGTTTGATCCAGAAGTAGTCAAGCACTCTAAACTAGCTTGGACTAAAGTAGGAGATAAGAAGTGGGTTCTGTCCCTGCCCACCAAAAGCAACATCGTTGTAGCAGAGAATGTTCTAGGTGAGTATGCAGCTTATGGTTCTGCCAAAGATAAAGCATTTAGAGAAGTCTTTAACACATTACGCGAGGCGCTTGTTTATTCAGAGCATTGGGCGGGTGCCATGCTTGGTAAATGGGTACTAAAACCCCTCAAACGTGATGCAAAATGGCGTGCCGAACCTGCATCAGAACAGCAAAAGGATTTTATTAGAAAGCTAATGAGAAATCAGAACGTAGAAAGTATTGACAAGTTATCTTCTGGTAGGGCATCTGACATTATAACTACCCTAAAAAATAAGGCTTGACTTGTTTTAAGCTTTATGGTAAGATGCAGCCATGAAGCTTAAAAGAAGTCGTCGTAGAAGACGCACGAAAACAGACTGGTATACATGGAAATCGAAATCACTGGCCGCATCTTTTAACAAAAGATTCAAGGATCTGGGTGACTCGTCACGTCTATCCTCAAAGCAAATCAAGACATGGTTAGTAGATGTTCCACTGATATGCCATTACTGCACGATAAAACTAGATCAAAAGAACTTTGGAGTTGACCACGCAATAGCAATCGCACGCGGTGGAACTAATACCGTCAGCAACTTGCGACAATGTTGCAGGGGCTGTAATATAGCAAAGGGCGCATACTCCGAAGATCAATTTAAAGAATTGCTCGCACTCATTTCCAAGTGGGATGACGGAGGAAAAGCTCTTCTCGCTCAGTTAAAGCGCGGCTTTGCTTTTTACAGAAAATAACGGTGTTTAAGTCTAAAGTGTACTATAATAAAATCTACGCCAATACGTTGTCCATGTACCGTGAGTTGAAGTCCATCAGCGGAACGGCAAGCTGTTCTACATTGTATGGAAGTACCCACGAAGTATCAATGTTCCCTCTCATTATTGAGTTCATTGCTGACGTAGAAAAGACACTTAAACGCATGGTGAACTTGCCCACCTACAAGATAGGCATCGAGTTTGAACGCCTCCAGTTATACCCCTTCAATTCTTATACCAAAAAAATTAAAACCCCAATAACAGCAGCAAGTACAGTGATTGATTATATAGCTCCAATAGAGAATATTCATGGCGAAAAAGACGACGGAACAGATTGCAAACTTCAACCACGTAATAGAAAAGATAAACAAAAAGTATAAATCAAACCCACTCATCTCATTGGCAGGCACGGAACGTCGTGCAATGCCACATATCCGCACCGGAATTTACTCCCTAGATAAAAATGTTTTTGGTATCGGAGGAATTGCCAGAGGCAGAGTTCAAGAATGGTTTGGCCCTGAGGGTGGGGGAAAGACAACATTACTCTACACTGCAATTGCAGCAGCCCAGCGCCAGTTCCCCGAAGAAGCTTGCGTCTTGATTGATGCAGAACACGCAACCGATCCTGCATGGCTTGCTAAGAATGACGTGGATCTAAACAAACTGCTTTTCTTTCAGCCCACCTGTGGCGAAGAGGGATTAGCACTTGCTGAAGATGTTATCAAAGAAACCCAATGTTCTTTAGTTGGTATTGACTCAGTTGCGGCGTTGGTCCCTAAGGCCGAACTTGAAGGGGACATGGGAGAAGCACACGTAGGGCGTCAGGGACGTATGATGGGACAAGCCCTGCGCAAGTTGATTGGGCTAACATCACAGAAGGGCACCGCACTTATCTTTATTAATCAGGTACGTGATGTTATCGGACAGTCAGGACCAGGCATGGGGCCTCGCACATCAACACCGGGCGGTCGTGCTTTGAAGTTTGCTGCCAGTGTTAGATTGAAAATCGCCCGCACCGCAACTGTTAAGGTTGAGGGCGAAGCACTACGTAACGCAGTAAACATTCGAGCAGAAAAGAACAAGCTCTTTGCACCGTATCGAGAAGCGGACGTTGAATTGTCCTACGATTCTGGGTTCGATAAGCTAGGTAATGTTGTTGATGAATTGATCTGGGCTGGAGTTATCGAGAAAAAAGGTGCGTGGTATTCGTATAACGGTGAGAGTTTGGGTCAAGGAAAACAATCTTGTTACACAAGAGTACAAGATAGTTTTGAAAAGTTTATCATTACGTTAGATGAGCATTATAAAAACAATCTACCAAAAATAGGAGAAAGACCAACTGAGGAAGAAGAATGAATTATAAAGTAAACATGGGCATACATGAAGAAGTTTTGGTCGATTATTTATTAGTTAAGGTATTGTATAAAAAAGAAGCAGAATCCACCAAAGATATATCAGATACGGACTGGGCATACCACTTAGGACAAGCTTCTGTTGCCGAAGAACTATTAAAATCTTTGACCGTTCCTGACCAACATCGGTGGATTTTACAATGAAAGATGCAGTTTTATTAAGCGCTATCAAAGCAATAGCAGAACATCAATCTAGAATAGTTTTCTTGGACACCAAGCTAGACACTGGTCGGCACTGGCCATATGTGGGGTGTGATTTGGACCGTTTCTATGACACACTGACAGAGGTCGGAGAACGACTGGGGTGTTTGCCCAACACTGTTGAGTTCTTTAACATCACCCCGACAAAGAAATTCCTTGACATTGGGTGTGGTACTGGTCTAACATTACACATTGCGCGTGCCTTGGGGTTTGATGCTTACGGTTTGGAGACAGATCCAACAACCTTAAAGCTACTTGACGCAACACATGGTAGAACAAAACACGTGTTGGTGGAAGATGCCCTGTCTTTTAAGAAGTATGGGGATTTTCAAGTGCTGTTCATGTACCGCCCGTTTAGAGATGAACAAGTACAGCTTCAATTAGAACAGCGTGTGATGGCCAGCATGCAGAAAAATGCAATACTAATACCACAACATCTTATCTCTATAAAGCATTTATGGATAAAGATCTAAAAGATTGCAGCAAATGTGGGGCAACTCTACCTATAGATTGTTTTGATCGTAGGGGTGGTATTGATGCTCATAATAAACCACGGAGACGCTCTTGGTGCAAACCTTGTGGAAAGTCTTACAGAGATAGTCGAAAATCAAAAATATCAGAAAACCGAAGACAGCATTATCAAAATAACAAAGAGCGTGTGAATACGGCGTGTAAGATATATTACGAAAAGAACAAAGTCAAAATTAAAAAATCTAGAACTAATTATTATAAAGCCAATAGAGATAAATGTCTTGAAAAGCAGAAGAAATATAATGCTAGATTAGAAACCAAGCTTAGAAAAAGAGAGACAAATAAACAACGACAAAAATTTGATATACCATACAAACTTGCAAGTAATCTCAGACGCCGCGTACTTTGCGCAATCAAGTCTAACCTCAAATCAGGATCAGCCGTTAGAGACTTGGGGTGCTCCGTGCAGGAATTTAAAAACTACATAGAGCAGCAGTTTAAACATGGTATGAACTGGGGTAATTATGGACAATTTGGTTGGCATTTAGATCATATAGTACCACTATCTAAATTCGATTTGACTAATAGAAAAGACTTTTTGAAAGCTGCCCACTTTACAAACTATCAACCACTATGGTGGAATGAAAACATTTCAAAGGGAGCCAAGTAAGATAAAACCATGAAAGACTTAGGAACAGGTTTTCTAGTAATCGTAGTATCCGTTATAGCCGGATTGCTTTTATTTCTAGTACCCATTAAAACGGAGCCTGCGGTATGGACCCAACCAATATGGTCATCGTATACGTACAATGGTCATAGATACGTCATAGTTAAATTTGGCGAAAGTATAGCGGTTACACACGATGAAAGTTGCACAACACGTTAAGCCATTTGTAATAGTTACAGAACATCCCGACGACGAATCTAAGGATGTTATACGACATTTTAAAGCTGCGGGTATTAACCTCAAATGCACGTGGGTCAACGGCTATGGCATTACAGATTATGGCTGGGGATACCATCTCGTATTTGGTGCAAACAGCACGGAGATTAAGCCACTGTTAAAAGAGGTACAAAAACAGCTAGTAGAAGATGACATTTAATACAGGAGAGAGATGGATCAGGCTCAAAAATTCATTTACACACGCACATATTCCAGATGGCTTGAAGAAGAATCTCGAAGGGAAGCATATGAAGAAACAGTAGACAGATACCTTAACTTTATCAAAGAAAAGTGGGCGGACACGGTACCCACAAAAGTGTTTAAAAAAATACGCGCTAGAATGCTAGAGCTATCCGTGTTACCCTCTATGCGTGCGTTGTGGGCCGCCGGCCCCGCCGCCACTAACACCAACGTAGCAATGTACAACTGCGCATACGCTGATATTGACAGCGTAGATGCCTTTGCAGAAGCACTGTACATTTTAATGTGCGGGACTGGCTACGGGTTTTCCGTCCAGCATGAGTGCATTAAACACTTACCAGAAGTACCCAAGATTAACTGGGAAGACAAAGAACTTGTCACGATAGAAGACTCAAAAGAAGGTTGGGCATCGAGCATTAAGGTGCTGATGCGGGCGCTGTACAACGGTAAGACCATAGACTTTGACTACTCGTTGTTGCGTACCAAAGGTAGCCGTCTTAAAACTTTCGGAGGCAGAGCATCAGGCCCCGAACCGTTGATTGTTTTACACTCGTTCATTAAGGAAGTTTTTCAAACTGCACAAGAGCGTAAACTAACTTCTTTAGAGTGCTTAGATATTTTAAACCAAATAGCCGAAGTAGTTGTTGTTGGTGGTGTGCGTAGGTCATCAGAAATCAGTCTGTCGGACTTGGCGGATGATCTAGTGCGTAACGCTAAAGTCTGGCCGTTTCCACAACGCCGCGCTATGTCCAATAATAGCGCGGTGTACATGGAAAAACCTACAGCTATTGAGTTCCTGAAAGAATGGGCAGCACTGGCAGATTCTGGTACAGGTGAGCGTGGCATTTTTAATCTTGAAGGTGTGCGCAAGCACGCACCAGGCCGCAGGGACGTGGAGAAAATTCACGGAACAAACCCATGCGGTGAGATTATGTTGCGCTCCAACCAGTTCTGCAATCTCTCAGAAGTGGTTGTACGCTCTGGCGATGACTTGGACGATCTGCTAGAAAAGGTTGAGACAGCGACTTGGATCGGTGCTATTCAGAGTACTTACACAGACTTTCCATTTCTGTCAAAGAAGTGGCGCAAAAACTGTGAAGAAGAACGGTTGCTAGGAGTGTCCCTCACAGGACAGATGGACAATCCGGCACTGCTAACGGCTGATGCGTTAAAGGCACTGAAGGCACGTGCAATTAGGGTAGCCAAGCACGCAGCAGGTATTCTAGGCATCAACGTACCTACAGCGATCACTTGTGTTAAACCATCAGGGACTGTATCACAATTAGTTAACTCAGCGAGCGGATTACACCCACGTTACGCAGCTTATTACATCCGTCGCTACCGCATTGCAGCAACTGATCCGCTGTGCAAGCTGCTTAAGAGTCAGGGCATTGATTTGGTACCAGAAAACGGACAAGAGAAATACCCAGAAGATAAGGTTAACACATGGGTTGTATCCTTCCCGGTTAAGTCTCCAGACAAGGCTATTACTAGAGACAAGGTGGCTGCCCTAGCCCAATTGGATTGGTACAAGCGTATTCAAACTAACTGGTGTGAACACAATGCCAGTTGTACAGTGTATGTCAAAGACATTGAGTGGTTTGAAGTTGGTAATTGGGTCTATGCTAATTGGGAAATTGTAAACGGTATTTCATTCTTGCCATATGACGGCGGGCACTACAAAAACGCCCCATACGAGGAAATTACCGAGGCACAATACAAAGAATTCCTTGACAAATTCCCTGAAATAGACTACAGTAGATTGTCTGAATTTGAACAGGAAGATCTGACAGAAGGAAACAAATCCTATTCATGTGTCGGGGATCGTTGTGAACTTAACTAACTCAATTGTCGCGCCGTTCAACTGGGAACTTGATAGACTAAATCAGCCTTGCGAAAAATGCCACGATGGTGTCTATGTAGAAACCAGTCTCTTTGATGATTGGGACGGTTTCTTACACTGTAATAAATGTGACCACAAGGTTATTAGACACGAGTCAATGAAGAAATACTAATGAGAATATTAACTCCAGGCAAAAGGTTAAAAGGTAGAGTATCTATATCCAGAGCACACGGACATGCAGATACTTATATTCATTTTGAAATCGTAGATGATTTGTCTGGGTGTATTGTAGCTGAGTTAGAAATGACACCAGAAGACTTCGGCAACGCGGTCACTGGAATGTCCATGCAACCCTGTGTGTTGGAGTATTACGCAGACTGTCCGGCTGGTAAGCGTAGAGAAGTTAAGCACGAAGTTGTACCAGTACCTTCAGCTTTTGATCGTAAAAACGCTAAGAAGTTTCTCAAGAACTTTGAGGTAGATGGTTGGATAGGTTCCGCTGACGACATAGGAAACCATCACAGATACGTTGCAGGAAAAAAGGGATACAACGTAACGTTTGTAAGATTCGTTGACGCTACAGAATAATACTCTGGGATCTTCTAACGGCAGGAAAGGTGGCTTTGACCCACCGAATCGAGGTTCGAATCCTCGTCCCAGATCCAACTCTAGGATCATACAATCGGCAGTATGCTTGGCTCTGAACCAAGTCATCGAGGTTCGAATCCTTGTCCTAGAACCAAACTTTGGAGAACACATGGAAGACACAAGAAGAGAAGAGGAAAAAGAACAAGAACGCAGACGTAAAAAACTTTTAGAGGAAGAAGAGCGCGAACGCAAGAGGCAGCAAGACAACATTAACCAACTCAATGCTGTTATCTCAGCAGTCATTTCTACAATGTGAGAAGCAAACATGGCACAACAAAAAACAAAAAACGGTATCGATGAAGTGATAGACACAATATCAGATATCTTAGACATTGGCGCTGATGCGGCAGACGACGTAATAGATTGCCTAGCAGATGTGCTAGACGACTTCGACTTTGGAGACTAATGAAATCATACCCTTCGATTCCCTCGTGGAAATCAGTCATCGGTGATTGGGCGGGCCTAGAATGCTTTGCCTTTGAGAAGATCGATGGTAGTAATATCAGGTGTGAATGGTCACGTAAAAGAGGTTGGTACAAATTTGGTAGTAGGACGCGGTTATTGTCAGAGTCGGATACGACGCTAGGCAGAGCCATCCCAGTATTCAAACACAAGTATGGGGATGCTATCCATGACATACTTGTTAAAGGATTAAAGAATCCAGAGTCTGCGATTGTGTACTGCGAGTTCTTCGGGCCAGGTAGCTTCGCGGGAAACCACCGCATGGTCGATAAACAGCACATGGACTTGGTGCTGTTTGACGTTGACATTTACCGTAAAGGGCTACTACCACCTGACCAGTTTGTAGATCATTTTGGCGCTTTAGACATACCAGTGCTTTGTTACAGAGGTCCCCTTACCACTGCTTACGTAGAGAATGTTAAGGCGGACTCAGAGGAACTGGAAGAAGGAGTAGTAGTTAAAACTGTATACAAAAAACAAGTTGATATGTGTAAGATCAAAACAAGATTTTGGCTTCAACGTCTTAAAACAAAGACCGGAGAAGTCGAAGATTGTTGAATGTGGCCCCATCTTCTAAACGGACTAGGAAATCACCCTTTCAAGGTGCAAAATGAGAGTTCGAATCTCTCTGGGGCTACCATATAAGAGGTTATATCATGGATGACGGCAACGTATTTCAATGGAAGTTTTCTTTGTACGCACAAGATCCTAGCAGCGGCGTACAAATGTTTTTAGGAAGTGCAATGTTTGGCAAAGATCATGACGCTGACAAAATCAAAGAATCTCTAATGAAAGCTTTTTGGACTGCTGACTTGGCAGGACAAGTCCCTGTTGTAAAAGAGGCAGACAAATAACCCCTCGTGTAGCTCACCGGTAGAGCGGCTGGTTGAAGCCCAGCGCGATCATCAGGTTCAATTCCTGACCGAGGGACCACAGATCTCTGTGTAGCTCACCGGTAGAGCGGCTGCCTGAAGAGCAGCGCGTAGCGGGTTCGACTCCCGCCCAGAGAACCAAAACTATGAGCGTATACAGCACACTAACTGTTAGTAAATCTAAAGCGATAGAAAAAATACTTCAAGGTATCATGCTATCTAGTAATGAAGTGTTGGCTGACTTGCTGTTTGATATGTACGGCAGTGAGTATTTAAGTAACGGTTTTTTACACAATTTTAGAGTAACAAATAGTTCGCGTGAGCCTGACGATGACGTGTCATGGCCAACACCAGGAGAAAGCTTTTGACATAGCTTCGTGACGCCCAGCGGCTAAGGCATTTCCCTTACAAGGAAGAGATCGTGGGTTCGAGTCCCACCGAGGCTACCACTATCGGGGCGTGGCGGAATGTAGACGCAGCGGTCTTAAGAACCGCCGAGTTAGTTCTCGTGAAGGTTCAAATCCTTCCGCCCCGACCAACATTCACAGTAGCAGTGAATATACCACTTGCAGTGAATAACAAACTTATGGCTAGGTGGCGTAATGGCAGCCGCAGTGCGCTTAGAACGCACCGCCTTCGGGCGTGGGGGTTCAAGTCCCTCCCTAGCTACCAAACTATGGAAAGTATAATCAAAACATACTCAGGCAATTTTATAGATCTTTTAAATCTAGATGTACGTAAAATAACGTTACAAGATATTGCACAAGGGTGTTCTCAAACTTGTAGGTATGGTGGGCAATGTAACAAATTCTATTCCACTGCCGAGCATACCTGCCTAGTTGTAGGCTTAGCTAAACGCGCAGACGAGCCGCTAGCAATACAACAATTAAGTATGGGCCATGATACCTCTGAAGGAATTGGCATGGGGGACATGGTACGCCCACTCAAGCAGGTTGTTTCCAAGTACAGGGCTATCGAAGACGTTACCCTGACTAGAATGCTCCGAGCATTTAATATTAAAGAAACAGCTAAGCTATGGAAAACTGTTAAAGTCTACGATCATGCAGCGTATATGATTGAAAGACAACTATTGTTCGACGACATTCCTGCAAAAGACCGTCAGGAAGCCATGTTTTTATTTAAGTCGGCGACACACTGGAAGTTTGCATTACCGCCTAAAGCGGCTAAATCTCTGTTCTTGGAGACATGGCATGACCTCGGTATCCCTACTACCCCGAAGTAGTATTGAAGTAGAGAAGCTAGCTATTTTCGTCCACGGTATGTTGGCCGGTGGACACCTGTTAGGAGTTGTATACAACGCAAAACATGGTAATACTGGTGATGTAATAGCGCACAGTCTAGCGTTTGTCTATGATATTTATGCAACATCAAAACACCTGAAGAAATCTAATGCGTCCCATACTTGAGTTTGAAATCTCAGACCATCCAGAGCATAGAACTATTGCAATAGTACCAGACGGACGAGAATATCACATTTTGCTTAATGGCAAGGTGCATTACGGTGGTACCAAGTTTTCCCTGAATGATGCAAAAGATAAAATAGATTTCTTAAAAAAGTATTTAAACATAAAAGAACCTGTAGCACGAACACAAGACGGGCAAGTGCTTAAGCCAAAACGTAAACGTCGCACTAAAGCTGAGATGCAAGAAGCCCGAAGGGAGATGGAACATGCCAAGCGAAAAAGGGTCCGAGTTAATAGAGCTGTCACAAAAAAACCTCGTGGGCGTCCACCCGCGCCTAAAAGAAATCGCTGAGATTATCATTGACAACCTGGCACTGAATGGTGTATATTTTGGTGTTCATATGGGACTACGCTCGTGGGCAGTGCAACATGCGTTGTATTCTCAGGGCCGAGAAACCCTAGCAAACGTTAACTTGTACAGAAAGGCTGCGGGATTGCCACCCATACCAGCATCCGAGAACGAACACAGAGTTACAAAAGCCCCAGCAGGAAGCTCGTGGCATAACTTTGGGTTAGCCGTAGACTTAGTAGAAGATGGTGACCCGAATAAAGCAGGTATTCAGTGGTCGTGGGCATCAACTGTAAACTATCTTAAGATAGGCACAGAATCTAAAAACTTTCCTGAACTAGAGTATGGTGGATTTTGGAAATCGTTGAAAGATTACCCACATATTGAGATGCATGGCACACTTACACTTGCTACGGCAAGGGTGCTACTTTCAAGGGGTGATGTACAAGCTGTGTGGGATGTTGTTGATGAAGAAACTAGATTACGGAGGATAACTGGTGCCAACCGAAATTAAAGTTGATGGTGGAGAACAACACGCGTTGTACACCCACGCTTATGTAACATGGGAAACAGCGGTCGAAGTTGTATGCAAGCTTGCAGCACAATACGGACGAGACAATGTATTTTCAACGTATGACGCTGAACGGTTGTTGCAGGCGGCTGGTAACATCATTAAGGGAAAAACTGCTTTGGGTAAAGAAGAGATCGGATGGCAGAACGCTAACCCAGCAACGGGCATGACACCTAACATCTGGGTTGAGCAAGACCCACGAGACAAGGCGAAGAACTTACTAAAAAGACTATGACACTTATGGATGAAGTCATTGAAGAAACACGTAAGAAAGCTGTAATGTTACTACAAGAAAAAATAGATAGCATAGTCACTGTGGATCACTATAACTTAGCTGAGTTTATAGTAACTGAAGACTTCTTGAAAAAATTCAGGGAGCTATTTCTAGATGACACGTATAGAAGTCATACCTAACTTTGAAACGATGCTATGGACAGTCCACATAGACGGAGTAGAAGTTGGTAGATCAAATTCTAGCCTAGACTGTGACGTGTGGGCTGCCCACATTGCTAAAGCATACACAGAAGTGGTTGTAGATAAGCATCGGACGGATCGTGGTTTTCTTATGGGGCAACTGGAGAATGCTAGAAAAGAAAAAGCAGCGACAGATAAAAAGTCTAGGGCTAAAGGTACGACAGAGAGTAAAGAGCCTCAACAGCAAAGTTTTACGTGGGGAGCTATGTTGGAACTTTAACATGGCAGGTGGTTGCCTGATGGCCTCATACATGCTAAACCGAGTTTTGACAAAACACGGTATTCCCTCAAAACTCATTAAAGGCAACTACAACGGGATGTACCACTGGTGGGTTGTTGTAGACAACTTTGTTGTAGATATCACAGCAACTCAGTTTGGAATGAAAGATAGAGTTTACATAACACGCGCATCAAACAAGAAGTATGTCGGCAAAGAACATCAAGCAAAGACATTTGCACAATGGCCCAAAAGATTGTGGCCAACAAAATTTGTTTCTTACTTTAGGGGTATTAGCATAAAAGAGTAGTGCGCTTCCCCGTCACGGAAGAAGGTGCCGGTTCAAGCCCGGTATGCCCCGCCAACACACCATGAAAACAACAATATTTAACCTGTACGGTGGACCAGGTACAGGTAAGTCTACAAGCGCAGCATTCATGTACTTCGTACTTAAAAGCCTTGGAAAAAATTCTGAGCTAGTACGTGAGTATGTTAAAGAGTGGGCATGGGAAGGACGACAGTTTGGGATCTTCGACCAGATTTACTTTTTGGGTAAGCAGGTCAGAAAAGAATCCATGCTGTACGGGAAGGTTGATTTCATTATCACAGATTCTCCCATCATGCTTAATGCGTACTACGGCACAAAGCACTGTAGCACGTCAATAGGTACAAGCATAGCAACACTAGTCTCCAGCTTCTACAGACAAGCTGAGGTAGAAGGTCACAAACACGTGCATGTAATGTTGCAGCGATCAAAGGATTACAACCCAGCAGGTAGGTACCAAACAGAGGCTGAAGCTAGGCACATTGACATAGACATGCGTGATTTTTTAAATCAGTACAACATACCATATCAAATGTCTAGAACTGACAACGACAGTTTAACTAGCGTATTAAAAACCACACTATGTACGGATATACTCTTGTAGGCGACAAAGCGTACATATTTGGAAAAGACGAGCAGGGTGTATATCTTTCTCTCGTGGCAAAGATAATATGCAAAACCGATATTAAGTCTCCATTTGTAAACATTGTCACTAGAGAAGCAACTGAGAAAGATCTGGAAGAGTTACAGGAGAGTACACATGGAAGATACTAATGTAGTATTTATTATTAAAGGATTAGTTGATGGTGACAGAAAGCTGGTTGTGTCTAAAGAAAATGTAGCAGCGGTGTCAATGGGCGCTGAGATTGTAGACTCCAGTAATACATACAAAGTTATCCGAATAGTTAGCTATTTGTCTATCACATCAAGTAACGTCTACCTAAACGCAACTCCAGTAGTTGAAGTGGAACTAATTACCAAGGCACCCGTCGTCTAATCGGAAAGGCCCTGCGCTACGAACGCAGTGATTGAAGGTTCAAGTCCTTCCGGGTGTTCCAACACATGATTACAATTAAACTTACAGAGACAGAAATAGAAATAGCAAAGTTAATCGCTGAACACCGTTATAGCACAAATCGTGCGGACGGGGTACCAAACGCAAAGATGGGCAACCAGGCAAACGACTTCACAGACCTTAACGGATTTTGTGGAGAACTGGCGTTCTGTAAAGCCATGAACTTGTACCCAGACTTTAGGATTGTACCCGGTGGTGCTGGACTAACAGATGCTGTATTACACGATGGCAAAAGCGTTGACGTTAAAACGTCCAAGCATCCTAAAGCAAACCTGATCGCCCGCAAGATACCAGATGATGTTGACCTCTTTGTGTTAGTGCGGGGAGAAATACCAGAGTTTGATATTCTAGGATACGCATCGCGTGCGGAATTACTAGCTCTTCCAAAGAAGGACTTAGGTTATGGCCTCACACACTTCATGTCAGCCGATGACTTGCACCCAATAGAAGATCTGCTGTGGGCCAACGCGATTGAGGCGTTGCTGTGACTGCGAACGAGTACTTTACAAAAGTCTTCTACGTGAATTTGACGAGACGCTCCGACAGGCGCGATGCCATAGAACGTCAGCTAGTTGCCAACAACATAGAAGCAGAACGCTGGGAAGCCCAAGACGGTAACCCTTGGGGCTACTCCAAAGGGTTGTTACGTCAGGAAGTTGGTTGCCTGATTTCCCACTTGAAGCTGATTAAGCATTGTCGAATACAGGGCTATGCCAAGGTATTAATCTTGGAAGATGACGCTGAATTCTTGCCGAAGTTTGAGTATAACTTTAGCGAGCGGGTACGTGGGGTACCGGATAAATGGACGATGCTTTACTTTGGTGGAAATCATAACCTGACGGACCCAGATGCCCGCAGAGCACACCCCATACCAGGTTCAAAGTATGTAATTAAGTGTTGTTATACTTTGACAACACATGCTTATGGTTTAAAACAGGAAGCGTACACACCCATAATAGAAGCTCTAGAGCCGCCAGACAAAGTATTCAATGACTCTCTGAGACAGTCCTTGGACTTGTACTACGCAGAGTTACAGTGGCGCAAGCAGGTTACAGCCTATGCATTTCATCCGGCATTGATAACACAGTCTGATGGATTCTCTGACATTCAACAAAAGCACGTTTCTTACAAAGGAATGATTACGTGAAACACAAGTGGGGCAAATGGACTTATACCGATCTAGAGATAGAGGCCCAAATTACCACAGCAATCAAGAGAGGTCGCAAAGGCCCAAAGCTACTAGACTTGTTCTGTGGTGCTGGTGGGGCGGCTATGGGGTACCACCAAGCCGGGTTTGATAACATCTTAGGTGTTGACATTAACCCCCAACCGCGCTACCCTTTTAAGTTCGTGCAAGCGGACGCTATAGAGTTTGCCATTGCAAATATCTATGACTTTGATTACGTACATGCCAGTCCTCCATGCCAGCATTACACGCGCATGTTGAACCACGGCCTGACAGATAGAGGCAATCATCCTGACCTTATTAGGCTTGTGCGAAACATAGTAAAGATCAGACCGTATGTGATCGAGAATGTAGTAGGGGCACCGTTGCTTGTGCCCACTGTATTATGTGGTGAGATGTTCGGTTTGCGCGTAACACGTCACAGACTGTTTGAATCTAACATGTTTATTGCTCAACCCAGACATATACCACACCGCAAAGAAGGCGGGATACGCAAACAGAATGACGGTGGGTATTACTACCGTGTCTACGGCCACGAAACTGGTAAGGCATCTTGGGGCAAGGCAATGGGGATCGATTGGATGAAGTCATGGGAACTGGCTCAAGCAATACCACCAGCATTTACGAAATACATCGGAAAGGAAATACTACATGGCAGTCGTAACTAACAAGGGGGTACCGCACAGACCATCACCAGCTCATTTCTGCGATAGGTGCCATACAAGATACGTTAGAAAGTGGAAAGATAAACATATAGCTTTATGCACTCTAGAAGAATTAAACGAAGCTATCGAACACCTTGAAAAACGAAGATATGATTGGGAAGAACGGCTAGATATCGGTGCAATGTCGGAGTTAGTATCTTTACGAGATCAACTTCTAGGTGCCCACGAAAAATACGCACCAGAAATAGTTCAATTTGCAATTAAAGAAGATTGTATACTAGTTATATTTCATGGTGAGCGCACGTTCATCTCTAAGGATGAAATACCAGAAGGTGCTACAAAACTGTTCATCGAATACAAATGGGAAAAAGACAGCCGTGAGCAAGAACACACCAAAATTGCTTGGTTTACAGACATAGATCATGGACCAGCAGTTATGCCGTGGCGAGTAATTGGTAAATTGGAGTTAACAAATGAAACATTCAAACTGGTATGTGTCGAAGAAACACCAAGCACACCAGAAAGAAATTAATATAGTAGTACCAGATACAACAAAAGTAGACATACATGCAGTGATAAACTGTAAGGCATGTTATGGTCGTGGGTATATAGGCAAGAACCTGACCACTGGAGAAATTGTACCATGTAAGTGCCTAACGCTGAAAGCAAAGATTGAACATCAGGAGCCAGATGAGCGACCCGTTACCTAAGTTAGAGAAGTTAGCAAAGCACATCCATCATGTTCAAGAGTCTGCAACTATTTTGGCCGAACGCTGTATACAGACAGGAAATACAAACTTGGGGATAGCCTTGATGCAGAACGCAGCACGCCACGACAACAGTAAGTACAGTGGTATAGAACTACGTTACCTTGTTCTGGACGAAACAGACAATGGTGAACTAATACGTTTAGCAGTTGACCACCACAACAAAACAAATTTACACCACCCCGAAGCGTGGGTTGGGGGCATTAAAGAAATGTCCGATCTATACATGATGGAAATGGTGTGCGACTGGCGAGCTAGATCTACTGAGTTTGGTACTGACTTGCGTGAGTGGATAGCAGAGTGCGCTACTGAAAAATTTAGCTTTAGAAAGAACGACAGGGTGTTCAAAGACATTCAAAAATATTTAAGAATCATTTTGGACATGCCATTCAAAAAACTATGAGCAAATTTATAATCCTAACCCAACCTAACGACAACAAACTTGCCGTACGCAAAGAGCATGTAAAAAGATTCTACGAATTATCTAATGCTTCCTTGGGCAAACAAACTGCCGTGGATACCGGCGATTATACGTGGAATGTCAAAGAATCTGTCGATGAAATACATAAATTGCTTTACAAAAAGGGGAAAAAATGATAGGATTGTTGCTAGGTATTTACTTTGGCGGGTTTTTTGTATCACTGTGCTGGTCGATCTCTGAGGCTGCAAACTTTGGCGTTAGCACAAGCCCTGTAGCACACGTGACAGCCACAGCAATATGGCCTCTAGTCATGGCTTGGTTGGTAGTTGAGTTTATTAGGAGGCTAGCTTAATGTCAACTCTTTTGGGAATCTATATTGGTGGTTTGTTTGTTTGCATAATGTGGCGCATAACAGATCTTGAGTATGCAGACTTCGAATACGAAGACGTACCAATGATTCTACTATGGCCTTTGACAATGTTGTGGATGTTGTACAATTTAGTGCGGCATAACTTATAAAGTATGTTCCAGAGTGGCGGAATAGGTAAGCGCGTCTGACTGTTAATCAGAAATATGCAGGTTCGATTCCTGCCTCTGGAGCCATCGCGGGCTTGGTGTAGCGGCAACATCTACGCCTTCCAAGCGTTAAGACGAGGGTTCGAGTCCCTCAGCCCGCTCCAAACAAAATGTTCTCTAACGTACGAAAGCAAGAAATTTATTGCCATGCCTGTGACGGGCACGTACAGTTTGAATTAGATTTAGACTTAGATGGTAACTATGAACTTAACTGCCCCAACTGTGGGCACACACATTATAGACTAGTACGCAAAGGACGAATCACAGACCAGCGTTGGCGATCTTCTAGTATGATGTACACTACCATCACCAGCGCGACGTTTACATGGACGGCCACAGCCACCACCTGTACTGGCACTGGGGCCTTCCACCTGTATTATTGCAACTCTTCTACGACATGAAAATTCTCTTCTTAGACGACGACCATTCTCGGATCAAACTAGCAAAACGACAATGTATAGGCCACGATTTAATCGTTGCAGAAACCGCTAAACAAGCCATCTATGCTCTCGGTACTGGCGCTGTCTTTGACGTTGTGTCTTTAGACCATGACTTAGGCGGCGAAACTATGGTTAAATCCGGTGATGGTACTGGCTATGAAGTAGCTGTGTTCATTAGTCAAATGGATCTCCCGCCACAGCGCGTTATCTTACACACGTTCAATCCAGCCGGTGCCAGAACCATGTGGTACAAACTGGCACAGGTACCAGAATTAGTACAAGAATTTTTTGGAAGCCCTGCATATTTTAGAATACTAACAACACCATGAAACTAAATCCATGTACAAAATGTGGTTGTGCTATGGTGCTAAAGCACTATAAACAACCAGACAGTGACGGCCCGTTCAATTCTCATAACCCACAACATGAATGGGATTACATAGAGTGTATTGAGTGCCACGCTCAGTGGATATATGTCACGCCTCTAAGCGAAGTTGTTAACCCCGAAGATTTAGCAGATGCTATTGCTGAAAAATTCGCAGCCAGCTTGGTACTGGGTGGAGGCAAACCGCGAAAGAAAGAAACACCTATACCTAACATTGTTACAGCGTGGAATACAGGAGATGACATACACTGCTCCTGTAATGGAGGAACGAGGTTCGGATGATTACAGAATTTAGGGGCAAATACGCTAAGTTCTCAAACTTCTACGATTGCCCTGTAGAGTGGGAAGGCAGACACTACCCCACCACAGAGCACGCATTCGCGGCTGCCAAGACAACGGACTTGATCGAAGAAGAGGCTATCCGTACAGCACCCACACCGGGAGAAGCCAAAAAGCTTGGACGTTTGGTGGTACACAAGCGTACAGACTGGGGCAAAATAAAACCCGTCATTATGTTAGGGCTATTGCGCATCAAGTTCTCTAAAGAGCCATTCAAATCGTTACTGCTATCTACAGGTGACGAAGAGATCTGTGAAGGCAACTGGTGGCACGATAACTATTGGGGCAACTGTACTTGTGACGGATGTAGTCACATAGACGGACATAACACACTAGGCAAAACACTAATGCTAATTAGGAAAGAGTTACAACTTACATCATGGATGAAATCTCTCAGCTAACACAACGCAATGCTTTTAGATCAGCAAAGTGGTGGGAAATGTTTTATAGATACTACCCTTATATGAGGAATCAAACATCAGTACAAAACAGTGCGGTAAATGCAAAAAAGTCTTATCAGAAAAAAAGTTCTACAAAAAAGGTAAAGGGTTAACCTCTAAGTGTCAGGTATGTTCTCGGTCATATCAGAATACATACTATGATCGTACAAAGACTAGTCATATTATCTTACAAGAATTGCATGTGTTAAACTTAGGTGCCGGCGTGCAGTCAACTACGCTGTACTTGATGAATCTTCAAGGACTATTCCAGCCTCGATTTGATTGTGCGATATTCGCAGACACACAAGAAGAACCGGAAGAAGTGTATCATCACCTACAATGGTTACAGCAGCACCCAATCCCGGTGCTAGTAGGCACGTTCGGTAAGCTAGGAGACGACCTGATCCACGGTAAAGCTACCACAGTTGGCACCAGACGCTGGGCATCTATTCCTGCATTTGTGGTGTCACAGGATGGTAAGATAGGACGCATTAAGCGCCAGTGTACTGCAACCTATAAGATTGATGTAGTAGAAAACGTGCTACGGCAAGAGGTTCTTAAGCTACCGGCGGGCAAACATATACGTGGTACCCGCACAAAGATACACCAATACTATGGCATATCTGTTGATGAAAAGAGTAGGGCCTCCCGTATCTACGAAAACAACTTGGACAAACCGTGGTCTGAAGCACACTTTCCGCTGTTGGATTTAGGAATGACTCGTACTGATTGTGTACAGTGGTTAAGCACTCAAAACATCCCCCACACTGTGCCTAGATCAGCCTGTACGTTCTGCCCTTTCCACACTAACGCAGAGTGGCTACGTATCAAGACAGAAGATTCTGCGGCATGGAATAGGTCAGTGCAAATAGATCGAGCATTGCGGGAAACTACAACACAATGTAATCAAGGACTATATGGAGAAATGTATTTACACAGTTCTTGTAAACCATTAGAAGAAGTAGAATTTACTAAGAAAGGTCCAGAGGTAAGCTTTGAATCTGAATGCACTGGAATGTGTGGCAACTAGATGATAGCATTTAAAAAATTAGGTCAAATGGGGCGGCTAGGCAATCAGATGTTTCAGATTGCTTCTACCATAGGTATAGCCAAAACACTCAAGCAGGATTACGCATTTCCCAAATGGGAATACCAATCTTTTTTTGAAAAACCGCTGCCCTCTTTGGACGGCCCCTATGCGCTAAGCTCTGGTATTCTCACGATAGATTCTACCCCACCCACAATAGAACGTGGGTATCACTTTAAATCTTATGCAGAAACGGTTGTGGAGAACTTGGTATTGGAAGGATACCTGCAATCCCCTAAGTATTGGGAAGGCCATGAAGACGAGGTACTATCGTACCTCAAACTCAACGAAAAAACCTTCCGCAAAGTCTTTGAAAACTTTGTCAGTCTCGCACAAAAGTTCCCTCCCAGATTAAAACTAGAACTGGTAGGAATACATGTACGCAGGGGAGATTACGCAGGTAACGACCTGTATCACACCAACCTAGCTAATACAAAGTACTATCAATTAGCTTTAATGAAACTAGCCCTTTTAGTAAAACACTATCAACTTAACGCTGTAGTTTTTTCTGACGATATTGAGTTCTGTAAACAGTACTTTGATCAACCCCCATATTCTTGGGAGCACCTGTCGTCACCTGGAGTACACAATGTTAACTTTGTATACAGTGACACACAAGATCCTATCGTAGATATGTTTACCATGTCCTTGATGGATCACCAAATCATTGCCAATTCAAGCTTTAGTTGGTGGGCGGCATACCTATCTGGCAGGAGAAAGAAAGTACCCGGTCATGTAATTAGCCCCGGAGATATGATACCGTGGTTCGGCCCCAAGTACGATCAGCAAGAATACAACACTGAAGATTTAATCCCGAAAGAGTGGCATCAAATATGAAAGCCAAGCTAGCGAAGGTTTACTACGAATACGAAGAATGTTGCGATGATTATACGAAGAGGATGTACATCTCTACTATCTCTGACTGGGAAGAATTAGACGTAAAGCAGTTAGCAGCTCTGCACAAGTTCGTGCGGGAGTTTAATTACCGCAGATCCCACGACACTGGAAAATACATTGTATTAGAAGAGATCCCAAACGCCATGATCTTTGAGTGTATAGAAAAACAAATGCTTAAAGAGAAAGCTGCCCTAGAACGTGCAGCCAAGCTTGACAAGCTGCGAGAACTAGACAAAAAGAAAAAAGAGATGGATCGTAAGCTCAAAAAAGAATTACGTGAACAAGCTATGTTTGCAAAACTCTCTAAAAAATACGCGGGAGCCACAACATGAAAAAATTATTTTTGTTACTGCTGTTAGTATTACCCAAAAATTCATTTAGTCAATGCAATTTGATGGCTGATGGTGGTATTCAAGCATTTGTAAAGTGGAACACTGCATTGACGTTTAGCTGGGTCCCTCCCGAAAATACGTCAGGACTACTGTATTACAGGATACGCAGGGCAAGCACAATCTCTGGAACTTACACCGTTATAGCGACAATCCCATTTGACAGAAACAGCTACAACATAGTATGGAAGGGTGGAGATTACCACTACTTTGTCACGTCATGGTATTCAATCATGGAAAATGGTGTCTCTGTTATCAGAGAATCTGTCGGTTCTAACCAAGTACGCGTAAGGACACGGTAATGATCACAGTCATTCAAGGTAATATCTGGGATTACCATGCACAAGGGCATTACATTACAGTTACTACAAACTGCAATCGGAAAGCCAACGGTCACGTAGTTATGGGTAAGGGTATTGCGTTGGAGGCCAAACAGCGCTTTCCAGATATCCCTCGAAAGCTGGGAGAGGTCGCAGACCTACGCTCTGTCGTGGTGTTCCCCGATGAACGGATTATCACGTTCCCAACCAAGATGAACTGGTATGAGAATTCAACCATAGAGCTAATATCATCCAGCTTCGCACAACTTATCATAGCGGCTGAACGGCTGTTACCCTTACGCAAGAAGCCTATATACTGTGTAAAATTTGGCTGTGCTAACGGACGACTCTCATGGGAAAAAGATGTACGTCCCTTCCTAGAGCCGTTCATAGATGAAAAGGAATTTGTATTTGTAGACCGCTCATGATACATGTATATACCATAGTCTACGACAATGCATCATTTTTGGAATTACAGTTTCATTCTTTCAGGAAACACTTTCCATTACAAAGGTTCATTGTTATAGATAATGCCCCAAACCCAGAAGTCAGCAATGACATTAAGAACTTTGTAACTACCCACCAGAAGTGTTACTCAATACGAGTAGCTAATCCACGCTTCGACAATGGCGGGTTGTCTCATCAGCGAGCCTTACAGACTGCCCTAGACCACATGGAAGGTATATCGATTATCTGCGATCCAGACGTGTTTGTTCTTAAGCCATTCATGGAAAGTATGGATGACTATGAGTTTGCGGGGCTAATGCAGGGAACTCCTGACGTGCGTTATCTGTGGCCAGGATTCATGATCGTTGCAACATATGCGCTCAAAGATAAACTTGATTTACGCGGGGCGCTGGTTAACCCCAACGATCTAAATGACTTCATCGTACCAGACCCAGCAGCGGGCTGGACATGGGAACAATATCCATATCAAATACAAACACGTATAAGCACGGATAGCGGTGGTTTACTGTGCCGCTACATTCAAAAACATAACCCAAAAATTAGAGAGTTATCTCTTGACTTTTGTACAGAAATATGCGACAATACCGGAATAATTCCAGTAGGTTTGCAACACAAATACTCAGACCTATATCATTTTTGGGTCATAGGCGGTGGGGTGCTGCACTCTGGAAGGTTGTCTAATTGGGACAACCGCCCTTCTAATGAAGTTGCCGCAAAGTCTGAGCTAGTCAGGGAAATAATAGAGCATTACCTTAGATGACAACAACGTTAATACAAGGTAGGCATGGTAAATTTCTGGTGCCGGTCAATGACCAATACGTAGGTCAGTCTCTCTTAGCTTACGGAGAATTTTCCTACCTAGAATTTGAATTGTTTGAAGACCTCATAGAATCAGCGTTCGTAGTAGTAGAGGTTGGGGCAAACATCGGAGCACACACAGTTGGTTTATCCGCTCTTGTCCCTGAGGGATCGGTACTTGCATTCGAGCCTCAGTCGTTTTGTTATGAGTTTCTAGAAACCAATATCAACATCAACTCTATAAGAAACGTAACTACATTCGACGTTGCGTTGGGCAAGTACGCACAACAAATGTACGCACCAACATACTCACGGGATGCATTTGTTAATTGGGGTGGTATCAGCTTAGGTGCTAGGACTCGTAATAGCGAGGCAGTGTCGGTAGTTCGTGGAAGCAGCTTGGTGCCTTGGGTAGATTTTTTAAAAGTAGATGTGGAGGGGATGGAGCAGGAAGTCCTAGAAGGACTAGAAGAAACTGTTATTAAGGCCAAACCCATTCTTTATATAGAAAATGATAGACCAGAAAAATCAGCATCGTTAGTAAAATACTGTTGGTCATTAGGATATGGGTTATACTGGCACATACCCCCGTTGTACAACCCAGATAATTTCAACAAAAATACCTTTAACATGTTTCCAAACATACACTCATTTAATATGGTAGGATTGCCCGTAGGCAAAACAATTAATCTACCGCCCATTACTACCTTGGAGCACCCACTTGAAGCACGCAACCGTCATTAGATTGGGAGCTATAGGAGACGCCGTGTGGACACTTCCCGTTATCCGTGAATTACACGCTGACGGCTATGAAATCAGTGTACACTGTAAACAAATGTCCGCGCCCGTTTATAAGAACAATCCTTATATCAAGGATGTGTACTTATACCCAAATGAACCTGGTACAAAGGTTGATATAAGAGTTCCAAACGGAAGTAGGGTAATAGAGTTAGACAACACAGTCGAAGGAAAACTACTTTCTGACACGTTACCTGTAGGATGTACCACCCACGTACAGGCGTATTCTTTGCAATGCCCAAACTGTGCCGCAGCAAAGAAAAATCGTAGCACTACAGTGAACTACACAGAAGAACAGTTACGAGTTGCTGGTTATCCGGGAAGCGACCCAAGTACCTTAGGAGAAATACGATTAGCTCAGGAAGACATGGAAGAAGTCAAAGATATTATCTCTTCTTGGGGTATCAGTTATGTAGTATTGTGGTCATTAGCCAACGTACGCCATAAACAATACCGCGAGTGGTTTAGCTTAATGCTAGAGTTTTGTGCCCAACACCCAGACGTGCTTGTTTATACGATGGGTGTACCAGAATGTTCTGTGTACGAAGCTACAGCACACCGTATATGTTCTGGGCATTGGCCGCTGTCACAAAGTATTACACTGATAGCTCACGCTAATCTAGTAATCGGCGGCGAAACTGGCCCCATGAACATCGCCAGTTGTTTTGACAATGACAAGTTATTATTCCTGTCGCACTCATCTAGAGAGAATTTATGTAAACACTGGACTAATACGGTCACCGTAACACCTAACTCAGAATGCCATCCATGCTATCAGTTACACCGCACTTTGGACAGTTGCCCTACTAGGCGCATTAAAACTGGAACTGCCGACTATCTCCCTAAAGTACCTATTTGTACAACAGATTACGACCAGCACGAGTTACTTAACATACTTAATAGGATCAAATCGAGGATATAAATGACGCGTAAAGAAATTGCAGTACAGATTCTATGTTCACTAACTTCTACCCAAGACAGTATGCGGGCCATCGGAGCTAGCGCTGACGATGCTGGTATTGATCCGTTTGTGTTTGCGGCTAGAAGTGCCGTGCAGTTCGCAGACGCATTACTGGCAGAGCTAGTAGAAGACACTCAAGAAGTAGCTACAGGTATTGATAAAATACTTATGAAAGAAGTAGCTTCTCTACCAACACCAGTAAAAGCAAAAAGACCAAGAAGAAAGAAGATTGTAAAGAATGACGACTAATTTAGTCTGTATAGCTACGCGGAAGTACATTCAGTACGTACCACAATTCATAGAGTCTGCATTAAAGTTCTTCTTCAATACCGAAGAGGGGTTTCGGCACATTACTATCTTCACGGATGCCTCCGAAGAAACTATGCGCTCTTGGGAAAGTTCTGTAGTTACGTGCGTTACCATCCCATCATATGGTTTTCCTCACGCCACCATGTTACGCTATAGCATTTTTAGTGAACACGCAGAATATCTACGCCCTTACGACTATACTTTCTATGCCGACGTTGACAGTAAATTTGTTAGTCACGTAGGCAACGGAGATATGCTCGCCGAAGTCATAACACATTCACAATGTAAGTACTACGTTGTAGCCCACCCCGGCTTTTGGGATAGTGGAAAAGGATCGTGGGAATCTAGACCAGCATCCTTATGCCATGTACCGGATGGCCGCAAGCTACCCTACGTGGCTGGTGGATTTTTGGGGGCACCTACCACAGACTTCTTAAACCTATCTGAAGTATGTTCTGCGCTGATCAACGGAGATTTGCGTAAAGGTATCACACCTACTTGGCATGACGAATCGGCACTTAATAAGTTCGTGTCTTGTATAGACGACCATTGTATAATTCTACCGCCGGCATACGTTTACCCAGAAGAACGTCCTGCTTGGTTTACATGGACAGGCACGGCAAAAATACTAGCCCTAAAAAAGAATCACGAGGAAATGAGATCATGACCTATAAAGTTTCTGTAGCAATACCTATTGCATACCCAGAAGAGATTACGTTTCTTCGGGGAAATATTGCACACATAGAAAAACACAACCATCCCAGTGTCGATTCCGAGGTTCTTATTATGGATCAAACGGGGACTGGCGACGTTCGTTCCGAGTTTGGGTCCAAGTACAAAGTCATTGAAACACAGCGTATAGACGCCGGATGGCCCCTTGACCTAGCTTGTAGAGCTGCCGAAGGTGAGTACTTCGTATCCTTTGACGTAGACTGTGCGCCGATGCATAATGCGTGGTTATATGCTCCTACTAGGGTCCTAGCAGAATACCCTGACGTGTGTATGGTAGGCAAGGCAACGGGGTTGCACCTACACCACGATTACGCAAAGTGGGGTACGTTCTTCCACATAAACAACTACTACAGGTTCATGCGCACAGAACAAGCTAAGTATGTGTCACAGCAAGTAGGTTTCTTGCGGCCAGAGAACAGACCTAAAGCCAACTTTTACCCAAGCTCTACTTTCGCATTTGAAGCAAACGCTGATAATGGTGTACGAGCTAATAGCTTCACTGACAGAACTGGGATGGGTAAGAAGTTCAGTATTGCCATGAATAAGGTGTTAGGTAACACCCAGCAAATGGGTGTTTATGGCATGGTGCTAGATGGCTTAGTGTTCCACATGGTGTTCTCTTCAAGCAAGGACTGGATCACCAACAAAGCCGTCACTTTGGGGGATGAGTACCTTGGCTGGTATGACCGCATCAACTCTGAAGGGTTTGTTAACGTGTGGCCGGACATACAAGCCGCCCTTAAACCTAAGTATGAAATCCTGTATGATCGTCATCTGTGGGACGGTACCCAAGAATTAAAGCTAACACCCCAAGATGACTTGTTTAGAAATTTTTCTGCATGGAAATCTGAATCAAATGAAATCTAACCATTTTAACTGGTCATATCTTTTTGAAGATTCTTCCGTAGATTCATTCTTGAAGGAAGAAAGACATTGGGGTCAAGGACAAGGCCCAGACAATCCCGGTAGACAGGCATGGTTAAACCGCGTTAAAGCATTGTCGCGTCCAGCAATCATTGGTGAGCTTGGACCAGGTATTGGTGTTGATTATGGACTATTGCAAGACAGTGGACTCCTCTCTGGTATTACTTACCACGCACTAGATGTAACCCCAGAGTTCTGTGTTCACTTAGCCAAGACATATCCAGATCTTAAAGTAACCAATATCAACGGGTATGACATTCCATTCACTGACTGCTATTTCGATGTATTCTACATGCGGCACGTCCTAGAACACCAAGAGAATTACCGCTGGCAATTGCGTGAGATATTTAGAGTAACCCGCAACGAAATTTTTATCAACTTTTTCTTACCACTCACAGAGTCTCCCGCAGACAATATTAAGTTTGATAATATTTTTTATCATAATCAATACTCTAAAACGTTGTTTGAAAAGTTCTGTAGCAAGTATGGATGGGTTATTAATTCTGATACTACCAATACCACAATCATCGATGACGTAGAATACTCTGATGAAATCGTAGTACTATATAAGGTGTAATCTTATGAGAGTTGGAGTAATCCTCTACCATAAAAATATAGAAAAATACAAAAAGCACTGGATAGATAAATGTGTGTCTTCTATAGAACTACAAACATACCAAAACTTCGATGTATGCGAGTTGTGTTATGGAGACACTGTAGTGACGGTAGCAGACCATATAGAACGTGTCCCAGAATTTCCAAACTACAAATTCCATTCATTACCACTGCCCAACCATGTTCATGCTCAAAATAGCCTGTTAGATGCCTGCTTCAAACACAACGATTATGACTATGTTTTTAATATTAACGTTGACGACTACTACGACAGACGCCGTTTCGAGTGCCAACTAACAATGATAGAACAAGGTTATGATCTTGTAGCATCTAATTTCCAGCACGTTGAGGAAGGCCCTAACGGGTATGACGTTGTAGGCTACACATTTCCCGCGTCCAAGTACAGTGTGGGCGAGGAACTCATGCGGGATCATAATGTTATAGGGCATTCGTCAGTGTGTTATTCTCGAAATTTTTGGTTGACATATGGACCTTATCCTGATAGTATCCCCACTGAGGATTTGCTGCTGTGGAAGTTAGCCGTGTCTCGCGGAGCCGTCATTGGTATTTACCCAGAGGTTCTGATGTACTACCGCAGACATAACCAGCAAATATGTAAATGAAAATAAAAACTGACTTCACCACAGAATACGGTGTTCAATACAAAGAAACTTTAGGCTACCCATCTTTGTTTCATTGGTGCTGTGGTTTTAGAATGTACAGAATTATTTCTATATACAAATCAGACACCAAAGGCATCCATCGAGGCGGGTTAGTTGGTTGGATTTGTAGAGCATGTGGCACACGGAAAGACACATCATATGATTAACTTGATTATTCCCGACATCCATAACAAGATCAACATTGCGGAAACGATCTTAAAAAATTACCTGTACGATCATGCTTGGTTTTTAGGTGACTACTTCGATGACTTTCACGACAGTGCTGAAGAGATTGTTGCCGTCGCTAGTTGGATAAAAAAGAAACTACAAGACCCCAAGGTTACGTTGTTGTTGGGTAACCACGACTATCACTATTGGAAGCCGTTCTTACAGAAATGCAGCGGCTACACAGAAAGAAAGTACGGTGCTATAAGAACCATACTGTCTGAGGTAGACTTTGAGAGTATGCATACTCACGCTTGGGTAGATGGCTGGCTATTGTCTCATGCTGGCTACTCTAAGTATTACGCAGACCCGATTGAAGGTTTAACGCCCAAAATTACGGCTAAGCTAGATCAAAAAATGCGTGATAGCCACGCTGCCAGAAAATTACCAGAACTTTTTTGGTGCGGACAAGATCGTTACGGTGTCAACCACCACTCCGGTATTATCTGGCAAGATTGGTTTACTGCTAGGAAAGTGCCGGGGGTTAATCAGATCATGGGACATACTCCCCAACGCAACTGGAGAGAGCATGAAGGTGACTACTGCCTAGACACTGGCTTACATTGTGTTGGGCTACTTGAAGACGGTAAACTAACAGTAGAGTATCTATAACCGGAGACACACTATGAATCTAAACGACCCAAAGACAATATTTGCAGTAAGAACTTTCCTGAAAGATCTACATCACACCGATTGGGAAAACCAATGGATAGCAGTGCGTGTGCAGGAACCACATAGATACCACAACGATCAGCCGTATTATGTGGCAGGTCAGTTAGATATTTCAGACGGTTCCCACACAGCTAGTTTCCATGTGGATTTCAAATCAAAAGATGAAGCAGATAAAATTCTAGAATCACTCAAAATACTTTCTAACACTTTAGTAGTATTGATTGACAAGATAGAAGAAAGTGGTGACAAACTTTCACAACTTAACGCTGGTCATAGAATCTGATGTCTAACACGTGGTTTTCTGCTGACCTACACTTGGGTCACTTTAACATCAATAAATATTGCAATCGACCTTTTCTTACTAAAGAACTTTCAGAAGAGCTTGCTATACTAGAAGCGTCCAAACCCAGTGTAACTGGTATTGGCCGTATGCACGATATTAAACGAAAAGTTACTTGGACGATGGACGAAACCATTATAGGTAACTGGAACAATGTCATCAAAGATGACGATGTTGTTTACCTTTTGGGTGATCTATGTTTTGCAGATGTAGATAAAGCACGGGAGTATATCAAAAGACTTAAAGGTAAAATTCATTTCATAGAAGGCAACCACGACAAGCCTCTGGCAAACCTGAAGCACCTGTTTGTGTCCTATCGCAAATACAGTGAAATAACAATGGATAATGTCCCTGTAACATTATGTCATTATGCGTTGCGGGTTTGGAACAAGTCTCACCGGGGAGCCTACAGCCTTTATGGGCACTCCCACGGATCATTGCCTGACGATCCTATGGCTCTTTCGTTTGACTGTGGAGTAGATACCAACAATTTCTGTCCTTACAGTTGGGAAGATGTTACTAAGAAGATGGCTACAAAGACATGGAAACCCATAGATCATCATGGTCTACACTAGTATAAAGGAAGTACTTAATGAAAGTTTGTATAGTTCTGGGAACAAGACCGGAAGTAATAAAGTTCACTCCAATAATAGAAGCACTCAAGAAGAACCCAACGATTGACTTGAGTGTTATAAGTACCGGGCAGCATACCACATTGCTGGACGTGCTGCCCTTGGATTGCACAGAGACGCTTGTATGGCAAGCACAAGAAGGCCACACCCTGTCAGGGACCTTGGCCGCAATGCTGTCGCGGTTGGACGTGGCTATACAACGTGTTGCCCCAGACATGATACTTGTTCAAGGTGATACCACTTCAGCTTTGTGCGGGGCGCTGGCGGCTGCTAATTACCAAATCCCTCTAGGACACGTTGAAGCTGGCTTACGCACATACGACAAGTCCAGCCCCTTCCCTGAAGAGAACATACGTCGCATCATATCGTCTGTGGCTGACCATCACTTTTGCATCTCCGGTACATCGATGGACAACCTCATAAAAGAGAATGTTGGTGGTAAAAAATATCTTACAGGGTCTACTGCTATCGACATGGTACACAGAATTAAACACATACATATCCCTAGTCCTAAAAAAACTATCTTACTAACTTTACATCGAAGAGAGAATTTAGATACTGACCGTGCAGCTAACTACCTGAAACAAATCATACGCTTTTTGAATGAGCATAATGAGGTCGGAAACGACCGAATAACTTGTCTGTGGGTAACACACCCCAACCCCAAAGTAAAAGCGTTGATCGACAGTTTAGATATTCCTACCAACATGGGGATCGTTGAGGCTGCCGACTACAATCACTTCATTCAGTGGTGTAAATGGTCATGGGTTATATGCTCTGACTCTGGCGGAATCCAAGAAGAGAACACTGTATTACAGCGACCGCTGTTTATTCTCAGGGATACCACAGAGCGACCGGAAGTCCTAGACTCACCCAACGTAGTGCTGGTGACTCACCCAGAAGCACTGTGGGTATGGCTACAAGACCTGTGGATCAGACCGGAACGTTACCACAACAACGGTGTACGCAATGAGTTTAACTCTGTCATACCAGAATCTGAAATCTTTGGTGCGGGCACTGCTGGCGAACGCATCGCAGATATCATTGGGACACTATGAACGTAAAGAACACCCTACAAAAGTTATTGCCCTTGGAAGATTTAATTTGGGAACATGAACGTGAATTCCTCAGAGAGTTTTGCCACAATGGTGACGACTTGATTGGATTGTATTTCTCAAGCGAGTGTTGTAGATTTGTTTACTTGCTACCTGAAGGACAGCACGTAATTGATACGATAAGTGCTAATAAACTAGACTGGTGGTTACACTCCATCGGTTTGTACGGGAGAGTTTAATGCCAATATTGGAATTCAAGTGTAAAAAACATGGGCCATTTGAAATGATTATTCTTAGCTGGGATAAAGCAGCGGAGTGTAGGCGGGCACCGTGTCCTACGTGCAAACACCACGCCCCTAAGGTAGAGTTTTCAACACCAGCTAGATTTATGGGGTGCTTTGGAGAAAACAACGCAACTCCACCCGCACCCTCAAAAAGACATTCAACAAAGAAGATGGACAAAAAAGGAAACACATAATGAAAACTAAGAAAACCAAAATTAAGAAGCCAGCTATCAAGAAAGCAACTACCGTAGAATTGCGAGAAGAGAACAAGTCTCTAAAAGAAACGTTAGCGATGGCTGACCGCATCATTTTCAATTTGGTACAACAGCATCACGATGATGAATTCAAAGACGGTTATCGTGAATGTTACAGAATTAGCGCACCTGGTTTAGACCTGACGGACCCTAATGAATACAAGTGGGAAATCGATAGAGATATCCTAAAACAGCAGAACGTAATAGCCGTTGCTAAGTTCTCATTGATTAAACAGATATACCCATTCGAAAGACCAGAAGATCATGTCTCCCCTGTCTACGGGAAAGGCTAATTCATGCGGGTGTTCGTTCTTGGTAGTAAAGGCATGTTGGGTCACGTTGTATCAAGATATCTCAAAGAACAATCTTATGAAGTCGTAGATGTTCCTAGAGAAAAGCTTGATGCAGCGCAGCACTTAGACCTTATAGACTGGAAGATACGTCCTTGGTGTTTACAACCCTCAGATGTCGTTATCAACTGTATAGGAATCGTGCCGCAAATAGAATCCGATCTTAAAACAGAACATCAAGTAAATGCGGTGTTCCCACACAGTCTAGTAAGATGCGTAGACACACGTGTGATACACATAAGCACCAACTGCGTGTTCTCTGGGATAGAACGTAGAGCTTACACACACGCTGGATATACAGAGCATGATTTACCAAGACCCAGTAAAAGCTATGGTATAACAAAACTTCAAGGTGAGGTACCCCTGCACTCGATGGTGCTACGCACGTCTGTCATTGGCCCTCAAATAAAAGGTATGTACGGATTTCATGCTAAGGCACGATTGGGTATGATTACTGACGGTTACGTCGATCATTACTGGAACGGGGTAACCACACTACAATTGGCAAAAACCATTGAGTGGATTATCAAAAAGCATCTGTTCAACTTTGGCGTGTACCACATACACTCTCCTAACATAATGTCAAAGTATGACCTTATAAAAGAGATACTACATGTCAATACCTCACACTGGAACATTAATCCAAAGCTAGCTGGTGGAGAAAATCTTACTCTGTGGTCCTTCCACCAAAATATCAACCATCCTAACATAGACTGCACAATTCAGAGGCAACTAAGGGAACTTCATAAATGGTACTAACACGCATATACGCTGTCCATTACAATCGTTCAGATTTTATTGAACTACAAAAGCAGTGCTTGGATAGATGGTTTCGTACGCCCTTCGAATACATCGTAATCAACAATGGGCGTGATCCAGATACACGCTCACAGCTAGCATATGCTGCTGCTAAGATCGGCTCTGATATTATTTACACCCATTCAGACACAGGCTTTGACAAAGCAGGTAAGCACCATGCAGACGCCCTCAACCAAGCTTGGAAAGAGCATATAACCAAGCACAACGACTTGGCTATGGTTCTAGACGGCGATGTGTTCTTGTTGGACAACTTCACTATCACAGATATACTATCTCAAACAAAACCAATCTTCGGAGTACCACAACATCGCAAGGTGTTCAACTATATTTCACCCACGCTGGTAGGAATGGATCTAGCAAAGATAACATTACTAGAAGAAATAGATTGGGAAGGAAAAGAGATAGTACCTAAGGTACACTTGGACACTGGTGGAGGGTTGCATCCGTGGTGTCATGCTGGCGTTGTACGCCCCATCTCGAATACATGGCATATCAAAGCAGACAACAACAATCTACACACGCTGCCGGACGCTGTAATGACTACGTATAGAGAAGGATTCGATGTTGAACTATACGGTGACAAGTGGCTGCACTACTGTAGATCGTCCGGTTGGGACTGGCCCACAGAAGACTACGTACATCTAAAGTCAGTTTGGCTACGGAATTTCCTTGACATGCGGCTAGCGTGTGATATACAATTGAAGTACACTGGCTTCAATATCGGAGTCAATGACTATTTGGGTTGGGTATAAGGAAGTATGGGAGAACCAGGCAATCCACTGCCCCGCTAAGGCAAGGTCGCCCCACCGGGCGTGCATGTTCGAATCGTGCTACTTCCGCCACATATATGAAAATGTTCGAAGACGAATTTCCCTGCATGGGACTATCACCACGTAGCTGGTCAGAAACCTCAGATACGACTATAGCTGTAACTAACTACAAAAAACAACTACTAGAAAAACCATCAATGATTCCCTTTGCAAAATTTACTAGATCAAACGGCGCTACTATATACGTCAATGCTAACAACATAGCTTACCTAGTATCAGTAGGAGAGACTCAGGTACGACTTGTCTTCGTGGGCGGTCCAGAGCCTGCCAACGATACAGTTATCGTACAAGGAAGTATTAGCCAAGTTGCCGACAGCCTTAGGTCCATAGGAGAAAAACATGTGTAAATGCGGCCACACTCTTCTAGAACATAATGAGTTATCACACATTCTTTCATGCCCAAGGCTGGGGTGTAGTCAGTGTTCCTGTGAAGAATACTCCCCAAAGGATACTAATGAGTAAGTTCTTCTGGCAGTTTATGGGAGACTTTACAGATATCCTAGATAAAGCTTTTAACTTCACAAGCGAAGTCTTTACGACCGTGCTTCAAATAATTGGCATAGCTGTGTTGGGTATTTGTGCCGCAGCAATGTTAGCTATACCATTTGCGTTATATTGTGTGTACAGAGGAATAAAATGGCTGTTCGTTGGATCGGTGGCTGGTCAAAACCAAGATTAGCCACCAACAAAAATCAGATGAAAGTACTTATCACAGGTGGGGCTGGGTTCTTAGGTACTCAGCTAACTAAGCACTTCCTAGCACAAGACAACGAAGTAGTTGTAGCTAGTCGTGACGAAGCTAAGCACTGGAAGCTTAAACACTCGGTAGATAACGACCCACGCTTAACTACCTTTGTCTGGAATGCCGCCGACCAGCATTACCTGAACGTCACTGGTATACTTCACTCCGTAGAGCCTGACGTTATCATCATGACTCACGCACTGAAACGTATTGACGTGTGTGAAGCACAACCGGACGAGGCTTTAGAAATCAACACAGTTGCAGTACAACGGTTGCTGGAATACGTCATGTATTTCAAACCCAAGAATCTAAAAAACGTTGTGCTGATAAGTACAGACAAGGCAGCAAACCCGATATCCACATACGGCACCACAAAACTTCTGGCAGAACAGTTTATGCGCCACGCCCAATCCGCGATGGGCAACCAAACAAAGTTTGTTGTAGTACGCTATGGCAATGTACTAGACAGCACTGGTAGCGTCATACCATACATCAAGAACCGTATTGGCTTTGGGCAACCCTTACAGATCACAGACCCAACCATGACTCGGTTTATCTTCTCATCCAGAGATGCTGTGGATATGGTTGTGCATATGATTACGAACAATGAATCCGGCCTGTGGATTCCCGGTAGGATACCGTCAATGAACATAGGCCATCTGTTTGAGCTATATTCTGAAAAGTATAGCCGAGCCGTTGAGCACGGCCCTCAAAGAGCATTCCCAGAAAAACCACATGAAGTCCTCAATACGGAGCACGAACAAATACAGTGGCTCCCGTACAAATGCCCTGTACCCATACGGGGTGTCTCACGGCAAGATTTTACTTGCCCCTATCAAGAGCTAAAGGTAGGTCGTGCTCAACAAATCATTTCTTCAGAAGACGTGCAAATAACAAAACAAGAACTCAAACTTCTACTAGAAAGAGAAAACTTACTGTGATTGAAAAAGGCCACACCATACCGTGTTTAGACCACGGCTTTGTTAGACTAATAGATTATTTAGGCACTGAACAACGCATCGTTGAAGCAGCTAGGGTATCCTATAAATCTCCGTCTAAGGGAGATGACGCTGATAAAAAACTTATAGCTTATCTGTACAAGAATAGGCACACTAGTCCCTTTGAGCAATGCAATATCACCTACAACATAAAATTACCTTTGTTTGTTCAAGGACAGCTAGTCAGACACAGAACACAGAGACTTAACCAAATGTCTGCACGTTACACAGAAATGCCGGATGAGTTTTATATTCCATCAGAATGGCGTCCACAAGACACCAAGAATAAACAAGGAAGTACCGAACAAGTTGGGTGGAATCCATCCGTAAAGGTCATGATGCCAAACCCACAGGTGTTAGGATCTGGCAATATACCAAATGGTCCGCTATGCGGTGACAAGCTTGGTGAAGAACCCTACCTATACACATACGAAGCTACTGCAATGGTTAATCACCACTGTAAGATCTCATATCAAAAATACGAATCCCTGCTACACGCCGGTGTAGCCAAGGAAATGTCACGCATGATCTTACCCCAGAACTTATACACAGAAATATACTCCAACTGGGATTTACACAATCTTATGCACATGTTTACATTGCGACTAGATGCACACGCCCAACTAGAAATTAGGGTATTTGCACAAGCAATGTTTGACATCTTCGAGGCATTATATCCGTGGGTTTCGGAAGCTTACAAAAAATACACATGGGTGGTTAAAGAACAGTGATTGACTATAGTAAATGTATAAGAAAAGAAGCACGACCCCCACGCAAGAGAATTAGAGGCAGTGGTTCTATTTACTACGATCCAAACTACGTTTATATTTTTCAGTGTAGTTCGTGCAGCAAAGAAATGCCTCTGCAACCGAACAAGTGGAAGACCCACTCAGGATACTGTGTGCGATGTGTTAAACGTAAGAATAAACCTTATCACACACTGTACGCAAGGCTGCTCACTTCCGCAAAGAAGGAAGGTAGGGAAGTGGAACTAACCTACGAAGAGTTTGAGTTCTTAACACAAATAGGCGTGTGTAACTACTGCAACTCAGAAATTAAATGGAATGAATTTAAGGCTGGGCCATACAATCTAGATAGGAAAGATAATACTAAAGGATATTCTTTTGAAAATGTAGTAGTTAGTTGTAAGGAATGTAACTTCATGAAAAATAGATTTTATAGCTTTGAAGAGTTCAAGGCTATATCAGAAGTTTTAAAAATCATGCGTGGAAATAGTAAAGAGAGAAAAACTGACTTAATTAGCTCACTTTGCTATACTCCACATACCAGTCTCTAATAGTTAATTTCTTTTTGTTTGTAATACTCTATAGCGCTCTTGATTTCAATAGCGACCTCGCGCCCAGACAGTTCATTGCGCATCCCCATAGATTCAATGTGCGGGGCGTTATTGAAGTCAATAGCATACACCGTACCCTTAAACACAACGTAGTCTATTGAATACAGTGCATACGGAATTTTGTCGTTGTAAGAATCATACGCTGAAATACATCGCAGAGATATCTCTCGATCTCTCGAATAGTCCGCCTTCCAAGAACTTCCCGTCACTATAAAGCCAAACGCCTTAGATCCCACCTTAACAAACTTGTACACCGAATACTTCCTAGCATTAACATTCCCCAGAAAGTGGGTAACAAACACACTAGGAAACTTCTCTAAGCAAGACTTGGCATCCAACAGGACCTTACCCTCCCCTCCATTGGCGCGAGTGTCCATGTGTGCTATGAAGTGCAGGTTGTCGGTTTGGTAAGCGTCCACAGCCTTCGGTATAACGGTCGCAGCCATACCATGAGTAGGTACCTTAAAGCCCCACTCAAGCAGACGTGACATCATGACGGGCCTGTCCATGTTAGGCTCTGCGTGCCTCTCCCAGACATACCCGTCCTTATCAAACCACGTATCGTAGTAGTCAGACCAAAAACAAGAAAGTTTTACTTTCACTTATTTAATTAGGTTGATGATTGCATCTGCCTTAGTGATAATCCACTTGGTAACAAATGGTGCAACCAACTCCGTAGTAACACCCAAGAACAACGCAATGGATGCGTGATGGTGTAACGGCCCCAGCAGTTCGAACAGTAGCGGAAAAGGAACTTTGTCTATGTACACAGCACTACCCAGCCAACTCGCACTTAAAGTAGCTAGCCAGCTAGCAGCATTTAACAAACTCGGTTCAAAAAACCAATCGAATGTAGCACGTTTAATTTTAGTTCTAGGCTTCTTTCCGTACGTAATGTACGAGATATACTTGTACAGCAGTACACTAAGTGTACCCGTAAACCACAATATGTATAGATACATTTACCTTACCTTAAGGTCTATTTGTATAGAACCTTGATGTAGCAGATTCTGGTCCTTCCTTCCCGTCCACGATGTACACACGCACAAAGTACCAGTAGTTAGTTTTGCGTGCCGCAGACGTGTCGTAGAATATCAACTTATCAGTCCAACCGATCTTAACGGCGTCAGACATGTCACTACGCTGCGCACGGTAAATCGAGTACTTCAGCGCCACACCAGGTTCAATCTGCGAGCCGTCAACGTATTTAGTGGGCGCAAACCAACTACACGAGACAGTGGCTGCACTCAGGCAACCACCGCTCAGTACCAGTAACAATAAAGCACAAATTATACTCTTCATGTTATTTTACAGTGAAACCTGTTGCTGCTCCGGGGATCTTGTCAGAGAAATTGAAACGAACGATGACAGACTTTGCCCCTTCGACGCCATCAGTACTCACTCCCGAAACCTGATAATAATAAGTAGTCGTACCCGCCAGAGTCGTGTCCACATAAGTCAATGCCGTAATAGCGGAGGCATTTAATTTAGTAGCGGCGGACCCGTCAGCGTTAACACTACGATAAACGTTGTATGTCACTCCGGTAACTGGGGTGCCATTAGTGCTTGTAGTGATTGCATTCCACGATGCTGTTGCCTTAGGTGTAGTCTGCGCAAACGCCGACCCTATTAACAACATTACCACAAACAGTACTACAGTTAGCTTTTTATACATTGTTTAAACCCTTTCACTTCACAGCCGCACTAACTACGACAGCGGTTACGGCTATCTCCACTGCCTTCCATCCAAAGTCCTTCACCTTCTGCCACTTCGACTTTTTGGCTGCGGTCTTGTATTTTTCCAAAGCAGCTTTATAGTCTTCCATGACTAGCTTGTAATCCTCTAACAACTTCTTGCTTTCGGCCAACACCGTTTGTGTTTGCCCCAGTAATTCAGTAAGCTGTTGAGTCTTACCCTGCTCCAGCTCTAGTTCTTGCTGTAGCGCTTTAAGATCAGCCTCTAGCCTAGTTAGCTGAATGCTTTGGGCTACTACCTTCTGTGTATCTTCTTTAGTAAATTCGATGCCAGTTGCGGTCGGGGTAACCACCATGTTCGTGTACTTCGCCACGTCCTTGACAACTTCGGGGACTTGGCGAGTCGGGGCAGTGACTTCTTCGACCTTCTTCGTGGTTTCAACGGCTCGTGCCGATCTGAGTTTACGCAACTCACTCTGCTGAACCGATAACTGTTTGATTAATTCTTCGCGCTTTGCTGTTTCTTCGTTAAGTGCTGCTATTAGCTTTTGATTAACTGCACTATGTTCTAATACCAGTTTTTCTTTTTCTTTGGCTTCCGCTTCTTTAATCTCTGCAACTGCAATTGCTGCTTTGTAGTCTGCATACCCTGTAACAAACTTATACCCTCCGTAAAGCAACACCAGTCCAACAATTCCAACCACCAAGAAGTTTGTAGTGAAAGAACGATTCTTCAATCCAACAACTACTTCATTGATCTTTTGGGTATCCATTGTTTATCTTCTTCCAGACGATCCTAGAGTTATTCTTAGGATGACTCAGCACGTGCACACGAAAGAACGCGTCAAACGACATATATACACCGATTGACGAATCCCCATGAGCGGCGGCATCAACATCAGTCCGCCAGCACACGGCAACAAGGCCATTATGAAACACAATACCATCTAGTACACGGCCTGTAGAACTAACTCCAGAAGAATCAAATTCGCGGTACAAGGTAAACATTCTTGGTTCTGGAATTTTAGACACATTTAACCTTTCTTACTGTAAAGTCTCTGGTTGGTTCTGCTGTCTTAACTGGTCTATGAACTGCCCCACTACGTCTAAGTCCCGAACTATCAAACTAAAACACTCTTCCGCACTTCTACGTAAATCTTCAAGCTCACCGTCATTGCAACGTATCTCAGCGAAATGCCCTGCGTAATGCTCTAGTTCCGTTTCAGACGGATGGCTGTGGTCTATCCCAGAAGCCATGTAGCGTTCCTGGTTCTTGTATCGCTCTACTTTTACGTAGTATCCTTCTCGATCTTTAATCCATTCTGCTTCATTCCTAAAACGAACATCTGAAACCAATGCTATCTGTGGTAGTTCAATATCTAACCTGCCTGATAATTTCTTAACCCAGTACTCTGAGTCTTGCACTCTACGAAACTCAGTGCCCCACCATTGTAACAATTCCCTACATTTTCCCTCTTTGTCCGGCCTGTAAGGGATTCCGTATTCCTCACACAACTGGCGTTCTCGCCCACGGACTTCAGCTTTAAGTTCATCTGCAAACGCATACCGTTTAATCTCGTATGGCCCGCCGTTTTCTTTGTGGAATTTGTCAATAATAAACTGACATACGGTGTCTTTACCGCAGCGAGCGCGGTGACCGAACCCGATGATAATCATGTTAAACCTTTCTTATCCAGTGGATTAGTACCGATGCACCGCAAACGATGGCCGATACTTTCAACGCAGTGCTTAATGCCAGTACGTCTGTAGCTATCACAGGCGACAACAACAACGCAACCCAGCCTGCCGCTAGGTAGACTAAACTACCTAGCAAGCAAGCCGCAACTGCCCAAGCTGCAAATTCTGTAGCGATCTTAATAATCATCTTCCGTGCTTTTTTAAGAACTCCTTGGTGTACCTAGAATATTGATTTTCTGGTTTCTCTGATCTTATAGAACCAACATCTAAATTATACAGCCAAGTTTTCGGATGCCGCGCCGAAATGCCAAACATAGTCTGGGAAGCTTCGACCAGCGGATGTAGCTTCCACGCTAATCCCAACTCAGACTGTCCGCCCAAGCAGGAATTTACAATTAGCTTTTCTCTAATAATTGAATGGTGGAAGTGGCCGCACAAAATGATATCGAATGAATTACCCGTATCTTTAGAAAACTCTCGATAAATCTTTGAATCGAACATCGCCATAACAGCGTCTTCTAAAGATTCTAGGCGGTTCATCTTTGCATCGGTTCCATGCATCAAGATGTACTTGTGCCCAAACTGCTTTACGGGAACAACGTACCCCGGATGTATTCTAATTGTAACACTTGGGTCATCTTCAAAATAATATGCCAACATCTCGAAGATCACATAATCCCACGTGTCGTATGCCATTCTCTTGGAAAATAGCTTTGCTGAAAATCTGCCGTGATTTCCAGCCAGACAATCTATCTCGATAGGGATACCCAGTTCCTTCAGGTCTAATATTGCCATGTGTAACAGTCGCGCCGTGAGGATGGCTGCCGAACTGTCATTCATGTCATTAGTAAGTTCAAGGTCTGAAACATGTGACCCTGAAATCATATCTCCCAAAATAGAAATCCAAATCTTGTCAAAGTTATACGCTGTACGGTGAAACCCAACAATCTGTTTAGTAGACTTGACTATTTCCGCTATTCTATTTGCGGCAATCACACTATTAAACTTGTTAGCATTATTAGTTTCTTTATCTGATATAACTTCTGTTACGTGCCAGTCACTCCATACTAGTGCTGCAACTTCAGAGTGTCCGAAAGCAAGGTCCTTCTCAACCTTGGTGGGGCTAACCACAAAAGGCTGCGACTTCTCCCGCTTAAGAACACCCGTAAGTTCGTCGATAACTTGCTCGAAGTCGAAACCGCCTCGCCTTAACAATTTCTTATTCAAGCTACGCAAATCGGCGTTTTCCGAAGTCAGGCGCTCCAACACTCGGAGGCGTTTTTCTTCGGCTGATAAAGGTTTGGTCATTGACCCTCTCTTTCGTCCTTCTATTGGTGAGAGATGGTAGCACTTGAACCGTCAAAAGTCAAGCTAAATCTTGAATAGAAATCTCAAGACTAGTTCGCCTGCAATGACTAAGCCCATACCGATTGCCCCCAATCGTTCACAACGGGACAGCCGCCTGTCTTGCGCCATAACTTCTTCTTGGCTCGCCTTATCCTGCTCTAATCTCAGTAGGCGTACTTCGTGTTTCACAAACTCTTCTTTTTCCACCTTGTCTCTCTCCAGTGTTGTCAGACGATAATTGGTACCATCCTTCAACTCCTTGAGATCTTTATACATCTCTGTCTGAATTGTGCGTACTTCAATTAAAATATCGTGATCTTCAGTCATCCAAATCTCCGCTATGAAGTTCGTGTAATTCCAGTTGGATCTGTCGGCGTACCACTCAATGTAAATGTGGCTGCCGTCGTGGTACCGTCTAACTTCTTCATTGTAATAGTCAGAGACGACTTGTCAAACTCGTTCTGACGCTGCATAATCATCAACAAAAACTGCCCCAAGTTGGGTATTACGCCGTCTGCGGCATATGTCTCAGAGGCGGGAGACGACAGCCAAAACGCTGATGTGATAGCACTTAGCGCTGACGCTGCTAATGTGCCAGACGTGATTGAATTACTACCCAAAGTTCCGACTGACACAAGCCCACTGGACAAACTAATTTCGTTAGAACCCGTGCCTGATCTTAGCTTTACGGAGTTATTTGCATCGACTGTAGGCAACCCCCCGTTAGCTGCCGCTGCTACGTTTGGAATTGCTCCTGCCGCAACAGCAGACCCACCACACTGAGTCACGTTAACAGCAGCAATACCAGAGGTTAAAGACACCTGTCCTGCACTCGTACCTGACTGTATCTGTATGCGTCCAGATGAGTCTACTACAAAAACGTCTAACGGGTAAGTGATGTTTACTTCGTCACAACCGGATGAACGCATGTTCAAATGTACCCAATCAGAGCCAGTAGCCCAAAACGCGTCCGTCACATCAAAGCGATATACTCCGGGCATGTTGGTAGAATCAACCTCTCGCCACCCTCCATCAGCGTGAGCAGTGTTGTTCGCAGCAAGTGTTGAACTAGGCGAGAAATTAACCGCTGTGGAAGCTCCCTGCCGATAGTAATACGCAGTGACACTACCAAAAGCAACACCCGTTTTACCGACCCCTGTGGAACTGTCATATAGGGTAACTTCCAAGGAAAGATCTACTCCACCTGGAGGAATGCCACCCCTCATTTTATTAGACATCTATATACCTCACTATGAAGTTGGTGGAGTAAACTGCAAGTAAAAAGCAGTCAATCTCACCACACCGGCTGACGGTGTACCACCATTCGCCGTAATTCTAATCTTTGCTGTTGAGCTTTGAGTTGGTCCGGCAGCATCCGTAGTTACAGCCCCTTTCATGTGATTCAACCCCACACCAGTTGTTCCAGATGAAAGTGCCATGCCGGTAATAAACCTAGCCGCAGTAGTTGGGTCACCTATATCGATTGAAGTTACACCACCACCACTGATGGTGGTTGTTACTCTAGCCACCACTGCTTCTAATAAAGCATTTGCAGGTAAGTCAATGGTAGTATCAGAAGTCGTTCCAATAGTACTTAGGGTTTTTAATTCGGTAACATAACCCTGAGTGACCTTGGCACCATTAGCCGTAGTTTCCTGAGCTTGAGTACCAAACCATGTGTTGTTCGCAGTGAAGAAATTCAGCGAACGTCTAATCCAATTAACTGTCATTTCTTCTCCTAGTTGTCATAAATCGTTACGCCTCTGCGTATATAGATGTTCTCCGTTCCAGGATTGTCAATCGTTATATAAGGGATTAAATAAATGTCGGCGCTCATACTAGCTTTACCACTATTACCGATTTGATTATCCCTGATTACGCCACCTTGTGACGGGTTTAAACCACCAGTAGCAATACCATAACCAGCGGCGGTTGCTTCTGGATTGTCCTCTCCAACACCAACAGTTCTTGTAGAGCTATATGGAGAATACTGTGTATCAGAACTTCTGTACGCTCTAATTCTATACGAGTAAATACCGCCGGTCACCACGTTAGTATCTGTAAAGGTTTGAACATCAGCCGCAGTAACAAATAAAGTTTCGAAAGTTCCACTGGACCCTATTTTACGTTCAATAATATAAGCGGTTTCTGTAGTTGCATTATCAACCCAAATCAATTTTACTTGCGGGTTACCCGACACAAACTCAGCCACGGCTGATGAGAAAGTCGGAGAAGTGAGATTTGACACCACCAAACTATCGGTGGTTATAGCACCGGAAGCTGCATAAGTAGACTCTCCGTATTGATTGACTGCTTTAACTCGGTACAAGTAAGAAACATCGTATGACAGCCCAGTATCAGAATATGAAACAGAATCTGCTGGCAGACTAGTTACTGTTCTCCACGTAGCATCAACGTTGCTAGATCTCTGTAAAATGAAGTTACTCTCATTGTTAGAATTATCATTCCACAAAAGATCAATAGTGTTTGCAGTCGAGGCCCCAGTCAGGTTAGACGGTGGCAACGGTGGTGCCGTATCAGTACCTGGATCTGGCACAGGATCGGGCGTAAAAGCTGGCAATGTAATTTCCGCAATATTAGAATAAGTACTATATCCGCCAGCATGTTGATTTCTGACTCGGTATCTATAGACAGTGGAAGGGGTAAGCGTACGGTCATACCCATCCAAAAAATAAGCAAGTCCAGTGCTTGTCAAAACATACGGGTCCACAAGGTCCGTGGCAAACTCCGTAAAGCCACTACACGCAGCACCTGTACAGAACTCCAAACTGAAGAACACGCTGTTAGCCGTAGCTCCAGGTTCCCAGACTAAATAAACCACAAGTCTCTGACCAATAGTAAACTGTTTAACAGTGTAGCTTGCTTCTAAATTATTAGGTGGAAAATCTAATATACCCATATCACTTAGTCAAATTGTAGAGGATAACCATGTCCATTATTTTTAATCTGATTATCACTAATAATGAAGTCTTTCAAACCATCAATCAAAATACCGCTAGCTCCGTTACTGCAAACAACATTGTCTTGTATTGTGACACCCTCAGTAAGCGCTCCTTGTTGAGCCGCTCCCAAAATTCTAATACCATCAGAACCATTACGACAGAATATGTTATCCGTGATTGTTAGACGTGCATCCAACCCCGCCGCTAAATCATAGATGTCTTGGTCAAAGGCCATGTCTTTTTCAACGAACTCCATGCCATAGTCTGTGAACCAAACAGCGTTACCCATACCAGGTGTAACTAAATCGTCGAGGTTGCCGCACAAACCATCATCAGTTGGTAAAGTACCAACAACAGTTCCGGGGATAGACGTTCCGTAGTTATTCGGTTCTGGAGAGGCACCAGTAATCTCCAAAAAGAATCTAGTAACAGCGACGTTTGTATCTGGAGGAAGTGCACCACAAGCTGCAAAGGCTCTTATTTCGGATGCTGTAAGAGCACGAGCAATCACTGCAACTCTTGCAATCTTACCGTTAAAGGCATGCTGTGGAGTCAAGCCGTACATGTTTATCCCGATACCACACGCAACTGAGCCGTTAGGTGCTATAGCATGACCACCACTTCTAGTACCAACCAGTTGCACGCTGCCTGGAGTAAACCCAGCATAAAAATCAGCAATAACAGGAGCACCAGAAAAAGTAATATTAATACAAACAAACAACGGCGTACCAGCCACCAAAAAGTTTGACGGTGCACCACCAGCAGTTGTAAGTGGAACCTTCAGAGAATAGTCTGTCCAGTTACCTGCCACTAGTGGCTCTGTTGACCAAAATAATTCTAGTTCATTTGAAGCAGTTATTCGCATAGAATAACCAGAGTCATATCTATTTCCAAGAATCGTCCCTAATACTCCTATACTGGCAGGTTCAATCCACGCGCACTGACAAGAAGGGTTATTGAATAGTCCCTGCCCAGTTAGTTTAATGTAGTTAGATACAGACCCATCCCACACCCTAGATAACCCAACATCCGCCGGCTCATCCGCTTCAGCACCAGTTGCCCCAGTTAGGTCTGAAATATTGTTACCGTCAATAGTAACTTCAGTACTTGCCCAACATGCCGCACCTCTAAAGACACTGCAATTTTTACTGTAACAGCCAGTAACGTGCACACCGCGACACACATCCAAGTTAATCAAAGCTGTGTCTCTGTCGTTGCTGACGGCGTATTTCAGCGCGGTGTCAAATTTAACGTTATCAAAGTTAACATAAGATGAAAAACCTATTTGAAACTTTTCACCAATTCCATGAGCAATTGTTAAATCTTTAACTGTAAGTTTACTTACTTTATATGCCCGCAATGCCCACAAAGACTTGGCTTGCTTCGCCGCATCTTCTGTCTCGTCCTCTGTAAATTCTCCGTTAGTGTCATAGATACCTTCTAGGTCGATAGTACCTGTACCGTCAATGACAATATCATGATCACCAGAATCTATGTCTCCAACAAAAGAGTTTCGTGCTTCCAAAACAGTTATCTGTCCGTTAGGATAGTTCTGGATTGACGCAAATAATACCCGCAAAGTGCCGTTAACTCTAAAATGTACGCCACTGTCTATCCACAAACAAACCCCAACTGGTCCGTAATATGTTCCATCACACAGATCGTCTTCAACAGGTGCAATATTGGCTATCACGCTACTTGGAACAAGAACGCGGGTTCTTCCCGATCCTGCTAAAACGTTTGCTCTCGCTTGATCCAGTGCTTGTTGGATTTTGGCGGTTTCATCACCAACTCCAGTAACTCCTAAATCTCGTACCACATCAATCCAGTCATCTGTAAAAGGAACAACATCTGGGTCACTTTCACTAGGAAAAACAGACTGTGCAATAAACGTAGAAAATTCTCCGAGCGTGTTATAAAACAATGCGCCCAAAGGAATAGGCTCTATTACAATAACCGCTTGTGGCACAACAATGGGTGGCGGCGTCGGTGTCGGTGGTATATCCGGTGGTGCAGGAGTGCTGTTTAACACCGTAACAGTTATAGTACTTGTTGTAAATGTATTACCAGCAAAGTCTGTAACTACCGCAGAAATTGTATGGGGGCCGTTAGTAGTTGTTGCTGTATTCCACGGCAACGAAAAGCTCGATGAAATCGAAGTTATAGGCCCACCAAGAGGAGCTGAATCTAGATAAAGTTGCACATTGGCCACTCCAACATCGTCGGTGGCAGTACACGTTACTGTAACACTGCCAGCTAGAGTAGCTCCGTTACTTGGTGCACTGATGGACCCAGTAGGCGCAGTAGTATCAGGAGTGCCACCGCCACCATACTCGTAGGCACCGATATCCCACGTTGACCCCTGAGGTCTTACAACTCCATCAAAATCTGTAGTAAATAAAGGCATCTATTACATCACTCTAAATGTACGATCACTAACATCAAACACATCTGGATATTCTACACTACTTAGTTTAAGAATACATGTGCTAGATGATGGTCCTACTACCCACCAGTTTGCACTACCTGAGTTAAAAGTGTTAAATAGAAACTGATAACTTGAACCATTATTTCTAGATAATTCAATCTTGATTGTAGAACTTTCTGGTAAGTTTGTAGAATTCCAGTAGAAACTTTTCCAACGTCCAGTCTTCAAACGTTCTCCACCATTTGGAGAAATAATAGAAATCGTAGGAGTTACAGGTTGCGGGTTATCGAAGATAAATTCTAACGCACCGATGTCCCAAGCAACTCCCTGCGGCCTTAAAACACCATCGAAGTCTGTATTGAATAAAGGCATAAGTTTTCCCTCCGTTAGTTAATCACAACCCCTTGGTCGATTGCGTTTGTGCTTGCGGCAGTCAGGTGGAAATCCCCACCAGCAGCGTTTACAAAGTGTGGGTCTGTGGTCAAGTTATTCGATAAAACCGTTCCTGATCCGTTGTTGGTAATACCGCCACTTTGGTACACGATGTTGTTCTTTACCCTAGCTCCTGCACTATCTGCGTTCATGACTATTCCAGTAGGATTGTTGTAGATTGTGTTATTATATATCATAGCGTTAGTCGGATTGTTCCAAGCTACTTCTATTCCGCGTGAATTGCCGTAGATCAAGTTGTTATAAACTAAAATGCTATCGCCAGAAGTTACGACCACAGCAGCCGCATTACCTCCAGTGCCATTGCTATAGATCCTATTGTTCCTTATAATGTTTCCATCCGTCCGCTCACCATAGCCATTGTAAGTCTGTACACCACAGCCAAAGTTAGAGTAGATCGTACATCCATCAACGATGTTGTGTTGACTGCCTAAGTAAAAGCCGTGATCTTGTGGGGTATTGCTTATAGTATTGTGCCCATTATGGTGTACGATGCAGTCGATAAACTCATTATAACCGTCAGCGGCGTGCGTGCAATGAACCCCTTGACGCTGAGCGTTCTTTATCTCACACCCAATAACACGGATATGGTTCACACCACTGTTAATGGCAACAACTTCATCAGATGTGTTTTGACCATCCAGACTTAGGTTCTGAAAAATCACATACTTTATATAAGAAGCCGTCATGTTCAGCACGCGCATATTGACTGTTTCTCCAGAATAGGCGGAAATCAGTGGTGCGTTGCTCCAAGACGTTCCGGTAGGAATTGTTTGAGAGTTGGCATCAATGCTCTCGTTATATGTGCCAGAGCGAATATAGAGCGTATCCCCAGCAACCATTACGCTGATGCCTTTGGCTATAGTTTGGAAAGGTGATCCGATAGTTCCTGGGTTACTATTATTACCTGTTGTTGCTACGTAGTATATTGCCATTATTCAGTTTCTCCTACGTTATCGTAAGTAAAATTTAGTCCTGGGCCATCCTCACTGGCACCTAGAACAATGTCTGAATGATTATAAAAACTCGTACCTACAAACGGAAGACACACTCTCAAGTTCAAATCTACTGTATTGATGTTGTGTACTACCAAATTGTAATTAAGAATTGTTGCGGCTGAGACAGCAGCAGGCACTCTTGGAAGATCTACTACCGTAGCAAGAGGCTGCCAATCTCCAGTCAACAAATAGTCTTGACGCGAGTAAAAACCATACGGCTGAATAGACTCTCCGGGGGCCGCGTCATCTTTGATGTTCAAACGAACATACAAACCGTCGTCTGCTGTAACATCAATAGCCCGTATCCAAATAAAGAAAACCGAAACGCCCTTTTGCATAGGAATTTCTGTTTCAAAATTGATAAACCCGCTGTCGAATATTGTTGCCCCACCTGGTAAAAAAACAGTGGCCCCTTCATACTGGAATCCATCGTTCGTTGGAGTAATGTTATAAGGTCCTGGGTTATCCACACCGATTGGTATATACGGAGAAATAGCTGTGCCCACACCACGACTATCAGTGAAGACATTGGAACTCAACGATAGTAAGTTGTTGAATGTTGCAACTAGACCGTATACATCACTACTTAGTAAAATTGTTCCGGCAGTAGTGATAGGTAAGTTAGCCTTAAACACTGGGTGTTTAATAGTACCGCCCTTTGCAACAATGCTAGACGGGTTACCAGGAATTTCTGGGAATACAATACGGATTCCAGATGAGAACCTAGAATAATTTCCGGCTGCATCATACGCTCGAACAAAACAAATTGTTTCGCGGCGGCGGGCAATCTTAAATTCGGAGGCAGTTGTTTGTCCGTTTGTAATCGTGTCATAGACTAGGTAGTTGGTGTTGTTCGCATCTCCCCAACCTTGGTCTGCATACCTAAGCTCGAAGCCACCACCAACAGGTGGTGCTTGACCGATAGAAATTACGAAGTAGTTTGGGTCATCCTCGTCTACAGTAAGACCAGACACAAAAGTATCTGACGGTACAGAAGTCCATGCTTTTAGACGTAAGTCAACTAGAACATCTATAGCAGTCGCTGGCAACAACTCAGACGTACCACCATATGTCAGCGTTAGTGTAATTGAATTAAACAGCAATGACAGTGCATTCGTTGTTTCTATGATTTCAGCAAGATCGGCGGCGGTTGGTAACTCTGCCGTATCCGTTGGAGCAAATGGATTTGGTGGAACTTTCAGGCTAGCCAAGAATTTCTTAACTTGGTCGATCTTACCAAAAGTAACTGTGTGCTTAACAATGTCTTTTGATTTTGAATCAATCAAAGACTCTACTGAAGTAATAACTTCAGACTGAGACACAGGCAACCCAGCAGGCAAATTTGCAAACCTCAAAATAGTACCAGGACGAGGCACACCCGTAAACTCTACAGTACTAAACTGCTCGTAGGTACCCGCATAGTGCTGGTATGAACCTTCGGCAACCAATGCAGCCGCTGCCATTTCGCACTCCACAGATGTTCGTGGTAAAGGACTCAAATCTTTTTTGGTAATAGTACGCAACCCGTTGTCACCCCACACTGCTGCTTCTGATGTTATCAAATCAGCATTCTGGGCACGTCCTATGGCAATGCCGGCACGACGGTAGCGCAACCGCATGATTTGACCTGGTGTGGGTGTGTTGGCAGATAGCTTTGTACTGTCCTTAAAGAATGTTAGTGTTGCATCTCCTGCGTTATACAGGGTTGATCCTAGAATATTTCCAGAATCTATACGCCCTTGACGTGATGTAATAATGGTAGCAACAGGCCCCATACCATCGTAAGAATCTATTTCATTAGGTCCAACCTGTTTTGGCGTCCATGTTATAGAAGTAAAATCTTCTTCAATAGGAGCACCAGTACCAATATCAAATTTGTTACGTTCAGGATACCACAGATCCTTGTCAACAGTTGACAATGACACTTGCATTGGCACACTGATTGTAATGTTTGATAGTGTTATATGCAAGTTGTTAGAAACTACAGGAACATACGCGGCAAAAAATTGTCCAGCACCTACTCCCGTGTTTGACCCCGCATGTGTCCAAATAGTTTGATTAGTTGTGGGCCTTCCGGTAGTTGCATCAATCTCTGTAATGATCGTTCTATATACCGGAATATCGGCAACAGTATTACCACCAAAACTACCCAAGGTTCCAGTGATAGTACGAAACAGGTATTCCCTGTCGTGCCTGTTTATATTCTGAAAGGTTACTAGTGTGCGTAAAATGTATCTTTTGTTATCAGCTAACGTGCTGACCGTATAGGTATCCGACTGCACTACCCCGTTAATGATTGGATGTAAGTCAGTGCCAACTACCTGAATACCAAACACACACCCCGCCATCGAAGAGCTTGGAGTACTTGTCCACAATGACGCAATAATACCAGAACCACTATCTGTCACAAAGTCAAACTCTCCGTGAGTTAGACGTAAATTACCTTGCAAAGGAATCAATGCCTTAGATTGTAGGTACACTCCGTAAGCATCTGCCGCGTTGCCAATAATGTTTAGATACCCGTTGTCCACTCGGATAACGTTGTTAACGGAATCTACTTCAGTCCAAATGTTACTATCAACTGCTGCCCCAGAAAAAATGTCATCTAACAACAAGGCACTGTCAACGCCATACACGGAAGAGGCCATCGGAAATGCATTAGTTAAACCGTCACCTACCCAAAATTCATTCATCAATCCTTGCGGTTCAACGTCTCCCAGCACAATGGCGTCATTAATAACTGGGTCTGTTATTGGACCGATAGACAAACGCCCCGGCGTGAAGTGTGGATTATGTTTACCTGCCCAGCCTGTGGCAGTACCTGTACCATTGCCCACAGAGTCTGTTAGCGTGAAATTGGACGCACCCACACTTTCAATAAACCAATTGCCAACGGCAGCGCTTTTAGTCCCATCAGCAAGTACGTGGTCAGATATGGAAATACAGTCTCCGTTGGCCCGTCCATGTGGTGTCATTGTTGTCACAACAATTGGGGTACCACCAGTACTTGAAGCTATTCGCACACGACTACTCTGATCCGAATGCCCATTAATAATTAGTGTTGCGGGCGTTACGTCTTGTCGCTCGTAGTACAACTTAAAGTCATTTGTCCAGAAACGATAGTACGCGGCTGCTGCAAAGTCTTTGACAATCTGTCCAAAGGTTGTTGTAGGGTCAACGAAATAATAAGGTACCAACTGCCCGTCTTCGACAGCAGTAACATCAAACTTTCCCGGTGCAATACGGTTAGCCAAGTCTTTAATAATCGCGCCTTGTGTTTGGTTGATGTACACAGGCAGAATACCTAATGGAGCAAGATTCAAAATATAGCTATCGTCTGTTCCGGTAAAATGCCATGACCAGGTAGGTTGATCGGTAGGTGAATATTTCCCCACGTACTCTAACTGCGGCGCGTTTGTAACGAAGCCAGTCCAGTAAGTAGGATCTGAGTCAGTACCTAAAACAAAGTAACTACCACGACGCGGTAGGACAAATCCACTACCCCACGCAGCCATATCCAAGTCAATCGTTGTAGGTTCGTTGACTGATTGCTTTATGACAGGTGACCCTGTTAAATATTTGATGTAATCAATACCGGCCAACGTGGGGTCGGTAGAAGTTAATGTTAGTACCATTACTTATACGTATATCTTGTAGGTAAATTAAAGACTCTAGGTTTAAAATTTAAACCATACTTATTCTGCCACTCCCACACTGCACTGACGTGGCGATAAACTTTGTAAAATTCATCGATCTCTCCACGAGAGATGTAGTGTGTTGCAAACCCTTCAATGCCCTTGCGGTTTTGTGATCCAGTGTGCAAGACTAGCGCACCAACCAAGTCCTTGTACAATCCCATTTCTTCCAGCATTTTTACATACGCCGACATCTGCAAAAACGCCGTGTCAGATACGGACTTACCAGACTTAATGTCTACAACGTACAAACCTTCAGGTAAGCTTAGTGGTTTACTGCCGTTGACTTCGTAAGTACCACTCTTAATACTCACCACTCCGTCAGTAGTACCAGCTTCTCGGTACTTCAGGGAATAAACCATACGCTCGGATTCTAGAATAGTAGGTTTTACAACCTTCACAAACTGCACCAGTCTCCAGAATGCTAGCGCCTCGTCTTGGTCTTCTATGAAATATCTAGGCTTGGTGTCTACGACATTTGGTTCGTTATCATACTGCCCGTCTAGGTTAACAAAGACCTCGCCACCTTTGACGTATGTTTCAAACGCTTTGTGTATACTTGACCCCTTTTGCTGAGACTCTTTCAGGCGTTTGTCAGCCAACTCGTTACCAATATCACCGCGCCATTTGGCAAGATACGGTGCACCAACAGCGGATAATTTGGTTGTAACTGAGGGTAAGTAAACCTGACCTTCGCTATCTAAATCAATACGGTAGTAATGCTCGTTATACCATGAAACTTGTTTTACAGTCAATGGGCCTCTATTCCAGCAATTCTAGCTGTTTCAATAAAGCTTCTGCTTTTTCTTTCCCTATTACTTCCAACAACTTACGTCGCTTTGTATCATTGCCTTTTGTCTTAAATAGCAGCAACAGCAACATGTCAAAGATAGTCTCTGATAAGCGGACGTTTTGGAACGAATTGCAATCCAACGTGAGGGTGAATCCTAACAGATCCTCGATACGGTCTGTCAGGAATTCACTATAATTGAGATCGCAGTTTTTGAAGGTAAGTCCACGTAGGTTCTTGAATTTACAGTTAACCAACAGAGCATTGTCAAAGTCTCTATTTACAGCAGTTAGATCTTCATCAATATGTTGTTCAGTGAACACACGTAACATTGTGAAAGCTTACCACATTTGCGGGTCTATGTCAAGCATTACTTACGAGTTGTTAAATCCAAAACGCGACTGGTCTGCAAAGAACGCAGTCATAGGGTCAATGATCTGGTTTGGAGTGATAGGGGCACCGCCCGTATTAATGTCAATCTTAATTTGTGGTGCCCCAACGGTTACATTAGTAATGCGTGGGCTGATCTGGCTTTGTAAAGCCGGATCTAGAGAGAAGTTCCCGGTAACCGGATCTCGCTTAATACCATTGATGATAGCTTGAATGTCCTTCCATTTTTGAATCTGACGATCTAGAGACTGCTCGTCTAACTGGTTCTGACGATCTTTTAGTTTTCCAGTATCTAGTGTAAGATTAAATATCGATTTTGTTTTTTCAAAAACCTTTTGCTTTGCAGCAATCTCTAGGTTTAACAATCGTATCTGTTCTTGAGTTTCTTTCTGCTTATCTGCAAAATCTTCACGTAATTTAACTAGAGCATTACCACGTTGAACAACGCCAGCAACACGGGCCTCGATAGCATCAGCAGTTAGTAGTTCAAACTGAGCTTTGTTAAACTCTTCCTGATCTTTGACCATCTGCTTGATCAGGTCGGAACGTTGTTTGAATAGGTCGTTCAATTCAAGCGCATTTGAAATAGCTTCCTTTTCTGCATCAACTAGGTCGTCTAGTAGGTCACCCTGAAGCTTCTCCAAAGAACGTGACAAGAACTCTACAGCGTTTTGTTGTTTTTCTAGAGTGAATTCCCCTTCACGGAATGAGTCAACATATGCCTGAACTTTTTTATTAACATCGTCCCAAGCACTACTAAAATTACGCAGAGCATCATTGCCTAGACGAAGCGCCCCTAGCTCATCTTCGAAAGAATCTTGGACTTCTTGTTGTTGCTTAATTAAGTCTTTGATAGATCTATCAAATTCAGGTAGTAGCTCTTCTAACTGCTTCTTACCACCCTTTTTACCACTCAGACGTTCAATTGCCTGTAGTCGCTGTCTTTCCAACTCCCCGATGGTTCGACCCAAAGTTTCAGACTGATCGCGGAAATTTTCTAAAGTTTTGTCAAAAGCTTTTTTAATTTTCTCAGCAAGCCGTTTAGCCGCTGCTGTAAACGCTGACGCAATCAAAGACACTACAGCTCCAGCCGCCTGAACGATAGGACCACCGGCTCCTAGTGCTTTTTGAAATATGGTTCCTACCTGAGATAATCCGGCACCTACTGCACCACCTATGCCAGCACTTTGGAAACCTTGTATGACAGCACTAATTGCGCCTTCTAGTTTATTAACTACAGACAACACTGAGTTACCGAATTTAGATAAACCACTTTCTCTAAGGTGTTCAAAGTCAGATGTTAGCTTAGCTAGTTCTTCTCTAAGAGGATCTATAACTTCAGGCCCTAACTTAAGCTTACTAGCTTGTTCTATGCTACTCTGGACCTGCGCGATGCGTTCTCGTAGTACTTCACGTGCCGCATCAACAGCGGTTAGATCCAACCCAGTAACATCTTCTAAAGCACGCTTACCTCTACTTGCCGTTTTTCTACGCTCAGCAATACGCTGGTCAATTGCAGCCCGTAGCTCTGCTTGACGCAAAGCCTCAACCGCATTTTTCTGCCGTTCCAATGCCGCAATGTTTCTTAACGCGGGTTCTAATGCAGCCTGTTGCTGTTGTAGTCTTTGAAGTTCTACTTCAGCAAGACGCAGCTCTCCGTCAGCAACTAGGTGTGCCCCTTTAGCAAGTTCTACTTGATTTTTTAATCGCTGATCGTTTGACAGCGTGCCCTGCTCTTGTACGGCTATTAGTTGCTCTAATCCCTGTTGTTCTATTTTAACAAGGTCAATAGAAATAGCTAGTAGTTCTTGAGCTTCCTTACGACGCTGAATAACTCTGCTTGCAGAGTTAGCATTCATTGCCCTAGTAAAATCTTCGTCCAATTCCTGTTGCTTTCGTTTAAAATCTCCAGACTTGTCAAAACCTTCTGTATCGCCAGTCAGCGCTTTTTGTGTGTCTTTGGCAATCTGTATTTGACGGTTTAGATCTTCTTGAGCATTTACTTGACGGCGCAATATCAAAGATTCTTGTGCATCAATAATAGCACTTTCTAATGCAACACCATCTTGAACCTGTAACTGTAGTATCTCCGCATCTGCTTCTTTTTGCAGTTCTACCCTCTTATCTTGAAACGCAGTTTCAAATGCTAGTTTCTTACCAATCGCTATGCTTAATTGTATCTCTGATAACTGATCCAACCTTGCTGATTCTCGGCGTAACTTAGCTGCTTGAGTTATCAACTGACGTTGGCGTGGAATACTGTTAGCACTTGCCGTCTTTCTTTCCCGTTCAATATCAGTGATTTCTTTTTTAATAGCTTCTTGACGTAGTTCTGTAACTTTACTGATTGTTTCGGATTCGTCAACAACACGTACTTTGTTAAATTCTTTGAACAAATCTTCGGCTTGACGTAAGGCTTCTTTAGTAGCGTCCAAGTCATCTTTAAATTTGTCTTCACGATCTTTACGTAAAATAAGATTTACATCATGACGGGCCTTTAGCTCAGCTATCTGAGAGTCTTTGATTGCCTTACCTTCAAGCTCGGCTAGTGCATTAGCGCGTTTTTCGGCATCATCTTTAGGCTCTGTTAAACCTGGAAATCTTTTTCTTTTCTTTTCAAGTTCTTCGATTTGCTTTTCTAGTTCTTTAAGTTCTGTTTTTGCAGCTACAAGGCTGGCTTCTGTGGCAGCTTTTTCAGCATCCGTTGCCCTACTTATGACAAGACTTTGCTTAACTCTTTTTTGAGTAAGCTTTTCGACGGTTTCTCCTAGTTGAATGACACGAATATTAGAACGTTCTAACTCATCGTTGAACTTTTGAATGTCATCAACATCCCCGAACAGTCTTTTCTTTTCTGCTCTAATTTCTTCTATTCTATTAAACTGCTCTCTTTGAACGGAGTCAATTAATTCCTTAGCTTTTCCTACTTCGTTGAAAACACCCTCACTAAATCTAAGATCTGTAAGCTCACGAATTCTAGCTTCATTGCTTTCTATGCTAGAAAGAAATAACTGCAAATCCGATTCAATAAGTTCTAGGCGACGACGAACAGCTACTTGCGCATCTGCCAATCCTGTTTCAATTGCTACACCTACACTCTTACCTAGCTCTTGTGCTTCTTTAGGCAAAGCTCTTTGAGCAGCAACCAACGGGGCCTGCACAGTATTGCGCAAAAGCTCTTTCATACCCACACCACCGCTGGCAGGGGCTTTTGCAAGCTCTTTGTCAATTTCTGTGATCTTCTTTATAAGCAACTGTCTTGCTTCGAAGATTGGAACAGATCCTTTTATGATTTCTTTCTTTCTTACTTCAGAAGTTTCTTTTTCTAAAAGTCTGCTCTTTTCTATAATTTGTACATGTGTTTCTTTAAGTTCATCAAGTAATCCTGCACGTTGTGTAGTCAATTCTTGCAGTGCTTTTTCTGGAAGTTTACTTACCTCTGCTGCTCCCACTATTTGATCCAATGCTTGGTTTACAGCCTTGACAGCGTTAGCCACAGCAGCCGGACCTATAGTAACTGCACCGATAGCCCCACTACCAGTACCACGGCTCTTTTCCGCAATCTGGCGGTTCAAAGATTCCAGAGCAGTTTCCGCTCTTTCCGCATTGTCCGCAAGTGATTTGAATGGATTGATGCTTGCGATCTTAAGTAAGATAGAGGCTAAGTCTGTTACTGTAGACAGTAAACTACCAAAGACAGATCCTAAAGAAGATGCAAAATTAGTAATAGTGTCTTCGTTTTTTTCGAAAACTTCGATGATACGCTGCAATCCTGAAAGAGAAGCGTCGAACAACCCTTTAGAGAATGCACCAGAAAATATTTTTAGAAACAGTTCAACTTTGTCTAGAAGTCGTGCAAATATTCTGTCAGATAACTGCAAGCTCTTGGCTTGGTTGCTAGACAAAGACACCAGCACTTCAAATAGATTGCCTTCTTCTTTAGCTGTTCTGACTATCGCTGCTAGTTCATCGCTTGTTCTCTTCAGTGCACGCGGCAACGCATCTCGGGCAGTTACACCTTCTGTAAGTAACTTACTGATTTCTGAAACTGTACGTCTGGCATCCTTTAAGGAAATACCAACCGAACCCAAATCCTGAATAATAAGCTCTACGGAACCTACAGCCTTCTCGATGTCACCACCAACAGCACGTAAACCACCCGACTGCACAAAGGATTCGAATGCCTGCTGGAAAACTTCGCTCGACGTGTTTACTCTAGTCGATGCAAGTTCTAGTCGTCTAGTTAGAGCTTCGGCAGCTTCCGTTCCCAACTCAAAGTTAGTAGCAATATCCGCAGAAAATCTGACGTTCTGTAGTAAGATTTCTCTTACTTGAATCATACGTTCTTGAAAGTCAATCAAGAATGCCAATCCCTTCTGTATTGCTAATCCAACACCTTCGATAGGTGCCAAAGCACTACTGATAAGTGGGCCAGCTAATCTCCAAGCCAACTGGAACTTAATAACCGAACCTACCGACTGTCCTATGTTCTTCTCAAACCCTTTTAAGATCTCGTTGAAGAACGTTCCTTTAGCGTTTGCTTTATCTTGTTCACGCTGAACTTTACGCAGATCTGTAATCACCGCTGTCATTGATGGTGGAGGCGGTGTTACAGGGGGCTTAACTGGAATAGGTGGGGTACCCGGAGGCGCACCAGGAGGTGGTGCTAATCCAACACCGGGCGGATGTGCGCGTAGTTGTGCGATCTCTTTTTCAATCACACGTATGCGCTCTAGTCTCTGTTTTTCAACAGCATCTAGTTGCTTATCGACAGCTTTTGCAGCCAACACTTTTTCAGTATTAGCTGAACTGTTAAGAAACTTTATATTGTCGTTAATGAACTGCTGACGCTTAATCTGTTCATCAGCCAATAAAGCTTTCTCTGTGTCTAGTTGTTTTTCTTTAGATTCTATCTCTCTATTGTGCTGATCTAGTAGTCTTTTTTCTTCTGCTAATCGTTCTTTTCTTAGCTTTGTGGCTTCCTTGTTACTGTCCTTGGAGATCTTAATAGTTCTCTCTGTTTCGTCAGTAAGTGTTTTAAGCTTCTTCGCACTTAGCTCATTAAATGCTGTTGCTATGTCTTCGTTAGCCTGATCTTGAGCTTTTTTATTGTCAGAGATAGTCTGTTGAAATGCCGCTTTTTCTTTCTGTGTCTTAGCTTCGTTAGCTTCTAAGGATAATTGTATACCCTTTGCTTCTAGCTCAGCTTTACGCAACACTAACTTCTCAAAGTCCGGTAGCTGTGCTTCAAAATCCTTAACTTGCTTTTCAAACGTGTCAGTACTTTTAGTAGCTGCGGGTTTGGGAACAATCTGAAGTTCTTGTAATCTCTTTAGACTACCCGCCTTGTCTATTTCGCTTAGTTTGTTATTTGCAGCAGTAGCTTCTTGCTGGCGACGGGTACTTAAATCCTTTTCAGCACGTAGCAATTCCTCGTTAAGCGCAATAATATCGGCGTTCGCTCCGCGCTTTCTTAGCTTGCTAGTAGCAATCTCCTGCTGCTCGGCCTTATCTATGGCGGCGGCGGCTGTTGTAGTTTTGCTTTTTGCATCTGCTTCTGCTGCGTCTCTTATCTTATTAAACTCGACAGAAGCTTGCTTAGATGCGGCAATAATCTTATTAGGCAACGCCCCCGCAATGCGGTCGAATTGCGTTCCAAAAGACTTCAGCAACCCTAGCTCTTCATTCAGGGTTTTCTGCAAAGTCGCAACTTCATGCTGACGCGATGCATCGTTCTGAGCTGCTAGCAAATTATCTGCGGCCTTCTCGATGTCAACACGCTTCTGTAAAAAATCCAACTGCAAAGATTCTAACTTAGCCAAATCCGCCCGAACTTTGTCGGCTTTGGGCAAACCAGTGGGCAGGTCTACAACAGCGGCTTTCAAACCTACAACAGTGTCCGCTCGCGCTGACTGTTTCTCGGATATGGTCTTGAAAATCTTTGCACGGTCTGCATCTAGACGCAGTTGTTTTGAAATCTCGGCAGTGATAGCCTTTTCAGTTTCAAGGGACTGTCGTTGTAGAGTATTAAGTTCTGCGGTAAGTTCTAAAGAAGCTTTTTTAAGATCTTCTATTTCCCCTTCTACTTTAGCAACATTGGCTGTTTCTTCGTTGCTTAAAGAAATACCAGTGCCTTTCTTCTTAGAAAGATCTCGTCTAAGTAACAAGGATTCATTGTCAGATTCAAGTTTACGAATCTTTGACTGTATGTCTAAGAATTCTTGTATCTTCTTATTAAGTTGTTCTTGTAAAGCTATGTTCGCCTGGATCTTTGTTGGATGTAGCGGGTTTGATACAGGCACTTTAAATGCTGCGGCCTGTACAGCAAACGCCTTTGCGCGAGCTAGGGCATCTTCTGCTGCCTTAGAGAAATCAGTTACAGCTTCTCCAAGCGGACGAAATGTTTCTCCTTCTTCTGTGATCTTGAACCCAACACGCTTAACCAGCTCAAGAACAGCTTTCCCACCACGTTCTGCGGTTCTAAACTGGTCCGCCTCACCGTCAGATGCAATCTTATTTAGAGCAGTTGTTGTTTCCTTCTTTGAATTAATTCGACGCTTTTCTAGCTCAGCTAAAGACTCAAAGTTCTTGCGAGCAGCATTTAAATCGGACTTACTAACCGAACTGCTGTCTAAAGATATCTGTCTTTGTAACGACAAAAATCTTTCCAAAGAATCCAAAAATTCTGGAGAAAACCCTTTGGCTACTTTGGCAAAATCTATTCTAGTTTGTAGCAACGATGCGTCATGGATCGCTGCCATTCCTTTTCCTAAAGTGTCTAAGAACTCTTTCAGTTCTTTGGAACGCTTTGCGGCTGTTGACGAACTATTACTTAGTTTAAGAAGTTTATTAGAAAGTAATTCAAGTTTTTCTTGTGTTTCGTTAGTACCCTTGATACCACGAAATGCATCAATAAATCCTTCACCAACTAGCTTCTTGATGGAATTAAGTTCTCTGGTAATCTTTGCTTTTTCGGCTGCTAGATTACCACCAATTTCTGTTATACCTGCTTTTTCGGCGGCCCGAGTTTTCCCAAGTTTTACTTGGATATTTTCCAAAACGGTCAGAGGGTTAGCGTCAAGTGTTTTCTGGGCAGTAGACGCAGCTTTAGCTAGCTGTGCAGCAAGATCTTTATCATCGACCTCAAATGTAGTTTTGAAGGGCTTTGAGAAGTTCTTGTTTAAATCTTCAACAGCAGTCTTGATTAGATTTTTCTGTGTATTTAGATTTGCTTCTAACTTTGTAATAGATTTTTGATCTATGTTAAAGTTAAGAGACGTAGTAGTAATAGTCTTAGAAAAGACCTCCCACTGCTTGGCCAGTTCTTCGACCTTACGTCCGAAATCCTTCCCGTCTAATAGTACACTAAAAATTTCTTGAAATGCCATTATTTAAACCTGCGGTTTATTTGACGTACTTTGCGAGTTCTCTGTTCTTTAGAAACAGCCTGTGGCTTTCGTTTTGCTACTGCTCTTTCTACAAACTGAGATCTTTTAATTGCCTTAAGTCTAGAACCTCGTGGCTTGTTTGCAATATGAGAATCCCCAGTTACTATGTTATCTACAGACTGTGCGCCTATAGCTACTACGACAGCAGCCTCACGAAATATGGTAGCCGGGCTACGACCGCCTAATCTACCATCCAACCTTTTGTTAGGTTGAAACGAAGCACGCATTTGCCTGGCAATCATAGTCTTGACTTTTTGCATCTCTTCTAGAGTTGCATTTTCAAGAGCTATAAAGTCTGATTCACCGCTAATACCTTTTGCTACTGCGTTTGCCATTCCAATACGCAAAGCTTCACGAGCATCGGCCAGTGCTGTACGTATGAATCGTTTGGGTGGATAACCTGGATGGGTGATAATGTAACCCTTAGGAGTTACTAACCTACCGCCGCGCCCTAAAACCCTAAAGCCGTATGTTCTACCTTTGTATGTAGGAAAAGACATCTGATCTGGCGGCTCTGGATTATCATCTCCTGGAATGTTATATTCTTCAGAGACACCACCAACACCAAATTCTGGAGCCGCCTTAACCTTCGTGGCCGTACCAAATTCCTGCCACAACACCCATTCAAGGGCATTTGTGGTAGGATCAGTACCACCGGTAGGTATAAGGATCTTGGCTCCAATAGGATTCTTAAATAAATCTCTGCGCTTTCTAAGTTCAGCGCCTATCCCAGAATCTAAGATGCCACGAGATCCAACACTCTTGACTGTTATCTTTGCCATTGTTAGACACTCCAGTCAGACAGATATCTACGCAACACATCGAAGTCACTCGCTACTTCACTTAAGGACTTGTTAGGTGCGATCTGAGGATCATATCCAACTATCTTAGACGAGTCATGCGCTGCCGCAACATCTGCGTCATACGGACGCTTCTTAGCATCCTCTGAAACTGTCTGTGATGAATTTGAATAGTCGTTGTATTCGTACTGTGGCGCGTTACTATTACGTCCTAGTCTCTCGTCCATGCGCTTAGAATTAACATGGGCAGCATGGGACATCATAATGATTTGAGGCATCGTTAGATGCATCACATCACGCATAGGCCAGTGGTAAGCCTGACAGAAAGAGTCAACGATTAGTAAAGGATTGTCTTTGTCGTCAATGCCCGACTTTATACCATCAGACGAGCTAGTTGTGGAAAAAAACTTGTAAAATCCTCGATGATGTTGTTTTTTGAAATCTGCATCAAAACAACTTCAAGCATTTTAAACGGGGTCTTGCAAAGCTGCTTGCACTCGTCTATCGTTATTGTAGGCTCAGTTGCTGCCAGAACAATCAACGTCATCTGGGGTAAGGTGCTTTCAAACATTCCAAAGACTTTATCCAAGTCAATATCTGATATTGAAAAACCAATAGTGGTCTTCCCACCTTCTTGGGCTTCTTTAGCCTTAGAAAGAATTTCGTTGAATAGCGGTTTTAGGAACAGAGTAAACTTCATGTACGAATCATATTCAAGATCTACGATCTTAAACGTACGGCCACTAAGTTCAATTGAGTGCTGGGAAAGTTCGGGGATGTTAAGTGTAGCACCTATAATCTGTTCTTGAGTAAGGTCTACTTTCTTGGTGCGGGTTGCCATTAGGCTCCTTTCGGGTTAGCTGGGGTGTTGTACCCACCCCAGCCCTTTAAACAAATTAAGCGAAGAATGTCATTGAGAAGAACGATTCAACTGAGCTACCTGATGCCGTAAACGACTTCAGTTTGCCCTGTCCCTGCAATTCTAGGAACTCACCGTTCTGCTGGAAGTTAAACGTCAAGTCACAAGACGGTGTGTACAACTGAATTTCCTTTCCGTCTAGCTTGTTCTGTAGTACTAGCAACATAGCCTTTGTGACGATATCTTCCGAACCCACCTGATAGTTAATGGTAGATCCTGACACGACAGTAGATGCAGTCAAACCTGACACCTGTTCGAATGCCACGTCGTCAAACTGCGACAGGTTGAACTCGATGCTGGCAGTCTTTTCACCTACGTATGACTGACGCAAAACCAAGTCAATACCAGTCTTGATTTCCTTAATTTCTTTGGTATACGTCACTGTTGCAACAGATTCGATGATTCCCAAGTCTGTCCAGCCAGATGGCGTAGCTCCATTACTCTTGGTAAAGTATGCCTGCACTGGAGCTGCGGTAATAGATTCTTCGTTCTTGATGTACACGCGTGGTGCCGGAACGAACTTAACTACCTGAGTACCAGTACGCCCAGAGGTAATGGGGTTCTGTCTTGTATTCTTATTAACGATAACAGCCATATTTTATGGTAACTCCTATATGATTACTTACTACTGTAAGATGATGTAATGCCGTAAATCAAAAGTAGCATTACTGTGGTAAATTCCTACTTCGGGAATTCGAATAAATCGAATCACGTCCCTGTCCCAGAAAATGTTTGTGCCCGTTGGGACTGGTGCTGCCGGGTTGCTGTAATTATACTTTTCAGTGTAGAATCGTTTCGACAACAGATTGAACACTTGCTGCTCTGCGTCCACTCCATCCAACTCACGTTCGTACACGATGTCAATACTTACAGTAAGTTCGTTAAGGTGTGGGTCGTAGCCCGCCACGAGAAAGCCTATGTTAACCGCGTTAGTTTTAAATATCGAGTACTCAGGGTAGTCTGGGTCATCTCTAATCGGATGTACCGACAACCCCGTCAATTCAGCATTTAACAATGATAAGAAAGTGTCGCGGCAGTTTCTCATTAGTAACCAGATGTGCGCTTGTCACGTTCATCAAAAGATAGACTCAAAAATTCTGGATCATAGTCAATGGTTAGCCCATGACACTTAATGTCTACAGAGTTACTCCAACGACTCGTTGCATTATTCTTATTCCTGAAATAACGTTTTGGGTTAGGATCGGGTTCTGTTTTATAGACAATGGAAACTCTATCCCCATAGTCTTCTTTATACGGCCCTATTGAATTGATCTTGGCCGTTACCCAATCTACCTGTCGATCAACCTCATGGAACAAAAGCCTCTTTTTCTGAAAGACTTTGTAGCCCACATTCTCAAAGTGTTTAACTAACCACTTTGTTCCGGTCGCCGTCTCAGTAAATCGAATTGTCATCAAAGGCTTTGTTGTATCGGCGATTGTTAGCTTAGGCCACAGTCCAGCAAACATGCTCGCTAATCCGGTTTTTAGTAGAGTTCTTCGTAACATACTCACCCTAACGGTCAGTAGACCTGTAGAACCCTAAGTAAGCCACCGTAACAGAGTTTACTCCAGGATCTTTGAAATCTATCAACCTGAAAATTTCTTCAACACCCAAAGAATCTTTCAGCACAAGTACCGTATCTTTGCTGGTAAACTCTTCACGTGTGATGCTATCTACCGACATTACAAACAACCAATCATCCACTAACAAAATACTGCTACCTTGTAAATATGGAGATGATCGGTCTAATCTCAAACATGCGGGTTGTGGGTCTAACACTGTGTCCGCTTCAGATATGATAACGGAACGTCCTAGTAAAGCACTACCGCCACTACGTGAGATCGTACGCTTGTAAGCAGTACGTTCGGTAATGGGAGCAAACTCTTCTAAGATATCAATAACTGTTTGGCGTAGTTCATCTGACAACGCAGACATTGATTATGACCTATAAACCTTGTCCGCTTGCAACATATACGGTGAAAGATACTGCATTGCCTGGGTGGAAACTGAGGCGGTAAGGGAGGCTGCACCGGACGAAGACACCTTAGCAGCATCTTGGTAGGTTGTGGCCTTTCTAATAGGACCAGGCAACTCTACTTCCTCGCTCTTTATCCCGGCCAGTATTTTTGCAGAAGTAGTGACCAAAGCCGTATCCGTGCTGGTAAAATTTTTCAAAAATATTGCCTGCTCACACTGAGCAATTTTAACAGCCTCTGGGATATAGGTATCTCCACTGATAGAGTCAACGTCTAGGTTACGCGGAAATTGTAGATTTTGATTCCAAGTATATCTTACAGGATATTGTACATGTAAAAAATCATGCACCAACCCTGTTTGAGAATCATAATGTAGTGTTAGTTCCCTACGTTCTAAAACGTAGGTGTACTTAAACTGTTCAATGATTAAAGCGGCTTGGACTAGTAACGATTGCTTTTGCCCATCCCCCAAAGCTTCCCATGTAGAAGTCTTAGTTGTGTCAAAGTGATCGCTGAAATACTCATCTGCGTAGGCCACATTAATATATGAATTACTGTATTCACCACTTATTGTGTCATCCACCAGAACAGCCACGAGCTTTCTCCCGTTTTAATTCATGTTCCTTAGCATGTCTTAGTCTGTGACAATTAGCACACAGAACTACCACACCAAGAGCCACTTCTTCTAGTATTTTCTCCCAAGTCGTAAGTAACAGCGTATTAAAATAGTTTTGTTTCTTACTTGGGTTAGTGTGATGAAAGTCAAATACTTCCGTATAGTCACAAATAAAACCACAATCGTAACATCTTCCACCTAAGTGGGCTATCAACTTTCTTTTGACTTGTATTCTTCGGGCTTGCTGTGTAAGATTGTAAAGATTACTGCAAACTTGACAGTATTTAGTGCCGAGTTTTATAGGGTTTTTGCTGCAACGAATACACAGTCCGCCGACTAGATTTTTGACTCTGTATAAACTAATTCTACTGGCCGGATTTGAGCACTTTTCGCAGTACTTACAATACCAAGTACGTTTTCTTCGCGGATTGGGATCAATCTTACTGTAATTTGTTTTACAAATCCCACAGAGTTGCGGTTCAAGACTAGCCATGTGTCGACAACTCCATTAACTAGGTTCACCCTTTCTCGGTGGCTTAGCCCCAAGAGCTTTATTAATGATTTCAACAGTCTTGGCAGCTTTTTCGTTAGATGTTGTTTTCGGTGTGTTATAATCTTCTACAATTTCTATAGCTTTTTTTAACTTTTCCGAATCAATCTCAAGTTTTTTTGATAAGTTTGCTTGCTCAGCTATCAGTTTTTCTGCTGCTGCCTGTACTTCTACAAAAGGAGTTGTATTAATTGGAATAGCCGCTTGCTGTATCATCACTCCTACAAGATTTCCATTACCATCGTTGATATACTCGATCATAGGGTTCTTTCAGCAACACCTTCTGCTTTGCCTTCTGAATGAGAAAGTTTTTTAGTTACTTCCAGCAATTGTGTCAGACGGCTATTCAATGAAAGTTCAATTTTCTGAATGTCATTAGCTGTTCTTCGTTGTGCCAGCAGCGTAAGGATGTTAGTCAAAAAAACAGTCAGTATTCCTATCAGTGTTACAAAACTAGATAAATCCATGATATTACCAATTTGTGGTGGTGGAGACGGTGAGAATCGAACTCACCCACGTGCATTGCAAGTGCGCATCGCCCCCTTGGTACATGCGCCCCCACTGAAAAATTGGGTGAGGCTAACTGCTCATCATTATAACGCGACTCGCTCGTTGCCCCACCCTCTTCCTTAACGACTATTTACGCGTACAACAAGGATAGACTTGTTGTCTTCTGCAACTACACCACCAGTTGCATCGCTGTATCCGTACAAGTGTGGAGCGAAGTGAACCGACGCAGAGATCACATCAGAGAACTTCAATGTGTTACGGTCGAATTCAACCTGCACTTCACGCTGGTAGAACAACGCCAACGCATCCGGTGCTACTAGATAAGTCTTGTACTGCTGGATAGCAGATACAGTGTTACTTGTTACCAAGTCAGAAACGTGGATTTTTAGACCAGCAATCATAGGTAGCACGCCACCAACGATCACGTTGTCATTTCCAGACTTCCCGATCTGGTACTGATTCTGAACTGCACCAGTCTGTAGCAGGTCACCGTACACCTTTGAGTGCATGATGATCCAACCACCCTGAAGCAATCGGCTGTGATTATCTCCCAGCTTGCGGGTCATAGCGCGGATAATAGCGTTCTGATCCATAGTACCGTTTGCGTTTGTCTGATCAGCCACAAGGTTCTGATCAAAGTTGTTGGGTGTTAGATCCAACTGACCTACCAGCTTAGCATCGATATACTCTGCTGCACGACGAGCAATCTGGTTGGCAATTTCTTCCACAGGGCTAGCCTTAGAAACCAAGCTAGCTGTGTCGGCGACTTCCCATGATCCACCACCACGTACCACTGTAGCGGTTTCGCTATGTGTAGTGATGTTGTTGGGGGTTAGCGCCACACCTTCAACTAGGTCCGAAAACCCAGTCATACGGTTCCATGCAGGAATCTTGAAGATTGTTCCGGGGCTTCCCAAAGGAAACTCACCGTTAACCCGAACAAGATTTGTGTTGCCAAGTACCAGATGGTCTGGAAACTTAGCAGACACCTGGTCTGCAAGAACCTCCGGGTTGATGATGTTAGCAATTTGTGTTAATGCCATATTAGTATGTTTTTAACTCCTAAATATAAAAATACTCGTACAGAGTAGTACGCATCCGGCAGTTGTTAAACTACCCCTCTTAAATTAATTTTTTGTCTTTAGCTTCTTTGCGCATTGCGTCGTATTTAGCTCTGTCCTTAATAAATAGTTCATTCGCTTTGTTGATATCTGAATTCTTACCAAATACGTCTTCTAGTGCCCAACCCTTGCTGTTTAGCTTAGACTTAGATTCGCTAGAACCAAATCCTTGCAGCGCATCTGCTTGAACGTGTTGTGGGTTAAGTGTTCCGAACTCAATATATAGCTCGGTAAGACTCATAGGATCTGTCGTAGAATTAACGCGGGCACCGCCTTGTTCATTAACAACTATAAAATCGTCAAGATCCCTGTCATACTTAACCAAGTCTTCAGTTAGACGCAAGACCTGCTTTGGATTAATAAATTTGAATTTGCCAATCGCTTCAGACATTACGTTGCGTTTGCGGATCGCAATCATCTCGTGATCCTTAGACACCAACGCCTGCTGATGGCGTTCAGCTTCCTTCTTTATTGCGTCTCTGTCGGCCTGAACTACTTTATTAGCTTTCTTTAGTTCTTCAACTTCGTTCTTCAGAATAATAAGTTCCTCAGAAGCATCCTTCGCTGCCTGAGAACCTTTGGGAGCAGCCTCTACCGCAGCCTTAGCTTCGGTTAGTGCCTGCTGTAATGCCGTTAGATCTTCCTCTAGCTTCTTATTCTTAGCTTGCAAATCTTTCTGGTGTCGTTGCAAACGTTCTGCAATCTTGTCATCGAAAAGTTTCTGCTGAGCTGGGGTTAATTTGTTCTCTGCACCGTCGTCTGACGTATTGTCCAACGCCGGATTTGTCGCATCCGTTGCCATTTTAAAACTCCTTTTTACTTCAACCTAGTTATAACGTACTAGTAACCGTGATTAGTTGCGGCTGTCTTGGCCGTCTGGATTTGCTGTAGCGGCTAATTTCTTTTTAGAAATCAACGCCATCGCATCTCCTAGTTTTCCTACAGTCTTTCCCATCTTAGTAATGTCAGAGGCTGCCTCAGGCTTTTCTCCTGTAGCTGCTCCACCACCACCACGATTGGTAGTTGACTTATACTGATTTCCTACTTCGGGTTTTTCCATATTAATCACTCCGTAACTTATTATTAGGGCCTGTTTTCTGTTTCTCGGATTCCTTCTTTACTTCCGCCATCGTACCGGTTTGCTTCGGCTTCTGCTGAGCAGCGGGTGATTTTCCACCAGCCATAACTTCCTCGTGCCATTCTGCAAAATCAAGGCTGTCAATTTCTTTCATGACCTTGGCTAGGTCTTCCACAGAAAGCTTACCGTCATGTTCCTTGACTAAACGCTTAAGTTCGGCTTTAGCAAACGTCTCGGAGGGCAACGCCAAGTCCTTGAACAACATCAAGAGATTCGTCATGGAATCTACAAGGTTCGTTAGTTCGTAATGGTCCTTGTACTTGATCTTGCCTGACCACTTCTTTCCGTTAAATAGCCACGTTAAGCGGAACAGCTTGTTCTCGGCATCTTCTAACCGCTGTGCCCACGTTGCAATAAAAGGCACGGTGCGGGAAAATGACATCGACTGAGACATACCAGAAGATTTCGCTCCGTTAGCTAAATCGCTACGTAAGTCTTGTACAGCCTGCCGAAAAATTTCGTTGATATTACTCTGACGTTCTTCCTGCAAGAACTTGGCGGGGTCTGCCGGCGGCGTAATGTATTGTGGCGGCTGCCCTCCCTTAGGGAAGTACACAACGTTAGACGTTGATACGTTACCCTGACTTGCATTCTGCATCGGGAACATCATGTCTTGTTCTTTGGCTAGAATATTAAAACACTGTCTATACAGAAACTCATCGATTAACGATGTAATATTCAAAATCGATCTGTTGGTGGCTCCAATATCTCGTAAAAAACTATTGCCCATTCCTTTATACTTCTTGCTGTGTTTGTATGCGATGCATACAATCGGTAACTCTTTTATAGGTAGCGGGCGTTCCTCACGGGACACAATCTCTGGTCGCTTTTCATCAGTGACATCTACTATGGTTACTGTGACGCGATCCAAGAACCACTCACGGTAAACTTCATAGTACTTTTTACTACCCGATAACTGGTCGTGAGAGATTTCCATCTGAAGTCTCTTCACATAAACGAAGTTACCAAAGTCGTCAGTATCCCAATCAAGTATTTCGTCTGGAGGTACTATGCACCAATAGGGTCTGATGCCTAACTCTTGGGCACGATAAACAGTGAAGATATCTCCTTCTGCCAATTGAACCAACGGAGTATCTACAAAAACAAAAACATGTCCGTAAATACGGCCTAAGTTGGAGACTTCGTGCATAAACCCATCGACCGACGACCCACGTTTATCCACGTCCTTAATGAACTCTGAAAACGCCAAGTTGTCTGCTCCACCGTCTCTATCGATAACATCAGAGAAAATGAAGTTTGTGTAAAAGTCAATAGTTAACGCACAGTAATTAAGATAATGGGCGCGTTTAATACGGTCGTAATAATCTTCTTCGTTCTCACGCATATGCTTGAAGATGTTGTTTGCAATTGCATCCGCCCCACCTTCATAGCTATTAACAAAAAATTCCCACTGAGGTTTATAGATGTCGTAGTACTCGTGAGTACTCCGTAAACGCTCTAGTTCATCCCTCTCAGACTGATTAGGAATATCGACGTATGTTACAATGTCTGCCATTATCTATAACTGACCTCGTTCGTTAAGAACCAGTGCAGTTGTTCCTCCAGCGTCTTTAAGCGCCGTAACCGCAGCCACTCTGTGTAAGGTTTGCTGCGTTCTTTTGCTTCCATCATCAAATCAAACATTGACTTACTTTGTAATGGCTTTGCTTGTTTCTTAAAATGCTCAGCCATGTCGTACACATATTGATCGGCGGTTTTATCTGCCAAAATGTACGCACAAGAAAATAAGTTCTTGTAAAAGTTCGATGAATGGTGTCTTGCATACCCTCTGCTTGCTGCTGCCCAGTGGCGGTGTATTGACAGAGGTGACATATACACCTTACCGCCTTGCATCCAAATCGATAAGTCCGTGGATAACTCTTCACCCGCGTAGCCTTCGAACGCGCTGCATAGATGATACCCACCATACTTTACAAACGACTCTCGCTTAACACTGACTCCACCATGACCCCCAGCGGCGATTGGAAATGGCTTATATGGATAATAAGGAACAGCTTCTGCCGAACCCCAAAAATCTCTTTTGAGTTGCAGCTTGTATCCATACAGCACCAAGTCTTTAGGATAGTACTGAGTAGCTGAATGCAGCATATCTGCGTCTGGCACTCGTTCCCAATCGTGCATCAGTTGCTTAAAGAACCCAGGACAAACCACGATATGGTTGTCAGCGAAAAACACGTACTTTCCAGTAGAGTTCTCAAAAGCCCTTGCACGAGCAGCTTGGGGAGTAAGCGGGTTATCTGTATGGTCGTAATACGTTAAAAAATCTGTTGTGCGCTTCAGTTCACCTATTGTTTGTTTGAGATCAGCGTCGGGCTTTTCACCGTTTGAAACGATGCTAAACTCAAAGTCTAGCTTTGCTTCCTGTAGCTCAAACTCGAGAGAATTGATTGTGGCCCACAACAAACCTGCCGGGCCTCTATGTGCTATACATATTGAAATGTCTTTCGTCACACATCTGCCTTTCCGAGGGTATATTACCCGATATTTTTATTTTACCACAGTACTAGTACTGTTGCTTAATCATACCTGTTAATATTACTCGTTATTCCCAGTACGTACTTTAACTTCTGCCGGAATTACCCATTTACCTTGAATACCAGATTGTACAGCTACAATCTCTAGTTTATAACCACCACCTAGTGTTGGATTAAAAGTTTCTTGGATAGGTCCTCGATACATACCATTACTTGCTACCACGTAAGACAGCGTAATTGCATTGACTTCAGGTACTATGTCTCCGTCTCTGTCTTTAAGGGTAGCAGTCACAGTTGCGGCGTTGAAATACGACGCGTCATCCAACCCGTCATGGAGTTCGTCGATTTCCACATACATATCATTTTCAATAAATAGTGTTACTTTGGTTGGTATTGCCATTAAATGTCCCCTTAGATGCCTACTACTCTGAACCAATCAGATAGCATATGAGCGCCTGAACTAGATGTTTGCAGGCAGTAGCCTACCTGATCAAAGCTAGTAATGTACGTCGCAATGGTTTCAGAGTATACCGTTCTCCAGTCCGTCTCCGCACTATCTCCAGACGCTACTCTAAAAACAATGTTTGTACCATCATTCTCAATAGCTAGCATTGTTCTAGCCGATCTAGTCAGTTCAATGTCGGCAGTCAGTGCGTTCGCGTTGAACGTTGACGAGTCAGTATTTTTCTGAATAAGCACCTCACCAATATGAGAGGATAGTAGGCATATCAACCTACCATTGCTGTTATTACGCACGAACAACCCACCGTATGTAGCAGACGATCCTACTGGTAGAACAGTGATTGGTGCGTAATACCTTTTGTTAGTTGGTGACGAAGCTGTTTTGTAAAGATATGCACCACGACCAGAAGTACCGGAAGTAGCAGACATACGTAACAGGCTGGGTGTCAAATTGTTCACGTCTGCAACTACTACTGAATGGTTATCATAGGTCCACCCAGATGGCGGATCGGCATTGGCACCTTCCCACTCTTCGTCTTCAGAAGCGTCTCGTCTCGGCCAACCTGGTTGATCTACTGGCCTCCACAACGCCCCAGAAGAATCCTTAAAGTACAGCTTATTGTCCTTACTTAATTTATATAGCTGAGTCGCGCTAGCACCACCCACACTTGGCAAACTTGTCACTTCAATCATGTCATCCTCTTCTGATCTAACTGCATTTGTATAAATAAATGTGTCGGTGAAATCTATTATAGCTCTAGGCATTTAGTACTCTATAATTTCAAATCTTTTTGAATATGAATAATTGCTAGTATTGATACACTTCGGACTGGCAGTTACACCACCCGACAACCACTTGTTTGTGAAATAACTGGTTGCTATGGCTAAGTCCGACCCTTGTCCGTTAAGGTCAACGTTGTACATGGCAACTTCGCCAACACGGCCATTGAAGTAAGCACTTCCTGCCGTACCATTCCTACCAAGCATAATGTTTCCGGTAGTTGTGGAAGTTGCTCCACTAGCAACACTAGACTCTGCCCCGCCATTAATAGCCATGTACAGGTTTGTTCCATTATGTCTAAGCATGACAACATAAGATGTAGCCAAACTGATTGTAGCTTCAACTTTGTCTTCATTCCCATCCCAGTTATACCCTTGTAAAGTATGAACTCCAGCAACACTCTTAACATGCAAACCAAAAAACTGCCCAGAATCTACAAAAATTCCATCGTTGTTAAATGCACTTGCATCCGAACCAACTATTGCCTCAACATAAATAGACAACAAAACTGTTTTGGCACTTGCACTCAAAACATTGGCCAAACTTTTTGGAGTAACCCCGGCACTATCGTACAAACCCATTCGGTCATTTGTACCATCAAAATCTAAACATGCCAAAGCCATCAACGGAACAGAAGTTCGGTAAGTCGGTTCGGCAGACGGGTCTGACAAATACCAAAAAGACAAATCTTTACCGTCATCGTCTTCCCATTCTTCTACAGTTTCCCCATCCACAGCAGAAGTTGAACCTGTCTTGATAACGTCGTCATTATTAGATGCATCAAAATGTGCCGTTAAGTTCGTTGTTGGTAAAGGCATAATTAAACTGGAGTTGGCATGTTTGCCCCAATATCACCACCATCTGTCGCAGCATTGTGATATGGGCTAATATTAGTTAAACGTAGGTCAGCATATCCAGATAATGTTACAAACCCGACCTCAGCCAAAGTATCAGGAAAGTAATTACCAGCGGGATAAAATGGTCCCCACCCTTGATCTACGGGAGTTGCAAATACATTCTTAGAAATCACAGAATTTGGAAGATATGTATTGATTGACGGAGTACCAGAATTCTGTCCATCGCCTTTAATTCCATATTGATTGTGCTGAACGATGTTATTGGTAAAACGCATTCGCGGACAAGGAGCTGCGCTAAGAATCATCGTATCTCCACTATTCAAAATAGTATTGTGGTCGATGTTAATATCTTGATAACCATTAATTAATAGGAATGGATTTACATCAATGTCATAAATCAAATTTCTTTGAATACATAGTCTTTGAGCGAAATCACTTGGAACGCCACTTTCTGTGTCCTGCCCGAGCATATTAATACCGTTGTACGAATTACGGATCGTGTTACGTAAAAACGAAACATCACTAACAGTAGCCCAAGGATTTGTACCACTTTGGTTACGTACAGTAAATAGAACCGCGTAGCCAGTCTGAGCATCCGCCCAACAGTTTTCAACAATATTGTCAGAAACTAGAACTCTCTTGGCGTGTTTAAGTTCCAAGCTATTCTTCACTGTCCAGTGAGTTCCCAAATAACTAGGATCGTCTATCTTCCAAGTTAGTGGCTTAAACAATAAATTATTGCGAATCTCAATGTCTGACGGAGTAAGGTTGTGAATAGCTGCATCTGCCCCTCCAAACAAAACATTCTCACCAGCACCCTCTAGGTAATTGTTAACAATCTTATAGGGGCCTAAACCTGTCCACCCAGCAATAGCTTGAGTATCTGCTCCGACCTCTTTCCAGTCGGAAACATAAGAGTCAATAACTGCCTGGTGACTTCCTGCAAACATAACCCCGCGTCTCCCGCCATTTACCGAACTACCACGCACGCCACAACGATCTAAAATGATGTGGTGCGGAAAATTGTTTGCGTTTGTTTCAGAGCCTGTACCAAGACACACTAATCCACCGTTTGTTGCCGTTGCGCCGGATTTAATGTCACAGTTAATAAAACGGTAATGATGTGCTCCTGCTTCTGCTTGGATAGTTGCGGCAGTATTGGCAGTAGCGATCTTAGGAAATCCGGTCAAGTCCCCGGTAGTAACTCGCGTACCCTCCGTAGTTAACGAAGCAGAACTACGAATATAAATGTAACTACTACCACTCTTAACTGGTAGACTGAAATTTCCAGTATAAACAGATCCAGCATTAAGCGTAATTATATCTCCAGGATTTGCAGAGTTTAACGCGGCTTGAAAATCTCCACCATCTCCTACTACAATGGTTGACCCAGAAGGAGTAACGTACGTTGTATCTATATACACGCGTGGTAATTCTGGATCTGCAAATGGAACTGGCTTAAAATGTTTATGTGTGAATGGAAAATTATAACCAATCATTTTATTCATCATCCTTACATGCTGCAAGATCAACATCGGCTTGCACTGCCTTGACTATATCAGCCGACCCAACAACAGCCGCAGGGATAACTTCGGCAGTATTGGTTACTGCTGCTGGTATAACATCAGCCGCCAGCACAACAGCCGCAGGGATAACATCAGCAGTGTTTGTGACACTAGCTGGAGTAACTTCAGCAGTGTTGGTTACCATAGCCAAAATAACGGCGATGGTAGTTAGACACATTGTTCTTAAAATAAACAACGACTGATCTGGTGTCAGATGTATTTGCTGAATTAACCATGATTTTACAAAATGTGTAAAAATCGGTTCGTTGGTTTGTAACAACCAATCCAAGTCAATCAGAGGAGTATTGAACTCCATTCCACTAATTAGTGAAAGCAACTCGGCACGGAACTTTGCTGATCGAGTGATTTCGGTAAACGCCGGCAACCACGTAGAAAGATCAAAGATTTCTTCACGTTTTACAAAAGATAACCGTGATAGTTCAACAGAGTTCTTTCTCCCTAACAGCGTTGGAACAAAGTTCTCTTTGAACCACTTGTCCAAAGTAACCACTTCACTAGGAGTAAACTGGAATGTGCCGTTTCTGTCTATAAGTGCGAATCTCTTCTGGGGACGCTCTAGTTCTCTAGCCCATTTATCCAGAGTTACTTGCTCTCCGCTAGGAGTAAACTGGAATGCACTACCCTTATCTAGTAGTGTTAACTTCTTAGCTGGGCGTTCTAATTCTTTAAACCACTTATCGACAGTAACACCACCATCTTGGCGTGGAACCACTACTCCCAGAACATCACGGAAAAATTTCTTAGAGAAGATCGGGTTGTGATCTTTGTACCACTTATCAACCGTAGTTCTCTCGGCTTGTGTTAGCTGTCTTGGATCAATTGCGTAATACCCCGTACGAATAAGAGGAATGCGGGTTGTGGGTGGTATACCAGTTTCTCTGAACCAACGATCCACGGGAACTCTAAACTCGCGTGTATCCATAACAGACACACCCTCTCTTACCAAGCGAAGCTTATCTCTCTGTGGTACAGACAACTGCTGCCAATACTTATCCAAGTCAATTCTGAACTGCTTGGCATCAAACACACTAGCCCCTTCACGCACCAACTGTGGTGGAAATCTTCTAGGTTCTGCTAGTTGTCGCCAGTACTTATCCAGTGTAATTCTTTCTGCTTGTGTCAATTGTCGCGGGTCAATAGTGAACCACCCAGGCAATCTTGGGGCAGCTTTCTTTGGCGGTGTTTCTGTTTCTTTAAACCACCGATCTGAAAACGCAGACGTGTCCTCGTATCTAAACGGAGAAACTGAATGATCATACTGGGGCAATTCACGAATAGGCAAATACAAACTAGTCTTAGTACCAACCACAAAGCTAACTATAAACCGTGGTAAAACCTGAGATTGGCTTTCACGAACTAGCGGTAACACGCTGCGTCTTGGTTCTGAAAGTGGTCCCCACCACTTATCTACAGTTACTATTTCTTGTTGCTGTTGGTACGGAGGATATACCGAAGTATCGCGCAAACTTGGTCTAGCTTTGTTGAAGTCTAGATAAAAAGTACCATCCTGTCCCACAACAAATGAGATATCTTTTGCATCTATAAACTCATTAACATAAGGTGTTAATTGCTTTTGTATGCGCTTATACTCTTGTTGATAAACAAACTTATCCACATCAATTCTAAACTGCTTAGGATCAAAACCAGACACGCCCTCTTTCACTAGCTCAGACTTAGAACGACGTGGCTCTGACAACTGCTGCCAGTACTTATCGATGGTACTGCGTTCAGCCTGAATCAATTGATATGGATCTATTGTGTACCCCTCTTTCACCAACGGCTTAGCAGTCTTTGGAGGTGTCTGAGTTTCACGATACCATCTATCCAGATCTACCCTGAATTCTTTTAGATCAAACGCAGAAATGCCTTGCTTCAACAGTTGGGCCGAAGTTCTTACTGGTGTTTCAGTATTACGATACCAACCGTCCAGTCTCGCAACAAACTGTCTTACATCGAAAATACTAAGACCTTCTCTGACAAGTGCTGGTTTGGAACGCACTGGTTCTGTTAGTTGTTGCCAATACTTATCAACTGTAGAACGCTCAGCCTGTGTTAACTGACGTGGATCAATAGTGAACGCACCTTCACGAACTAGTGGCATACGTTGCCAAATAGTCTTTTCAGTTTCCTTGAACCATTTATCTACAGTTATTGTTTCACCACGAGAAACTAAGTCCTTCGCAAAAAATCCTTCTGGTACTAATGGTTTCTTTGTCCAAAGTGTTCTTGCAGTTTCTCTGTACCACTTATCCAACGTACTATTCTCAGCCTGTGTTAGCTGTCTAGGATCTATGACAAATAAACCCTCACGCACAAGCGGTCGAACCCTATCCGGTGGCGTCCCAGTCAGTCTAAACCATCTATCTAATGGTACCAGAAGCTCGTGTGGGTCTGTAACAGATATACCAGATCTAGGTAGTATCTTAGCTAACGGCATCGGCTCAAAAATATTTCTAAACCACTTATCTACTGTAGATGTTTCTCCAGTAAAGAACGGGGCGGCTTTACCTTGGTACTGAAACTTGGTTAGATATCTTAAATGCAAGTCATTGGTTACAACTGCAATTACGTCAGGCTGTGAAAACGGATACGTAGGAAACGTACTTTGTTGCCCTGTGATAAGTGGATCACGTAATGGCAAGTAAATACTTGTCTTTGTACCTACTGCGTATCTCACAGTAAATTCAGTGAACGCCTGCGTATGACCTTCTCTAACCAACTGGCGCGGCACCATTCTTGGCTGATTAGGTAATTGGTAATGCTTGTCTATCGTCACTATCTCTTGCTGCTGTTGGTATGCGGGTGCTGCCAACATATCCAACGTCGCTAATCTAGCCTTACCAAAAGGACGGTACGACACTTGATAGTACTTGTCGATAGAACTACGTTCAGCCTGTGTTAATTGTACAGGGTCGATTATTGAAATACCTGTCTTAACTAGTGGCTTGTAAACATTGGGCGATCTCTCAGTTTCCTTAAACCACTTATCCAAGTTAATCGGAAATTCAGCTTGAGCATCTTTCGAGAAATGGCCTTCAGCGACCAGCTCTCTGCGAACCATCTTCGGTTGATTTGGCTGCTGCCAGTATTTGTCAACCGTGCTGCGTTCAACCTGTGTTAGCTGTCGCGGATCTACAGAAAAATGCCCTTCTGGTACAAGGTACTTCGGAAATTGTTTTGGCTGATTTGGTACTTGGTAATACTTATCTAAAAAAACAACTACCGGAAAAGAGGCAACAAACGGTGGTTCAGCCTTAATCTGATACTGGAACCGCTCGTCAACCCCAATAGCTGTACTATCAAGTTCGACTTGAAGAGTGGGTGATGCCCCTCCAACATCTGTTCCACCAAATAGCAATAGCAAAGACATAGGTTATATACCAAACATACCGGCTGACCCAACTGGGTCCACCATGCTGATTCCAGTGCCAGAAACGTAGAACTCCATCACAATAATTCCCCACGCAGTTGTGTTTGCGTTAGTCCAAGTAATCGTCGATCCAGTCTCACCACTTGCACGAGACGCAGTTTCCTGACTATGTGCTGGATTGGTAAAAGATACCTCTGAGCTTGCGATTTCTCCCCATGATCCTGGGGCAGTCCACTGAGCTGCTGAGTTGGTTGTATTCGTCGCAAACCCCAAACAGCCGTTACCTGTAAGAATAGCAGCATCCATAGTAACTGCGGGATTTGCAGAAGAGCCTGTAGCCGTCTTGAATTGACGCAGTAAAGGATTAGTCGTTGAATCACCACCAGTCACACGAACCACATGCATCGCACTACCGGTGGAATTTCCTGAAATTGTATAGACAGGAGTCGTTGAAGTGGCGGCTGTAGCAGCAGCATAAAATATGAAGATTGTATCTGCGCCAGCATTTTTTGTAAAGCTTGTTAAGAAGTACCACGTCCAAGCACCAGACATGGAACCGACAGCGGTATTACCGGTCACGCTTACACAAGCAATTAACAGGTCACCAGCCGCTGGCGTTCCAGCAGTACCAGTGTGATTAGCTGCGTTGTTAGATGTGTTCGCTGAAGCTGCCGCCAAAGCTGTAAAGGCTAGTGCCATTATTCCTCTTTAACACACTGAACTCTGTTGTTGTGGGTGTGGTTATTACCTTTTCGTTCCTCTTTAGTTTCAGGTTGCCCACATTTGCAGCAATGATACCATCCACGTCCGTTGTAGAATTCTCCGAAAGTGTCGTCGTTTACTTCTTTGTAATCGCAAAAACAATGTTTATTCATAGTCCTTACCATTCATACCCAGCTACACAGACATCGATTGAAATACCAGCATCCGTAGTAATGTGTAATTCTCGGTCTGCTGTTGTACAAAAGATCGGTGAGGCTGGCGTAAAAACTAAACCAGGTTTAGATGTAGTACTTGGAGCCGATGAAAATGCAAGCACGGCTTGGTCAGTACCCGCTGAGTAGGTGGTATCCGCATTATCACCGAACCACAAAATAATACGGGCGGCAGTCGTCGCGTAAGTACCGACCACAATCGACGTAATGGCAATTTTCTTACCAGAGGTTGGGGACCATACGTCAGTACCAGTCTGAGTAGAAGTGGCGTTAAATGTCTTATGGATAAATAGCGCGGGATCAATATGCGCAGTAAGTTGTCTTCCCCAAAGGTCGCTCACACCATTTGCACGATCTGAGTTTGCAACAGCAGTTGGTAAAGCGTTGATCGCCTTGAAACCAACCTTGACTGGGTTACCAGAATCGGCAGAATCATGCGGCGTGCCTCCACCAACTGCCAATGCATCCACAGCAGAAGAACCCGTCTCATCAACCACGGAAGTTTGTAGAGTACCATCACCGATTCTTACAGCAACTGGAGTCCCTGATGGGGCATCGACTGTGATCGAGTTACCACCGTCGTTCATACGAGTTACATCAACGTCTAAACCGTTGGTCGCATCTCCACCTATTTTTCCGGTTGCATCTGCCGTTCCATCTACCAACTTTACATATTGATAATGAACACCGGAAACGTCGTCAGTTGCAACTACTGGGGTTGCTGTGCCTGTACCAGATGCTGGAATTGTTACGTTATCTGCCATTTAGTAACCTACCTGTTTTCTACTTTTGTAAAAGTTTATGTTTGATGCAGAAACAAACGGAGACAAACTAGCCGCTGTTACACGTATGTCATCAAACCACATGGTGTGTGCGTTAGTTGCCGAACTATCCAAGTCTATAGTAGTGATTGAAGCATAGCTGCCGGTATTAACAGTATTCCAAGGGGTCCATGATCCACCGTCGATTCGCGCCCTATACTGATTCGGCTGGTTAGTGTTATCAAACTGCATCTCGCATTGATACCACGTATCAGCCGAATAAGCTTGAATCGTTTCGTACACCCCACCGCTATCGTCATACGTTTCTATGTTACCTGTTGGGCCGAATCTAATATACATCCGACCACCAGTATTACCAATCGATGACCTTAACGTCACACCTATATTGTCATTAGGATTGGTGATACTGATACGCATTCTCCAAGAAACGCTTCCCGCAGAAAGCGGGGCAATTTCTCGGTAGTAATGAGTTTCAGTAGTTGTATTGGCCCGTACCGCTTTGCCGCCTTGACCACCGGATGGAGCAACTTCAACACTCTTATGACCAGTCGTTGGAGTAGACCAGCCCGTTAAAAACGCAGCCCAAGGACTCACCCAATTCGCACCGTCAGACAAACCAACCAATTCGGCACCAGTCGCGTAACTATCAAAAGAATCTGCCGCCACCCACGAAGTTCCTAATGCTACTGATCGGATGTCATCAACATAGGCAACTGCATTAAATCCAGTCTCAGCATCAATGTGAAACCGTGAAATGCTGGCGTAAGATCCACCGTCTACAGACTTAAAAGCACTCCAGTAAGAATCATTGATTCGAACTCGATACAAACCAGGATGGTCAGTATTATCAAAGTGAACCACAATGGTATACCAAGTATTGGCGGCGTATGTTTGTAAAGTATCGTAGACGACGGTATTCCCATTCCATATCTTGATGGTTCCGTCAGACGCAAAGTTCACAAACATCTTACCGTTTGTACTGTCATCCAATACGATCTTAAAATCACCGCTTGGGGACGCGGAATCCAGCCGTACTCTGTAAGAAACAAACCCTTGCGTAATAGCAGTCATACTACGATGGTACTCTGAAAGTGGGTCGGCATTACAACGCACTGCGTTGCCACCCTGTCCGCCACTGGGAGCCGTTTCGATGGTCAACACACCAGCCACTTGCGTCCATGCGGAAGTCCAGTTGCTACCACCATTCTTGCCGTTTAGGTCATTTGTTAGTGTGTAGCTATCAAAGTCATCTGTTGCAATCCAAGCCATTATCTAAGTACCGATATCTTACCGTTCTCAAAATCTTCCATACGTTTCTCAAATGGGTAACATTTTGCAATACATGCGGGCGCACCACAAAGCCAAGAATCGCACTTAGTGCAATAACCGCGTAATACACCACTACCTTTCACAGAAATACAGTGTTTATGGCAATGACCACATTGAAGTGTCTGCGCGATTTCCTCGCCATCTGCGAGGATATATCCTGACGGTTTTCTGCTTGTTGTGGCAGATTCACCGGGTTCGAGGATTAGTTTGCCTTCCGCCATTACCCAATTCTCCAATTAGTTCCCCAACTGTGGGATATGGACTTTTTCTTACCACTAGCCAACATAGCTTCCTGAGTTCTGCGATAAGCTTTTTCTTCTTCTGTAAGGGGAAATAATGCGGCTGTAAAAACACATACTATCATGTTAACCTGCCTTTTGTTTTTGAAGCATGTAGTTGTTAAATGCGCGGTTTTTCTCGGCACATAAAACACAATGCATATCTTGGTTTATCTTGGTGTCTAGGCCACAAGACATACATTTGTGGGGTTGTGGGGTTGGTTCAACTAGTATGATGTTTTGAAACTTTTCGTCATCTATCTGATTGTTCTGTTTAAGGTAGATCGGTTGTGACATCACGTTCTTCTTTCTTATGCTTTTTACTATAAACAGCCACCGAATCTGGAAGTGGGGCCTTAGGGTACTTCTCTTTGAAAGCATCCAAATAACAGTCAACACAATACTCTGCGAAAATTGATTCTCTACCATTTACACCCAAAACAGGTCTTAAATGGAAGTGGTGTGGGACTGGAGATTGAAACCCATTTCCCTGCATATTTAGGTACTGTTCTAGAGTATCTCCACACGCATTACATGAACGTCCTGCTGTCGTGTTTTCGCGCCATCCTGCACAGATCTCACAAGCACCATCCTGCTCGTCGATCAAAACTGGTCTTACCATTTGATATCCTTTGAAATAAATTGAGGTGTCATTGCTTACGATTGCCAGCCATTGTAGGCGTATGATCTTACTCGCTGGCGCAACCCCAATTCAATTACTCTTCGAACAAAATTGTGTAGGTCATTGCAACAGCAGACCCACCGATAGCGTTCTGTAATAGCCCGATACCGTTAGATGCTGTAGACGGTGCTTTCAACTCACTTCCCGGTGCAGCGACCCAACGGAATGTCGCACGTTGGTTTGTTGCAAAACGAAGTAAGATTGTGTTTGCGGTGTAGGTAGGTTCTACAGAGTGGTTAACCTTCACCACAGATGTACCTGCCGGATCACCAGAATCTAGCGCTGCGTAGGTAAAGGTTGTACCAGTACCGTCAGCAGTGTAACGCTGTAGGATGTACTCACCAGCGTTGTCGGCGGGTGTTGCTACCGAACCCACCAACACGTCATAAATTAACGGACGAACTGCTGCTGTCGCTGTGATAGAAATCGCAGACGTGCTAGCAGTGTTTGTATCCGTAGTTGCTACTGAATATTTTCTTGCCATAATAGTTTATTAGCTCTCCTAAATTAACATTCAAAAAATTCTACACGGTCATCTTGTAGAAAATTATCAAACCCATCTGTTATGCGGGCTATTTCATTCTGATAGCAAAACTCTATCAATTCTAATGCTTCAGCCATTGACACGACCGGACTGACAATTCTAACCACAACTTTGGTTGATTTCGAATCGGTAATCTTTTCCAATGAATTCCTCACCAAGGTACTCGTACAATGCTTTGAAGTTCTTGGAAAATGCATCGCGCATTCTCTCAGCGACTAACGTAGATGCACTCTGTGTATCAACGTGACAGTCTAAACAGTAAAACTGTGTGCAATACTTACAGTACTCTAGGTGCGGGTGCAGACACGGTGCGTACTGTTCCGGGTGTTTGTGCTTCTCACTCTGACTAATTGGGGTATAGTTGGCTCCCCACGCGCCATAAAACATATTAAACATTGTAATTCTCTACTTCCTTTCGCAAGATTTCCTTGAGTTCGATTTCAGAAGTAACCCCGGCTGTAAACTCTGCAATTTGATGGTCGATTGTTTCGGATAACTCACTAACAGCCTTAGGTGGCGACCACGTAAATGGTACAAACCAGTCTTGAAATTCATTAAGGGAAGTCTCTCCAAAGATATACTTTTGTAGTTCAAACACTAACAAGTCGGCTTGTTTCATTTTGTTGGTCTGGGTAGCTGGAATCGAACCAGCTCTTCATGATCCCAAGTCACGGGTGCAACCATTACACCATACCCAGATATGTCGGGTATGGGTTGGGGTTCTCAGGATTTGTCATTGTGATATTCCTTCCACTTTTTCATAGTATCTGGTCTTGAGAGATACATGAACTTCCAATATGCTTTAAAACAAAACTTACAGCGTGGGCCTTCTTTGCAAGGCACGTTATGAACGACTGCCACTTTTCTTTTTGTCCTTAGCTTTGACGACTTTGATGCCGCCGTCTTTCTTGAACTGCTCGTAAATTTCTGGCTTATGTTCTTTAAGCCAAGTACGCTGTTTACGTGAATAAAATGTCATTTGCGTTTACCACGGCGAACCTTGGTGCCGTACTTCTTTGCCCAACGTTTCGCAATTTTCGGAAGCTTTGCAAACATGTAACGACGTTGTTTAGCAGACTTAAATGGCATCCTAGACCTTCTTTACAGTCAAAAGTTTTAGAAAATTACTATCTATTATTTCTTCTAAGATATATTCAAGTTCTTTATACGTTGCCACTAACTTTGTACATTCGCGTGAAGTTTGCAGCTCCATATAAATGATTTCATACATCTTAGTAACCTCATGATTTTTTACTCGGTTTGATGTACTGCACGGATGCTGGCAATGGTGAATCTTTTTCCCAAAATGCTAGTCTAGTTTGATTTTTGTTTACGCTGAGTATTCCTGTTACGCAGTGGTTATGGCGTCTATGGTCTTGAAAGTCGCAGTGTGACATCACAGTGTCATCGTCTGGATGACTATGAATATCGCCGATTACTACCATGCCCCATTCTCTTGCGCGGGCATGCACTGTCTCAACAGCACCACGAACTGTTTCGATATTACCCGGAGTCTTTGTCGCTAGCTCCGGGTAAATCCATCTATGTACCTCAACTAATGAGGGTGATATCCGATATCCAAGCAACATTGCATACTCTTCATCCAGCGACCGAATACACTTGCGGCGAAAGTAGTCAAGATGATGCCGTTTTAACCGGACTATCATACTTACTGTCTGAATACTAAAATCACATCAGAGGTTTTAACATCCGGTAGGGTTTCTAACGGAGTTGTAGGACGATCTTCTGTTAACAGTGCCACTACAGCGTATGCGGCACCGATAGTGCCCGTCTCATCGCCAAAATGACAAGACACTGCCCAATGGCCACCATGCTTTTCTACTTCACGCTGCAAGTACCATTTGTTGTCAGCAGCCTGTACATAGACCTGCACAGGGAGTTTAGCTGGAGTAACTTTACCACACACTGTGAACTCAAAGCCCACAGTGTCAAACATCTCAGGACTGTCTATTCTTACTTTGCTCATTTAATCCGTCCTTATGTCATCTTCATTACGACTCTTAAAGTATGCTCTAATCTTGTCGCGTAAGATAACATTACGATCAGTTAAAGTGTACAATCCCTGAACATCTTTCTTCAGGTCTAACTGGTAGTTGAACTGCTCATCTACCAGAATTTTCCAACGGCTGTTATAGCGTCTGTTACGCTTTGGTCCGTGGAAGTAATGCAGGACCAAACCAGGTGTATATCCGATGTTCTGCTTAATGTGCAGATCACATCGATTCTGCCATTCCTGCCAGTAATCTTTAAATGTCTGGTGCATTCCTCCATGAATGGACTCTTGCACTTTCCCAATTAGGGCAGTTGCTTGGTGATGGTCCCCAGATCCCAATATCGCAACGTCTCCCAAACCACCCAAGTCAGCCAACGCTGACCTACGATATGCCCAAGAATAACCGCTGTGAAAGGCAGCTCCACCACTACCATATGGATAGTTCCAATGCCCCTGTTCTTGCTTCTTTGTGTTAACACGTGTGGGTTGTTTATGCCCGTGCATCCAATCAAAGACAAAACCCGTCTGTGTATTTAACGGCTCAAAGTCAGGGTTTAAGTCTGTTGCATAAGAAAACATCTGTACAATTTTGTACGACTGTAGTTGGTGTAATGTTTCGTTCACCCAATCTGGGCGTGCAAACTCGATGTCTGCGTCAATTGTTGCCACATACTCCCAATCTGCGGGTAGTCTCTGAATAGCTAAGTTTAGCAACAGCTCTTTAGACCAGATTTCAGATGTTGTGCGCAACTGAATGTGGTGTGGATTATCTGGTTCAGTTACTTCAAAAGCACGATCACGCAACGCAAGCTCAATGGTGTACAGAATACCACCAGCATTCTCAACCATCTGTTCAAACGCGTGATACAACTTATATCGCGTGTAGTAACGTGGCGGATTAAAGATAGCGGTCACCACGTACAATGGAGAAACAATCGGCGTAACATGATGCTGACGACGTGCAGGATCGTTTCTATAAGGATCAATCTGCTGAATCTTTTCTACATGTCTTGAGGGTGTAATATATTTCATTAAATACCACGTTCGTTACAATAGATATATTTATTTTCCGGCTGGTTTAATAACATTGCTGCCAATGCTAGTGAAATAACACAGTCGTCAAACTTTTGTCTACCTCTTGGAGCACTATATTGAACAACACCGCCCGGTGTTATGTGGATCTCATAATCTTCCAACTCTCGCATCAATTCGGGAATATTAGGGTACGTGATCTTGCGTTGCTCAATCATGACGCGTAGATTTTCTATGGCTTCACGTTTAGCGATGTTGGTGTAAAACCGATATGGAATCACATTCAAACCAGAAACCTGCAAGGTGTTGAATATCGGATCTCCCTGAGAAGTTGCGTCCATTATTAGAATCGCATTATTATAACGACGACATACGTCGATAATACGAGTATATTGCAGTTGCCAGTCTATTTCATTAAAACGTTCAAAATAAACAACTCGCCGACGATTAAGGTCTACTACCGTTATAACAGTGTAGTCGTGTGACCTTGCTAAGTCTAGCCCAACACCATACCTAGTATGCGGGTTAGGCAGCTCTCCGATACCATCCCAAGGACCATGTACGCAGTCCTTGTAAGTACCGAACACTGTTGAAGCGTTGTCCAAAAACTCTGCTTCAATTTCCTGGCGAAACACCTCTGTGGGCATGTTTCTGCGAGCATCTTCGATGTCTTCCGGTTTGATCCACGGATTTGCCCACGTGGGCATTCTCATCGAAAACCACTCTGGGTGTGGATCAATCTCGCCTTTGCCTAAACGTTCCTTGTTCCCGCGCTGGAAGAAATCGTAGAACAAGTTATGCCCTTTAGGGGTTGACAGAAAAATAACTCGACCACGAGTCTGTGTGATAGTCGTTCTAAACGAATCGTAGGCAGCGTCTTTGATACGCGCCATCTCGTCTGCAACTATTAAGTGAACTCTGAATCCTCGCAGTTTGTCTTCGTCTTCCGCAGTTTTGAACCACATTTCGCTATGCGGTTCGCCATCAGGCCGAAATAACGTAATCATGTTTTCTTTCTTGGATTCTTCCCAAGAGCCTTTCGGCAACAATTTCTTTACGTAATCTTTTCCAACTTCTGCCTGCGCGTATGACGGCGCGATCCACCAATTCACCGACTCCGGTGTTTCCCACGCATGCTTTGTGAATACGATACTAGCACCGTAGGATTTTCCTGCTTTTGATCCCCATGCTCCAACCACGTAGCGGATTTTGGGATCTCTATAAAATGCCATTAGCAACTGAGCTTGACGATCATATAACTCAGGTAAAATTAAAACTACATCCTTTGCCGCTGGCGGGCGTGGTGGTTGAACTATTCCTTGCATTTAACTACTCCGACGGTACAGTCCCGTCGTCAGACTCCTTAGGCGCTTGTATCAACGCCTTGTAATGGTATTGCGGACCATCTTCATGAATCTTGTCCACAATTTCTTTGGCTCTGTTCTGGTCTTGTACCGTCTCGGTTACCACAGTCCCATCGTGAGTATTGACTACTGCGATGTGTACGTATGATGGAGCATGTGCTCCAGCAACGTTCTTAGGCAACCAACCAAAGTCTTGAAGGAGTTTTAACATTTGTACTCGCATGTCGAAAATCATCTTACATGCTTGGTTAAATGTAGGCGATCCTTCTCTCGCCTGCTTCTTGTTACGCTCTAAATCTGCTCGCTGTTTTTCAAAGTCTTGAAAAATGTCTGCAATAACGAAGTTAATATCTTTGTTATCTGCTAAAGCTTTAACTGCGTCTTCGCGGACCTTTTTACGATCTACACGGATCATGCGCTCTGTAACGCCGAATATCTTTGCCAGATCAACGTTAGTGCGGGATGTATCACCCATCACTTGCAGCCACTCTAAAACATGGCGACGTTGTTGTGTTGTTACCTTTTCACCGTTCTGCGCTCTAGCCCACAGCTCTTTCGCTGTCAGTGCGTGTGTCATTTAGTAATACCAGCCATCCTTGTGTTTGTGTGAGACAGGTTTGTGCTGACACTAAAGCGTCATCATTTATATCAGTCGAACTAACTACACCATGAACCCTAAATCCACGTAAATGGCACGGGTTGTTCGCTGATCTAAACCAAATCTCAGACCCGTTGTCAAAATACAACGTATGTTCGCGTTTGTTAATCTTGGGGAAATTGGGTTTTAGCTGTGGCCCGAAATACTGACCTTCTGGGTTGCAGCAATCTAGAATATCCTGTAAGACTAACTCACTATCTTTGTAAGTCTGATCCAACCAAATATAGACGGTGTTAGGATGTTGCACACCGTCTAATATTTTCTCAATTGCCTCAAGCTTAGTTGCTTGAGAGATTCTTGTCATATTACCTGATCTTTGGTAATGGGGGCAATGCTCCCAATAACCCAAATCCTTGGAGTACCCAGAGGATTACAGCTACGACAACGACAATGTTAAAAATCTTTTTGATTGTTGGGTCCATAGGTATGTAGGTATTAACCAACCATAACAAGACACCAACGACGATTATCCAAATAAACATGGTATTTCTACCCGCTCATAAGAACTGAGCTTATGTGGTTGCGTCGGCCTGAGTCGAACAGGTGATTTCAAGGTTATGAGTCTTGCGAGCCGCCGTTGCTCCATCCCCGCACCATTAAAAGAAAAAGGCCACCGTTGCCAGTGGCCTTTCAAGTCCTGCCTTAAGTTGTCTCTATGCGGCAAACGATATGACTAATCGTATGGGTGAGGCCGCGTACAACGTTGATAATTTTCAACCGGAAGGAACTTCTTCTCTAATTACAGTCTACCATATTTAGACTACTGTATTTGAATCATGTTTGTCAATATATTCAGCTATCTTTCTGTGCTCATCCGCTGTGCCGTTACTTTTTATAGTATTAGCTTTGCTGGAGATTATTAGCACATTTCCCTTAGAATATCCCATACTAGGGTTTATTCTATCAAAGCTAGGACTATTGTCTTGTTTCTTTTCCGAGAAATAATCCAACTCAGTTCCAAGTATAGGACAATGAGTAGGCCAATAAATGTCTTGGAATTTCAGTGTAAAAGAAACCTTCCTGTGACGGCTGTTGTACTTCTTGTAGCGAAAGCGTGCACGCTGGGCCGACAATAGATCCCGCTCTTCTCTACTCAAAGATACGTCTACAGCGTTGGGTGAATGAATGCCAAACTTACGTCTAAGAAAGTGTATTCTCTGCCTAGACATACCCAAAAGCTCCGCAATCTGCGCGTTGTTTTTATCTACAGATTTCTCTAGAAACTCCTTGAGGTCACTTTGCGATAGTTTCCTGTTGTATGGATTACTTCCTATACAAGCACGACAGCGGAATCCAAATCTTCTTTTATCGATGTATAAAAAGTTATCCTCGTTTAAAAGTTTAAACTTTCCACAACCTACGCAACATCTATCCTTCTTATCAGTGAAGTCTTCATCAACGGGCTGTTCTCTAAGTAGACTGTGCACCTTATCTAAACATGTAGTAGGAAACTTATGTTTTTTAAGTAACTCTATCCACACTGGTAGTAAAACATCAAGATTCTCTTTGTCAATTATAATCTTTCTTGACATTACTCCATTATGCCAAGATTTGTTCTCTTTACTTAGATACAATGATAAGCTATGTGTTTTATTGAAAACATCTACAAGACGTTGTAAGTCTTCTCTGGAAAACCCAACAAAGCGTAGTCCAACGTGGTAGGGGCCTAAAATTTTACCACGATCCAAGTACGCTACAAGCAAACCCAAATACCCCAACGTAGCACCAAGATTACTGGGGATATGTCGCTTGTAGTGGCCTTCCCAATAAAACCAATCCCTCATCGTTGCTAAAATACCTTCATCTCGGCATTCTAGTAACACTGGATCTTCTGATCCAATAATACGCGCCTTGTCTAAACCTAAATGATCCGCTTTCCATCGCAGGTAATCTATTAATTTGAGAGGTTGTTTCTCACAGTATAGTAACCCGTATTCTCTTTTTACAATACCACCAGTAGTTAGTAAACTTCCTAGCAAAACTTGATTATACTTTGCCTCCGGTGTTTGTGGTTGTTCCATTCTTTAGTAACTCCTCATTTTGCACAGCTTGATCTTCTGCTTTAAACGTGTAGCCTTTTGTCAAACCACCACGGTATGCTGTAGTATTGGAGCTTAGCGATGCAAACACATTGTTAACCCCACCAGCGGTTGCAGCATAAGTGATCGTGCCAGTAGTTGGGATAGACAAGCGGTTTCCAACGTCAAACGCATCCTGGTTTGCACCCAAGTACACAAACTGCCAGTTGTAAACTGTAGTCTGATGTTCGATTTTCTGACGCACCGCTTCTATACCAAATCTACGGCTAGCATTCTCCAGCCCGTCTGTCATAATCACAAAAAGCACTTTGGCAGGACGTGACGATGGTGCAATAGCACGGAGTCTAGCACCGACTTCATCGATTGTACGCCCCAACGCGTCCAACAGCGCTGTGCTGTTGCGCGGAACAAAATCGTCTAGACCTAGCAACTGTACCTCGTTGATGTCTTTTGCAGAATAGTTAATCTCATATCTATCGTCGAACTGAATCAGTGATACGCGGGCTTGACCCGACGCTTTCTTCTGGTCAGTGATGAACGTGTTGATACCACCGATGGTGTCCATACGAATGGACTCCATAGAACCAGATCGATCCAATAGAATCACAATTTCGGTCAAATCTTCTTTCATTAGTTTTCCCTCAATAAGCATCACACCAAGCTGCATGGCCTGGTGATCCAAGACTTACAGCCCCACATGTACACTTCTTGCCCGTAACGGTTGGGCTGCTCGTCATCGTCACGGTCATTTCAGGAATCATGTCACCCTCTTGTACTTCTGGGAATGATGGGTGTTCCAAAACAAAGTAGTGGCAAGCCCGCAAAAGATCATCACCAAAATTCATGAACTTTGCATCGTCTGGTACTAACATTAGGGCTTGTTTGATATGGCTAAATTCTAAGTAGTCATTCAGCCGCAGTAACTTTAACCTTCGACTTGTGGTGGCCACTGGGTTTACTCCTACGTTTAATTTCTGATACGAATGTAATCCCTAAAAAAGTGTTTATTTTACTAATAGTCTCTTCTGAAGGAAGATTAACACCTTTGCACAAGTTGTAAAATCCCTGACGTGAAAGTCCCACCGCAGAACAGAACTCGGATATAGTATAATGCTTATTCAATACTTCTTCTTTTATGATTCTCTCGAACTCAGTCATATAACAATACTCCTTTATACTCTCGGACTTTATCATACTCCAGTCTGACTGTCAAGGGAAATCTTTTTTCTTGACAAAAATCATAATTGGGTGTAGCTTTGTTTTGCGTTTCCGGTGTCTGCGTGGATTAGGTAGTTACTTACAGGGATAGTAGAGTCGGGAGCATCCATGACATTCTCCATGAGGGTATGCCAAGACTATGACAGGAGAGCAATGCTTTTACTGTAGGCGTGGGGACCATCGTAAGTGTCGTAGAATCAAGCTAGATTCAAAAATGTGTGAGTGCAAATGCGATTATGCTAAAGATTTCCGCCAAGATGCCGTATTATACCAAGAGCTTGACGGCAGCAACATTGTGGCTGTGTACCAACGACTATTCCCTTGGAAGAGGTTGAGAACTATATGAGTTATCAGGATACCAGATATTCAGCTAAGAAGTTTGTTGCAGAGAAGTTGCTGGGACGACCGCTAACCCCAGAAGAAAAAGACATTGTAGATGAGTTTGTTGAATTGGTTTGGAGAGATGCTGTCAGCTACGACGCTGTTTGGGACAGCGACTAATCGGAGAAAATAATGGGAAATCAAACACATAGAGGGACGTGCGGGGGAGCCAGACCGCCTGTGGAATTGAACGAGGATGCGCTGAAGGCTGCGATGGAGTACGCACCTGAAGGCTTCGAGGAAGACGAAATTGAGCCGATCATTAACGCCTACCTCGCTGCCCTGCCCAAGCAGGAGACTACAAATGAAAATTGAGACTGTAGGCGATTTGAAACAAGCGCTGGACCTCTTTGGTGATTTTACGCGGGTTCTCGCCACATCAGCGTCCATCTGCACACCCATTGGTGACTTGTACCTAGCTGCGGACGGGACGCTACTGATTGATGTGGATGCTGATCCTGGCGGTCAGTATAAGGAATTCTTTCAGAGAGGCAGACTGCAACCATCTAAGCGCATGGAGCCGCCGTTGAAGGAACGTGAGGTATTTCCGAGATAATGACCCGCCCAAAACTAGGAGACTGAATGAACATACCTTTCAAGGTGTACCTAGCAGGACCAATAGCCGGATTGAACTATGCAGGCGCAACAGAATGGCGTAATCGAGCAACAGAGTTGATTGCCGAGAAGTCTTCTGGTGCAATCCTACCCTACAGCCCGATGCGTTCCAAAGAGTACCTAGCTGGTGAAACTTCCATCGGTGGAGATTATCCACAACCAATGTCCACTGCCAGAGCAATCGTCACCCGAGACTTCAATGACGTTAAAACCGCCGACCTTATCTTGGTCAACTTGCTAGGCGCACAAAAAGTGTCGATTGGCACCGTAGCAGAAATTGCCTGGTGCAAGGTGCTGTTCAAGCCTGCGATCCTTGTCATGGAACGTAGCGGGAATGTCCATGACCATCCTTTTATCACAGAGGTAGTGGGGTTTCGAGTAGAAACACTTGAAGATGCTGCTACCCTAGCCTGCCATATTTTGCTACCATGACTTGTTCTTATCAGTGGGTTCTGGACCTATACAACAACGCACGTGGTATGACTCGTGAGGAATATGATGCTTACACGATCAGAGAAGCAAATCGCCGCAAAGACAGAAAAGATAAGAAAACTGTATCAAGAAATAAACGACATAAAAGGAAAAATGGGTAAATGCACTCATGCGTTTTATCATCCGTACTCGTGGGAACATGACAACGGCTATGGTAGGCAGTCCATGCATAAGGGTAGGAGATGCTCAACCTGTGGTGCCGTGGACCTTTGGAATGATGGTGGTTGGGTAACTCAAGAGGATATACGACGTGGCTATTAAATGCAGATTATCTGACGGATATTACGAGGAGGGTTAGTGTCGGCTATCATAAAATACACCTGTGATTTGTGCGGGTTTGACATAGTTAAAAACGAAGATTCAGTAGGGTTGATATGGCCTGTAAATCCACTTACAAAGAAAAGTGTTAATTTTGTTGATATGAGTGCAACTAACATGCACGCTCACGTAAGATGTTTAGAAGCTATTAGAGAAACTTGTGTTAATCGAGAAAATTTTATCAAATCTCAGAACTGCAAGGTGTAAATGGACTATCTAAAAACAAACATCACGTTTATCGATCATATAGACAAGTTGCCCGCATTAGCTGACTTCTTTCGACGCAAGAAAGAGATCTGCTGGGACTTGGAAACCAACGTTACCGACGAAGTTTGGGATCGCAGAATACGTACAATGTCTTTCGGAGACATGGAAGAACAGTACGTAGTTGACATGCTGGCCTTCACGCCGGATTTGGTTAACACCCAAGGGTTTTTCATAGGCAACCCCTGCTACAAACCGCTGCTAGACATTATTACCCCAGTCTTGGATTCTCCAGACTGGATTAAGATTGGTTACAACTTGGAATTTGAGTACGTTACTACACGCTGGTGTTTAGGTATCTGGCCTTGGAAGTTCTTTTGTAGTTTCCAAGCTGAGAAGGTTTTACTGTGTGGTAGATGGTCGTTTAAGATCAAAGGGTTTTGGGGTTTGGATGACGTTTTGAAAAGATACTTCGGTATCGAGTTGGACAAAAACCTCCAGAAAAGCTTTGACCTAATCACCCCACTTACCCCAGAGCAAATCACATACGCTGCTCTCGACGTTAGCCTACCTAAGTTACTAAAAGACACTCAAGTAGAAAAATTACAAAGCTTCAAGTTAATACCTACTGTAGAAATTGAAAACAACACAGTACCAGCATTTGGTGAGCAGTACCTAAACGGTATCAAGCTGGATACTATCGAATGGCAGAAGCGTATTGAAGAGTTAAAAATCAAAAAAGCCGAGCTACTAAAGGCTTTGGATGAAGCCTTCATTCCTGTGTGTGGTATAAAAGCTATGCCAGATATAAACCTAAACCGCATGGAACAAGAATGGCGTGACACCATACCAGACAAGGTTTACCGCAAAACGCTGAACAAAGAGCAGAAGGCTGCTTACGACGACGAAATCCGTAAAGCGCGGGCGGCTAAGAAGGCGATATACAGCGAAAATTCAAAGCGTGTCACTGAAATGCGCACTCGTATCGCAGACTGTGAGGGAGAGGCTCTGATCAACTATAACTCTCCAAGCCAACTACTGGCAGTATTGCCCAAGTTGGGAGTTCCCGTAGAGGAATTGCCAGACACTAACGAGCGCACCCTGATAAAACTGTCAAGTAAATATGCCGCAGTCAAAGTACTGAGAGATTTCCGTGGAGTTAAAAAGCTTGAAGGCACTTACGGACAGCCGTTCTTGGATCATATCAGTCCGGTTACAGGTAGGATACATTCTCACTTACATCAGATTGGTGCTGAAACTGGACGTGCCAGTTCTACCAGACCGAACATTTTCAATCTCCCACAGGGAGAAGAGTGGCGGCGTGGGTTTATTGCCGAACCAGGCAACAAGATCATAACCACCGACTTTTCAGGCCAAGAGTTACGTATCCTGACCGAAGTCTCCCAAGAACCTGTGTGGGTCAAGGCTTTCCGGTTAGGCTGGGACGTACACTCGGTCGTTGCTGAAATGATATTCGGTGATGATTGGCGTAACGGTTTTGTTAAAGACGGTAAGTTTAATGGAACTGAAGTCTTTTATAGTAAAGGTCATCCAAGAGAAGGACAACCTATAGACGATTGTGGTTACTATTTTAATGAAAAGAAAAAGTGTGACTGCCCTAGACACAAAAAATTACGTAACAACGTTAAGTCTATTAACTTCGGTATTGCTTATGGAATGACCGAAAACAAGCTCTCAGAAGAATTGGGCATTACGCGTGGTGAAGCCCGCATGCTTCTGGAGAACTACTACCAGGCCGTAAGAGTCTTGAAGAATTATCTTGACAAATCGGGAAATTTTGCTAAGCTAAACTTCAAAGCTTTCACCGTGGGTGGTCGAGTACGTTATTTCAAGAAACCCACGAGAGAGTACATTATCAAGTTGCTGGTAGAAGACGGTATAGAGAAGCCCACTTGGGAAGAGATTTCCCGCAAACAGTGGTCGTTAAATGCTTCGATAGAACGTGAAGGTAAAAACACGGTCATACAAGGTACAGGCGCTGATATGCTCAAGCTTGCAATAGGTGCGGGTTTTGACGAAAAAGGCCGACCGTATCTGTGGCATATTTTGAGACAAGCTGGCGCTAAGTTGGTAAACAATGTCTACGACGAAGTTGTTGTTGAATGTAACGAGAAACAAGTCAGCGACCTTGGCCCGATCATTTCAGAGAGAATGTGCGCGGCTGCCGGCACGTTTGTTAAATCGATACCGTTCGATACAGAGCAGCATGTAGAAAATCATTGGCAGAAATAGAGGCACCATGACAAAATCGGTTAGAATAGAAAACGCAGATACTTCTTCCTATAAGGTGAAAGTTTACATAGAGCGTAAAGATCCAATGAATGGTGAATGGGTTAGAGACAGTGCCGTCAAGTCCTTGGATTTCCCTACGCATATGTTGTCAGAGTATATCCACGACAGTCAGAGACTAGTTATTGAAGAAGCATGACACCCATAGAACTCTTTAACATAGATTGTCATGGTAGTAAAGAAGACGTTTTGTTTATAAAACGCCTGCGAGAATTTTTTGATGATGACGAGATAGAGGAAATTTTGGAAGCTATAACAGACACGTGCAGATGGTGCTGGAACAACAACTCAGATTGTTATTGTATGTGTGATGACTAATGTGGGGGCGCATGTACCAAGGGCGGCGATATGCACTTGCAATGCAAATGTGGTGGGTTCAATTCCCACCGTCTCCACCAAACAGATTCTTGGTTCCTTGTGCGGGACGGCGACTTTCGTAGATTCCCGGCAGCACCGGCAATCCTTAACAAGCTGCGTGAGAGCGCACATTTCGAGAGGCTGAGACTCATAAGCCACTTTCACGGCCAAGAATATGCTTAGACAACAAAAACTCAGTTGGTACCAACGTTGGCGCATTAAATTCGATTGGTGGTGGAATCCGCCAACCAAGGAAACCATGTGTGGTACCAAGATCAAGTATCGAGAATCTTCCGCTAGACGGGCAGCCGAAGCTATGGAACGCAAGCGGGGCGTGGTTTTTGATGCATACAAATGCCGCTTCTGTGACGGCTGGCATGTAGGCAAGGCAAGGGATGTGTGAATGTATAGACAATTTGAGTTAGAGTCTGAGAATAAAAAACATGTTTGTTGGATTGAAGATGATCCAAAGCTAAAAGTAGGCGCTTTATTTTCGTTTAAAAACGATCCTGTTGTGTGGAAGATTACACGTAAATATGGCATAGCTTTAGAAAAACCACCACGCACAGACTGGAATAACAACATATGACAAACGCAGAAATAGACGACGCGATAAAAGATTTAGACAATGAATACTGGAAACTTTTGAAAGGCTATCTAACCGAAGATGCGATTGTTTGTGGTCACACCCGCCCCAGTGTATCCAAAGGTGAGTTAATAAAGCAACTGACAGACGACTACTACAATAAAAAGATAGCACTAGAAGCAATGCGTACCGGAGGGGCACAGGCATGACATACAGATGTGTCGGCGTAGCGTCCTCGATTACCGAGATAGGCGCTATATTGTACGATGTAGAGTTTGACGGTAGCGATGGTTCAACTTTACTGTTAGCAAACACCACAGATGCCCACTATAATCTGGGTATGTTGTACACTTTAACCCTAGATGGGTTTCTGCCTGCGGAGGGCCAATGACTTTTAATGTCGGATCAGACGTGCATGAGACACTAACATTCTCAGATTATCAGCGATTAGCGCTGACTACAGCAAAGTACCCCAACGTAGGGAGTAATTACATCTACCCGCTATTAGGGCTTGCTGGCGAGTCCGGTGAAATCTTTGAGAAGGTTAAAAAGGTTCAGCGTGACGGGGACGGTAGCTTCACAGAAGAGAAGTTGCTGGAATTGAAAAAAGAAATCGGCGACGTGTTTTGGTACCTAGCCGCATTGTGCTCTGAATTCAAGTTTGACTTGGGTGATGTAGCGGTTGGCAATCTAGAAAAACTGTTCTCCCGTAGAGCACGCGGAGTTATCTCAGGAAGTGGTGACAATCGATGACAGACGAAGAAAAAGTAGTGTATAAAGATCCTGAAACAACATACAAACTGTTGCTAGCATGTGATAAAATTGGGATTACAACCGAAAAAGGCAAATGGACAATAGCACGTGTAGAACAACTTAAGGCTGAGGGTGATCCCCATGCAGTCCTTAAAGCTATTTTTGAGGCTTCTGAAGTATGGGACGGCTTCGACCACGACAAAAAACTTCCGGTAAACTAATATGCAAGACTCTCTCGGTGACAGAATGAAGAATGACTACGAAAACAGGACTCGGTACTCCCTGCCCCGTAGAACCTACACACTGGCGCGTATAGACGGTAAGGCGTTTCATACTTTTACTAAAAACTGCACCGCACCGTTCGATGTACGCCTCATGAATTCCATGAACTATGCAACTAGGGCCGTATGCGAAGGAACTCAAGGCTGTCAGTTTGCGTATGTTCAATCTGATGAAGCGTCGTTCTTACTAACCGATTTCGATAACGTAAACACAGCAGCATACTTTGACGGTAATTTGCAAAAGATTTGTTCCATTATGGCGTCGATGTTTACTGCAAAGTTTAACTATAGCTACTCTAATCTGCATAGCAAAGACATGTCATGTGCAATGTTCGATTGCCGGGTGTTCTCAATCCCAGATCCTATCGAGGTAGAAAACTACTTTTACTGGAGATGGTCCGATTGGCGACGTAATTTCTCTCAGACTGTTGGCAGAACTCACTTCTCGCACAACGAACTTGAGGGACTAAACCGTCAGCAGATACAAGACAAACTGTACAACGAAAAACAAGTTGATTTGGCAGTATTTCCAGAAGAACAGAAACATGGCAGGTTGTGTGTTAAAAAGAATGTAGTTATAGGACTACCAGCCACAATAGTTAGTTCTTTTTGGGAAGTAATTCCATGTATGAATTTTAAAGAAAACAGAGACGTATTGCAAAGCTTAGTACCTAGACCTGGATATTGAAATGAAGAAACTGTACAACTCTAAGGAGTTTAAATTGTGGCCTCACCCGTTTGTGGTGAACCACCTGCCACGGATTCCCGATAATGCTACTGTATCCGTGGCAGATCTCAATCTTACGGAAGCACAACAGTTCTGCTGCCACCTGATTGAGCAACAAGAAAAAATGAGTAGTAAATTATTAAAGTTGGTGGGCACTATTAAAGATGAGTTATATTACAGACGAGATTTTAGAAGGGACTGAAGAATACATACACGAGGCTGCGGAAAGGTTGTTTGATGAATATTCATTACTTGAATCATTTCATTGGGAACAAGGATATGACGAAGAAGGTACCCAGTTCTGCGCGGAAAACTTCGAGGTCAACGACGGAGCTTATTACGGGGAAGATCGACTGTGGCGTTACAACGTATGCAATCAACTCCGCTGGACGTTTGACTCCTTGGAACCAGAGAACCTATTTGCCCTGTATGGAAAAAACGTCAGAGTTACGGTGACTAGAGATGGCACGGAAACCACGTCGCTTGGATAAAGTCAAGCTACTGAAGGAAATTAGCCGGGAAAGGCTGGGTCCACCAAAACCCGGCAAAGTCCTTAAAACAAAAAAACGTAGTAGATTAGCAAAAGCTATTACCAAAGATGTACTAGAAGAGATTAGGTCACTTTAATCTCGACTTTTCTGGCTTCAGTCTTTTTTCGGGGTACAGTGATGGTCAGCACATTGTCTTTGATATCGGCGCTAATCGCTGTAATGTCAAAGTTATCAGGGATATGGCAGCGATAGGTCAGTGATTCGTCTTTGCTATCTGGAAGCGATCTGGAAATATCAGGCAATTCTTGAAAAAAGTAGTTGACAAAATCAAAATCTCGTGCTAGTCTTGTTAGTGAGTTCATAGAAGTCTCCTTCGGGAAATGTCCCGTAGAGGTTATTATAAGATCCTACTTGAGGGTTGTCAAATGACAAGCGATAGCGACCCAAACCCCAGCATGTCTGGGAATGGTGTAAAGGCCGCATCCCTGTTTTGGATACAGGAAGGCTAGGTTCGATTCCTAGTTCCCAGACCACCCACGAAAAGGACTAAAGTTTCGTTCTACGAAAGCCGTATAATGGAAATGTACAGGTTGTGTGGTAAATGACTCGTGGTCCCATTTAAATGTAAAAAATGTGATGTTGCTGAGCCGTACATTTATATCAATAAGTACGGAAAGCCAAGACGTAGATGTCGAACCTGTGCAGATGTCTATAATAAAAAGTGGGTTAAAGACCACAGGAACCACGTTTGGGTCTAGAATATATCTCTTACTACGCAACATGGGTTATCCCAAAGACGAATATCAGTTACTCTGTCATAACTGTAATTGTGCCAAAGGTTTTTACGGTGTTTGTCCACACAAGAGGTAGAAATGGTATGTGGTAGTGATTCCTTTTACATGCACTACGTAATGACGGCCACAGCGATGCGTCGGGAATCGGAAAAGCAAGAACTTGCTCTGAAGGCAAGAGTAGATATCTTGACTGACGCTATGATGTTGTTGATCTACGCAGGGAAAGAGACTATAACTGGCAAAGACAGAGTTGATACCATGTTTTTAGAGTATTTCGAGCGATTAACGGAACTAGTCAATGAGTCGCGGCCTTGAACTAACGTTCTTTTTGATGATGTTGGCGGGGTTGATCGGGTTTATGTGGCACGAAGCTCGTAAAGACCGTACCTGTAGTATAACAGAAATGTATAGGTCTATGGGCCATGACAGCACTGAACGTGAGGGAGTGTGGCTGGACCTAGACGGAAAGCAAGAACATTGCCGGTATATTTTTTTCGAACACGGACCAGGTAGAATAGTTGGCAGCGTTGATCGGTGTCCTGAAGGACACTTGGTTATTTCAATCTCAATTCCGAAAGGACACTATCCCAGTGAGTAAATTACACGAACTTCTAGCAGTCGATTCAAGCTTGAAAGGTCAGGCGGAAAAAACCCGCACTGAATTAAAAAACACGTTTGAGAAAAAGCGTCATTTGTTTGAAGAGAAGAAAGTAACATTCAAGTCTTTTGACGAAGGTAAGACTCCTATTACTGAGGAACAGAAAGACATCCAGTCTACTGTTAATCAAGAACTAAAATGGATTTCTGACTTCCTGTCAAACGCAATCAACGTCAGTTTGCAGATTTCTGAGGCAAACACTGTGGCAAAGGCTTCTATCGTGCTGGATAACGGCACAGAGATTGCCAAAGACGTGCCGGCAACCCACTTGCTGGAGCTAGAAAAGAAGCTAAAAGACATTCAGGATTTGGTTTTTGCTGTCCCCACACTCGATCCTGCCAAGGGTTTTGTGGAAGATCCGGGCCGTGGCAAAAACATCTTCAAGGCGCGTGACGTTTCTAAGACACGTACCAAAAAGAAGAATGAAGTTTTAATCCTGTATCCACACACAGAACAGCATCCAGCACAGACGAAGGAAATTGTGGTGGACGTACCTGTGGGAGAAATTTTGGAACAAGAGTGGTCAGGGCTTATCACCCCGGCTGCAAAAGCTGACATGTTGTCGCGGGTTGAAGACCTAACAAGAGCCGTAAAGAAGGCAAGATCGCGTGCTAACGAAGTCGAAGTTAAATCCAAGCCTTCTCTCGGACAGACGTTGGTAAATCACATTTTCGGGTTCTAGTAGGCTCACAGTTAAGGTTCAAGCTAATGGCGTTGTGGCAACAACGCGCTCAAGCTGAGGCTTTCACTAGATGAGGCTTACGTTGCGGTCCTGAGGGTGCAAGTTGATTCAGATTCGCTAACCTTCTACGTTGGTTCAAATCCAACCTGGGCGGCCAAACAAATTGCATGTAGTTTATGCCTATCGCCCGGTAGTTTAGTGGTAAAACAGAAGACATAAAGTTGAGATCTGGGTCGTAACTATTCTCTCTAAATGGATTGCGTTCATTCGACCTATTTTAAAGGTGATGAAACACACAGGGGCGGTTCGCGTGCTAGCGGGCCGCTCCACTCTACACTAAGGTAAGAACAATGGGAAAAGTGATTGTTGGATTTTTACTGTGTTTGATCGGCGTTGTTGTCGGTGCTTATGTTGGAATTTATTGGGCCTTTATCGGCGGTATAGTTCAAGTTGTTACAGCAGTGCGGGCCGTCGAGCTTCTGGTTTGGCCTCTGGCTATCGGGATTGCGAAGATCATGTTCGCGGGGTTGGCGGGTTGGGTGTCGGCTTTTGTGTTCTGGATTCCCGGTGGTATTATGTTAGGCGCGGGATTGGACGAACTTTAAACTAAAGTTTTATCAGCGAAATGTCGATAGGTAGGCATAGTTTCTACGGATTAAACGAGATCAAGTTGTCTTGCGGGCATAATGCTCATTCAGCTTGCGGTCGTTGTGAGAAATGTTACCAGTGCAATCACAGATCGTGGTACTCTGGTACTTCAAAAGCTTGGTACTGGCAGTGCGAAAACAAGACGGTCAGGAAAGCTCTAGGCTTTGAAACAACGTTTCTCTCAGAAGAATTTTAACTCTGACATAGTGCTTGCACGTCATACTTCTTATAGGAACCGCTGCCCTTACGGGTGCTGTGGGTTCGACCCCCACCTTGGTGCTTCGGCATCTTGTGGCGAAACTGGCAAACGCGGCGGTAAAAGGCAGACTGCTAATAATTCTTGTCAGATATAAATTTAAGATAACCGTGGTGTCTGGGTACAGTTACTTCAATTGGTGAAAAACGCTGTATTCAAGTGTTCCCGGTATTAAGTTGAGGCGGCTACGGCTGCCTTATGAAAACATCATAGTGAAGGATACGGTTACTTCTTTCTAACCAAAAGTCGGCTCTACGGGCCGAAACGTTCCGTGCCGCTCGTTCTTGATGCTTTTCCAATAACGGTCATAGTGCCGAAACAGTTACTTCTTTAACCGTGCTTTCGAGCGCCCAACAAAAGCCTGTTTCACTCATTCTTGGCTGTTTGCTAACTAATGGTCATTCCTTAGGAGAACACAATGAAGTCAAATGTTAAAAGAGTCAAAGCACCTGTATATACCCACGAAGGTGCGCGTGCGTACAATATCAGCGCATACAATGAGCTACGCAGATCTATTCTAAGCTGCTTGCTGTGGGAAAAAGAGTTTTACGAAAGTGGCGTTGACATTGCAAAGCGTGTCGCTGATCTGGTCACGAAAGTGTCGCCGGATAAGGTTGCTGCTCTAGCTATCGAGGCGAGAGAGAAACAGCATTTGCGCCACATGCCTCTGTTCTTGGTACGACAGATGGCTAAGTTGGATACACACAAATACCTAGTTGCGGAAACTTTGCAGCGCGTGATTCAGCGTGCTGACGAACTGGCTGAGTTCTTGGCGATTTACTTTGGAGACAACAAGTCACAGCCGCTGTCTGCACAGGTGAAAAAGGGCCTTGCAAAAGCCTTTGATAAGTTCAACGAATATCAGTTTGCAAAGTATGATCGTGACGGCGACTTCAAGTTGCGTGACGTGATGTTTTTGACTCACCCTCGTCCGAAGGAAACTTCAGGGACTTACGGGAAAAAGCGTCAGCGTCTAACGTCTGAGGAAAAGCTGTTCAAGGGTATCGCAGAGCGCACACTGGCAACCCCGGACACGTGGGAAGTGGAACTGTCTGCGGGTGCTGACAAGCGTGCGACCTTCGAGCGTTTGATTGCAGAAGAAAAGCTTGGTGGTTTGGCTTTCTTGCGCAACCTACGCAACATGGCACAAGCTGGTGTTGATCGCAAGGTAATTAAAAGATACGTAGAATCTTCAAACTTTAAGCGTGTGCTGCCTTTTAGATTTATTTCTGCTGCAAGATTCGTTCCTCAGTGGGAAGACCTGATCGAGCAGGGCATGTTGAAATGTGTTGCAGATTTTGAAAAGATGCCTGGACGCACTGTGTTGCTTGTAGACGTTTCTGGGTCTATGAACGACAAGTTGTCGGGTAAGTCTGAAATGTTGAGACTGGATGCGGCCTACGGGTTGGCAATTCTGGTCCGAGAGTTGTGTGAAGATTCAAGTATTTATAGCTTCTCAAATAGCACGATTGCAATTCCTAATAGACGCGGGTTTGCTCTGCGGGATGCCATCGACAAGTCGCAATCACACGGCGGCACGTTGCTAGGCGAAGCTGTGAAGCATGTAGATAAGCATGTGAAATATGATCGGCTGATCGTTATCACAGACGAGCAGTCACACGACCGTGTGCCGGCTCCTAAAGGTAAAGGTTACATGATTAACATCGCATCAAATCGAAATGGTGTCGGTTACGGTCCTTGGACACACATTGACGGATTTTCGGAAAATGTGGTAACTTACATCTTGCAGGCTGAACAGTTTTCTGAGACACGCTAAACAAGAAAGCCAATGGTGCTAGGAAACAGATACTTCTCCTTTTAAGAGGGTGAACCGAGGGTCGAATCTCGGCATGTGCATCTGCACTGTAGCTTATAGCAAAGCACCAAACGTCCTGTTCCGCTCTTTCCTTGGCTCCAAGAGTGCCGGGTAGCCACTAGGTTATCCGGCATCAAAAACCTAATGGTGTTAGAGACAGATACTTCTCCTTGAATAGAGAGTGATCTGGGTTCGAATCCCAGCGGCCCCAACACTGTGGGGCTGTAGTTTAACGGAAAAACCCTAAAAATAGCTGTTTCGTCTGTTCCTTAGGTACACATAAAACAAACAAAGGGAAACAAATGGCAAACTCAATCAACAAAGTGACTTTGGTAGGTAGACTTGGAAAAAATCCTGACCTTTCTTTTTTGCCCTCTGGCGTAGCAGTTGCAAAGTTTCCTGTCGCAACTGACGAGCAGTGGACAGATAAAGACGGTAACAAGCAGGAACGCACAGAATGGCATAACGTAGTGGCATGGCGCAAACTGGCCGAGATTTGCGCGAAGTACCTCGTTAAAGGCAAGTTGGTCTACCTGGACGGCAAGATCCAAACTCGGTCTTACGAAGATAAAGAGGGCAATAAGCGGTACATTACAGAGATTATCGCCGATAATATGGTGATGTTGTCTCGTACTGGTGAAGGTAGTGACGACGCTGCTAAGACGGCGGCGGCAACTGCCGGAAGCGACGGTGACGCTCCCTTCTAACAATTTACTGCGGGTGAGTGAACCGGTTGTCACGCTAGTCTCATAAGCTAGAAAGCAGGGTTCAACTCCCTGACCCGCAACCAAAATTCCGATGGTGCAGATTACAGTTACTTCTATCTAAAGAAAAAACGACTGTGATCGTTAATTCCTCGGATACATTTTTATCAATGGTGCCGTGTACGGTTACTTCTCCATGCAGAAGGCCGTGGGTTCGAATCCCACCTTGGCGGCTTTAAACGCTGCCTTGTAGCTCAGTTGGTTAGAGCATCCGCCCAAAAAAGCCCGACACATTAATTCCTTGATAAAAACTTTCTATATTATCAATGACAAAACTACATCCCAGCGTAGCTGAGCATTATGCTGCTTACAAGCGGCGATGGGATTCCCTACCTTCTCACGTACAATCACAGATAAAAGCAATCATAAGCACAGCAGCCTTCGAGCAGAATGGCCAAGGGTTTACCTTAGGGTTCACGATGGGATGCAACGTCATGTTGGAACATACCCTGAATTGGGTCAACACGGCATTGACTACCGAACCGGAAAGCCCAGAACTGCTCACCCTAAAAGACATGGTTTCTTGGACACTAATCGCATTGTTCTTACAAACATATGAGGTTACACTGTTAGAGCAACTAGACACAACTAAAGGTTTGGCAAATTGACAGATAAAGACCTCACAAAGTATAGGAAGTTAGCACTTAGATTCTTGAACAAATGGATAAAAGTACTAGGTTTAGATAGATGTCAGTTAACTATAGACTTTTCTGATGAAGCAAAGGTGTCCGAAGACGGTATGCACGTGATCGCCGAGACTTCCGCAAGCTGGCAGTATAACGCCGCGCTTGTTATTTTTTACCTTGCAAACTTCGACAAGATCAAACCGGATCGTCTCGAAATGGCAATTATACATGAATTGGTACACATACTAGTCAACGAAATGCGGTCCTACACGGCGTCGGACGGTGTTTGCCACGAAGAGCGCGTTGTATGTGGCTTAACAGACGCTATCATGAATGCGTATAAAACGAACAATGTACACAAAGGATAAAAATCTATTCATACTCCCTAGCGGAGTCCGCATCGTCGGCTTTGATTCCTTGGAGATCATGGCTAGGATATGTAACATCTCTGTCATGGACTTTGCCCAAGGTTATGGTACTATGGTAGAAAAACTGATGGTTTCAAGGTTATCGTCACGTAAAGATCCCCTTGCCGGGAAACTTGAAGAGTAATATGTCAGGTAAAGAGTTATTATTTTCCGTCACCGCCAAAGACTGCGAGTTACAAACGTTTACTTGCGGTAAGAAAGGCGGTGGCGGGAAAGACACTAGCAACAACGGAGTCCGGTTGATACATCATCCCTCTGGGGCACGTGGAGAAGGACGGGACACGCGTGACCAGAAGGTTAACAAGCGCAATGCATTTTTGCGCCTGATAAGAACCAAAGAATTTAAGGATTGGCATCGGGCCGAAGTTGTTAAACGGCTGTGCTATCCTGTTACAGACGTGAACAAAGCTGTGGATACAGCAATGGCTCCACAAAATTTGCGTGTTGAAGTACAAATAGAGCGAGGATGGGTCGATGAAAGTAAAAACACTGTTGAATAAAGAATCTAAATGGGTAAAGAATGTCTACGAAGAACAAGGCAGATATTGTTTGCTGGGAGCGCTTCAGGAATGTTATGGAGGCAGTGCGGGGCACCCGCCACTCGGCAATGCAGGCGAAGCTTATAGAGATGCTAAGAAGAAAGTAGAGTCAGCGATCAAGGAATTTGCAACGTTACGTAGAGTTAGAGTAGCAAAAAAGCCTGATATCGTCAGATTTAACGATAACAAAAATATTACCTTTAAGGATATTCGCAAAGTAATACGAGCAGCAAATGTTTAATCTAAGTTACACACAACCTGCGAGGTTACGGGGCCAGATTCATATGGAGAAACCTATAACCTCGTTAGGTACGCACACAGACATTCACGGTAATCGTTGGGATGTCAAGATGGCTCGCTTTGTAGACGGTAAAAACTTTGTCGCTGCTGTACCTACTGATGAATTACACCCATACTATAGCGACACTTCTATGACACAATATGACTTTGTAGAACAAGTTTGGGAACCATACGAGGTAATAGTCCATGAAAATCACAAGCAAGTTAGTAAAAGACTTTGAGTTGTCACAGGAACTTTACGGAACTAAAGTAGCATTGGGTAACATCTTGTGGGATGTTGCGGCCAGTTTGTACAAAGACTTGGGCGTAACAAGAATACGTACTTCTTACAAGATCCACGAGTCTAAAGACAGAACACGAAAGTCACTCTAATGCAACTTACAAAGGTAATCAGTGGCGGGCAGAACGGGGTAGATCAGGCCGGGTTGCACGCTGCTAGGATCGTGGGAATTCCCACTGGAGGACATGCTCCACGTGGGTTTAAGACCTTGGACGGGCCTAATCTGGCATTAAGAGATACGTTCGGACTGGAAGAAACGTTAGAATCCGGCTATCCACCTAGAACAGAGCTTAACGTGATGAACTCCGATGCTACTCTACAAATAGCCAAGGACTTCAGTTCTGCTGGAGAGGCTCTAACGACTAGGCTGATCCTGAAGCATATGCGCCACCGCCTGCCACTGCATCCGGCGCTAAATCCAGGTGTAGACCAAGTTGTTGCATGGATCATATCAAAGCAGATTACAGTGTTAAATGTAGCCGGCAATTCTTTGAAGACGTGGCCTGAAGCTTTCGAGTGGGCTTATCCCTTTTTAGTAGAGGTCTTTGGTAAACTACATGCTAGGTGACTGCCCTATGTGCTGGGATGGCACATGCTCTTGTGGCTATATGTACAAAGATTGGACTGCCACGTCCCTTGCGAAACTGGTTGCTCGTTTAGATAGGTTGATAGCACTGAAACAAAACAAAGAGAAAGACATCTTAAATAACGATGACGCTTTAATGAAGGAGTTGGACAACGCATGAACAGACGTAAATTTATTACAGTAAGTGCGGTTGGGGCTATTGGGGTTGCTTTACCTCAGTTTGTACTACCAGAATCAGCCAAACATCTCAAGTATTTACCAGAAAACTTAACAGTCCTAGTTAATGAGTCTCCAAAGGTTTGTGAACTTTCCAAAAATAGCTGGCCTATAGAGTGGCAAATACTAGGACACACAGTTTGTACAACAAAACTGTTGTATGACTCAAAGCGTATTAATGAGGTTTTGCTTACTGAAATCTCCGTAGAAAAACTGGACATCAAACTAACAGGCATTCCTGTTAATCCCAACAAAGTTAGACAAGTTGCGTTTGTACTTAACAACAAACTAACCGATGGAAAGCTTCACCTATTAAGCCGAAATGCACTATTAACTAGAATACCTTATACACGATCAAAGGAAGAAAAGCCCACGGATTTTGTTGAAAATGCAAGTTATATAGCTACTTTTTTTCCGTTTAGATCCAAAGGCTCAAAAAAACTGTCTTACTTTGAAATGACGTTTTATTCGTGAACGATGAAACTGCTTGACATTGTGAAGGATAATCAGGTACACTTTAGGTATTTCAGGGACGGGCTGTTTTACTACGAATCGGACAACGGCTTCTTGTTTCCGGTGCCCTTGACCGATATCGGGACTGCTACTCTGAAAGACACCGATAAAGCTATATTGTTTATGCGTTGGATAAGACCGCACTTTGAAATGTTATGTAAAGAACAACGTAAAGCAATTGAAGAAATAAACCAACTGCTTAATGCGAAATTCTAGACATAGTAGCAGAAAAGCTGAGTCAGGGAACTGCCTAACAATCGTGACTGACATAAGACGGCGCTAAACCGAAACTTGAGGGAGAGGCAGAGTTGGTTATGTCTAAACACTGTTTAGTGTGTCAACAGAGAAAAAACGCAGAGGAACTGTTGTATGAGGCAGAACAAGAAGTAACACGCCTCCAAAATGCAATCCGTCAACACCGCGACGAGCGTGGTGATGATCGCTGTTGGCAAGATGACGAAACGCTGTATGGTGTCTTACCGGAAGGGTACACACCACCAGAACGTGATACTGCTGTAGAACTAGAGAACTGTAAAAAGTATATAGCTTGTAGGGGAAATCCTCATACAGAATATATTTCTCCACAAAGAGAGATAGTGTTATTAAGAGAGCAATTGAAAAAAGCACTAGAAGGATAATCATGCAATGTGATTGTGTTGTGATAAAGCAGTTTATACGATACTGCGATCTACACGAACAAGAGTATGAACGTAGAATACACGAACTTGTAGAAGAAATTAAAAAAGACAAGGTAGAACCTTTATGGAATCCGATACCTACTCTGATAGAGCGAGTATATGACAGATACCAACCTGTAAATTGTCATGCTTCTATGGTTGTTTCTAACTCTATGTACTATGACAACCCGCAATACCAGCAAAAATGTCTAGAACACTCTGTAGAAATGTTACTAGATAAGCTGTTCAAAGAAGCTAAGCAGTTCGTACAACTGAACGTGAAGGACAGTTTGTACGGTAAAGAAATGAGTGCAGAACTCGGAGTTTTCAAGAGGGAAATCAAATGGGACTCTTCGACTGGTTTAATCGGAAAAGACGGGGATCTCACCAACCTTACAGGAGAAAGTAACCGATGATAGGCGCAATACTATTTTTAGCTACAACGATCACCCTTCAGTGGGGAACTCCTTGTGGCGGCGATCTTGCACAGGGCAGCCCTGTGCCCGCAAGTCAACCAAAAGCACAAGTACAATTACACATTGTCAAAAATACTAACGGTTCATGCCAAACTACAGTAGATGTAGGACCTGGTTCTTATGTATTTGCTATCTGGTTTGGGCAAAATCCTACTACCGGAGTTTTGCAGGAGTCTAACAGAGTTGGGGCAATTGTGTACTCTACAGGAGTTGTTGTTCCCGATCATGGGCCACTACCATCACCACCAACTGGACTCAGAATACAGTAAATGACCCACGAAGAACGAGAAGTGTTAAAGAAGCTAATTCGAGATTTTGAACAGTCTATGGCTCGATGTAGGTATTGCTGTACATTCGAGGCCGAAAGAGTAGATGATCCTGACAGATTGTGTCCCAAATGCTGGAAAATATTCCAGAAAGCCTACGATTACGAAGAAGAACACGCTAAATTTAGGCTTAATGACACTGAAATTGCTATGGGATTTCAGCAGGCTATGGGACGTGGGCTTGAAGAAGACGAGTTACTACGGCTCAAGTCCTATATGCTAGACTTTGAATGTGAAGATGCAGACAATATGGTGGATGTGATAAAAAAGATTGTTGTATCTTTAAGAATGCGCAACCCACAACTTGAGGCAATGTTTACCGATGATTGATTACAGAGCTAAAGCTATTAACGGTCTAATAGACGAAGCTGCAACTATGAACCTGGGCATGTATCCAGCACAAGTTATTGGTAGCGAAGGTGCCTATTCTGAGCGTACTGAGTGGATGGAAGGCTGGAATGCCGCTGTTGCACGTCAAAATGAGTACGTTTTGCAGATATATGCTTGGTTTAAGACCGTTCCTCCAGAGTATTTGACTCAAGTCCAAGATTTGCTGCTAGAAGGTACAATAGAACTGAGCATCGGCGACTCTGACGGAGTTCATCTTATCTTTATGTGCAGCGATATCTTTTTCTGGGGCTGTGCCGATTGTGAAGACATTGCTGTAGAAGAGTTAAAAGATCTTGTCGCATGTTTCTCCGAAAGCCCTAAGTGGGGAGGCGAGCTGTGGGTTGCCCGTAAGCGCAAGGAACGCCCACAAGGGGCGGTGCTCAAAATGATGTCAGCGGAAGAACGGAGACTATTCGATGTTTGTGGCCCTGTAAAGCCGGTGGGTTTAGGCAATCCAGTGGCACACCCGGATGACAAATGATAGCTGGCGCTAAACAGTCAATGTTTTGTCGCCGTACATGGTACGCGACAGTCGATGATAAAGCAAAGTGCGACCATCTGCACAGAACATCGGCTGCGGCGATTAAGTGTGCCCAACGATGGATTGCCTTCCAACACAAAGTTGAGCAACTACGTATACAGCGTGATATGTTAAGGAGTATGTAATGCTATCACCCATAATGCAGACAGCACTGAATGAAATAAACAAGCAATTAAATAGACCATCCTATCTAGAACTAGAAGAAATTGGGGCGATACAAGCATTGGCAACAGTAGCGGTAGCCGAAGCAATAAACAACCTTGTCGAAGAACTTAGAAAGCAGAGGGCGTCAATCCAATGGTAATCACAGAACAAGATGTAGGTCGATATGTTTGGCACTACAATCCAGACACTAACGAAGGTGCATTGGGCCGAATTAAGTCAGTGACTATAAATGAAGTTTTTGTCGTGTTCGGATCATTGGCGGATTTGAAAGACTTTGCGAACCGGCCAGCCGGTAGCACACCCACAGAGAGGCTAACGTGGAGCAACAAGGCAAAAGATTAGGCGAAGATGGTTCCAATGTCGGCATGTGGGTTTGCATTATTTTTGAATTTCTCACACTACTTGTATTAATTTGGGCGGCACTTAATGGAATATGTATTTAAACAATTGTCTATCAGTGACGAATTTGTAGATAACCCGCAAATACTGGTCATCGAAGATATCACAGATCCTACTACTAAGTATGTAGACTTGAATGAATTTTGTTTGGGCAACGTACTTAAGCTTGTTACGATTGTACAAAATAAAAGAACTACGTTAGGTATATTTGAGAGGGTGTTATGAACAGACGACAATTTTTAGTAACACCTATCGTGCTGATTCCATTTGCTACTGTTGCTACTGAAGCAGCGTTAGACGCTTTACCACAAAACGAATTCATAGACATGCCCGGTGGCCGTGAGCTATTTAACGAAATCGTGGGAAAGCTACGTGCAAGAATGCTAAATGTGGATGATTTTGTCCCGCTGGGCAGCCCCGGCGTGGTGTTTAAGGCACCTCACGATGAGTTGGCACAGGTTTATCGTGGTGGCGCGGCATACGAGATCAAAGACTTGGCAGTTTTTGAAGAAGAGAACTTTGACGTTATGGGCTGGTTAAACGCTACCGCAAGTTTCAGATCCATAGTCGCGGATAGGGCAGTTGACTACGTTGAGCGCAAAGCTAACTCTCTAGAAAAAGTCAACGTGTGTATGTGGCCTGGTTCTGTGTCTGTTGACCAAGACTATGACATTATCCAGCATTCCCGTGTTCTAGTAGTATCTGTGATCTTTGCACTATGAGTCATCATCTTGCCTCACCAATCCTTAAAACAGGGGAAATTATTCGTATAGTGGTAATACACCCATCGGATGAACGCTGGCATGATCCTATTTATGCCATGTTAGTCCACAAACCTGAGAAATATCTCACACATATCTCCGCAACGTTTGTAAATGTGGCCCATAATGTGGTAAGATACTACGTGGCGTTGAGTGACATGGATCAAATCTATGGCATTGCAATGACAGCAGAGACACAAGACGGGCGCGGGCATGTAGCTCATGTGTTTGTGCGAGAAGAGCATCGAGGCAAGGGTGTAGCGCGAGCGATCATGCGCACACTTATGGACGCTTTCAAACAGAGTGGTGGAACGGTGCTATTTCTGGGGACCGAGTATAACTCTCCTGCGTATCGCTTGTACTTGGACCTTGGTTTCAGGGATTACCACGGCCTACCGGATGGCCGGATGATATGGGTGCCTGACTACCAATTTCTTACAGAAGACGAGGCACTACGATGAATGTGTCATTTACATGCAGAGGCCACTGCCGGCCCACAGAGTTTTACTTTAAAACCATACCAGATTTTTGTGAGTATGTGGTAAATAACACTGTAAAATGTAAATACTGTAAGCACATAATTCGTGAAAAAGATCTATGGGTATAGCTAGCTTCTTAACAGAGCATGATACTTTGTGTGACGAGTGTGGGACGATTATAGAACCGGGTTTAATAGCGTACTACGATACAGAAGAACCGAAACATTATTGTCCAGACTGTGTGGAGGGTGATTGATGAAATCTCGCTATCAAAAGTTACAGCTAGACTATGATATGGTTTGTCCTGATTGTGGCCATTTACTTTTAGATGGCGACTACGTTATCTACGACCGAGAAAAAGACGTTGAAGTCTGTTTGGAGTGCCATGACAGCAATTTGGGTAGTTCAAAACTGTAAAGACCGTCAGTTTGGTAAGATAATTTCGGCGTTAGACGCTACAAAGTCGCCGTATATCGTGGCAAACACCAAATACGAGGGCGGGTTAACTGTGCCTGACAGAGCATTGGGCACCAAGTTCATCCCTTACGGTTCGACTACTCTGATTAAGCTGGCCGATGCTTTGAGTTGGGACTACCTGTTCTACAATGACAATTTTAATGTGACTACGTACAACGCACGGCATCAGTACATGCTCAACCCGGACTCTATGGTTGTGTCGTTAGAAGCGGCAAAGCAATTAGCCGACTTTCGTGATAAATGGTTTGTTCGTCCGAATGATGACACCAAAGAATTTGCGGGGCATGTTTGTAGCAATACGGAACTTAAGCAGTGGATATCACAGTTGGAAGATATTTTTGAGTACACTGATATTAGACAACTGGCACTATCTTCTGTAAAAGAAATACAAATGGAGTGGAGACATTTTATAGTTGGTGAGAATATCATTACTAGTAGTATTTACCGCTGTAATGGGGAGTCTTTACAAGAAGCTGAGAAAGACGAGGCTGTTCTACGCGAAGCACAGTTACTGGCAAAACACTGGATGCCACATCCTTGTTGTGTCATGGACGTAGCGTTGTGCGGCGACCGCCCATATGTGATCGAGTTCAACACACTCAATGCTTCGGGGTTTTATGACCACGATGTAGAAGCGCTTGTAACAGCAGTGAATGAAGTAGCATCTAGGTACTAGGAGATACTGATGACTGGGTTTGAGATTATTGTAGTACTGGTATTACTTACAGTGCTGATTATTATCATTGATGCAGACACGGCCATTGCATCGTTTTTCGGCGTTTGTTTGTTGGTAGGAGCAGGCTTTTTGACTTGGCACGGTTCCACCATTGCCAGTGTAGTTGTCCACTTTCTACTTCAAGATCCTCTGCGTACGGCACTTTTGGGTGTTGGATACCTGATCGGCGGGTGTCTAACAATTCCTCTACGGTGGTACTGGTACTGTTTAGAACGTAGAGAGCAGGGGCACAGATACCCAGTAGTGAGAACAGAAGTCGAACGCATCGTCCGTTGGGGTACATTCTGGCCGATTACATTGGTATGGAACTTGGTATGGAATACGTTTAAATACACTTTGAAGAACTTCTTTAGACGTATGATCCTTAAGTACGAGTTTGTGTTAACTGATATCACAGAAAAGGTATTTGGTAAAAACGCATCATGACCCTAGAAGAGCGTATCAAAGCAATTCCAGGTAAAGACGGTTTCTGGAAGTCGGACACAGAGCGTGTTTTCGTCAATACAGCCAAGATGTTACTAACAATTGGATGCGGAGATGAACGCCCGCTAACAGAAGACGAAGTTGTTGACATGTTGGAAAATCTGTGGTACGCTGTATCGAATGAGTACGGTAACTAAATGGAATACTTAGTCCTGTCAGTTTATCTCACCATCGATGAAACTTTTGGCGAAGATCGTACAGAAGAACTTAAAGTCATGAGAAATGTTAGGGAAAAATTGAACGAGCTACCCAAAACAGAAGTTACCTTTATAGAAATTACAGAGGTCGGGGCGTAGGCTATGCCAACAGTTGATGGGTATGATCCTTGGAAACACGTGCACCAGCTTGAAGGGGAGCTAGAAGCCGCCGAGCAACATGTTAAAATACTACGCTCAGTACATCACGATTTAGACTGTAAAATTATTGGATTAGAGTTGGAGCTTAAGAAGCAGCGGGCATACCGGGACCAACGAGATTACTACGCACAACTGTTATACGAAGTTAAAAAAGAGAATACTGCACTCAAGCAAGTCATAGCAGATCTGTCAAAATAGCTACGTACTATGGGTATAGAACGATGAGCGAAGAACGGCATGTAACTGAAGTACGTCTCAGAAATGATATTCAACCACCTTACGGTCATTGGCGCGTGAGTTGTAAATACTCAGATGGTTCGGAGTGGACTACCGGAGCGCTAATACACTTCTCCGTGCTTGACCCAGTTGCCATTGCTCAAGAGATAGCTAACCAGTTTGGTGTTTGTCTTATTGACTACAGGCGTGAACAAGACGGGCGTATGCTAAAAGGTACAGGCAGGTACAAGTGGGTTCCTGCATCCCAACGTAAGGAAGGGCAAAAGACTAACCTTACACAGGACTAAACTATGAAAGTCGGAGACAAAGCAACAATGTTGTTTCATGGTGCGGGTGTGACATCTAAAGAAAAGATGTCTGTAACAAAAGTTACAGCTAACCAAATAACACTCGATGGCAAATGGATCTTCAATGCCCATACCGGGCGCTGTATTAATGATCTAAACGACTTTGGCTTTTGGCGGGAATTGGCTTTGCCCAAACACAAGCCAAACAAACCATGAAAGTACCAACACCATTACTGAGCGGAGGTAATATCCAACGGTGTTATTTTTCATCTAAGGATGATACTCATTACATACCCCTAGAGCCTTTTGAATACAACAATTGGGTTGGATGTGCGTGTCCCGATGTTAGCCACGGGCTAACCTTTGAGCAGATGGAGCAGGAACGTGCAGTTAAAAAAATTTGATGAGTATTTCTATCGCTACCAAGATGTAGCGTATTCGTTGGGAACAGACGAGTGGGATAACCCACTGCCGGGATATAACCTTGCCGTTGAGTGTTACAAGTACCCTGTAATAAAGCACACTGCAAAAGGTACGTGGATAGACTTAGGGTTTGGCAAACGGTTTGTGCTGCGGACAGCTAGGCGTAGATTTGCAGCGGCTACCCAAGCTGACGCAATGGTTTGCTTCCGCGCCCGCAAGCAAAGTCAGATACGTATTCTACGTGGTAAATTAAAACGCGCTGAGCAGGCATTGGAGTTGTGTGATGGCATCGAAGATCTGTTCTAAATGTCAGCGTAGTGAAAAGTATTATATCCTACTAGCACTGTTACAGTTGCATACGCAGACAGAGGCCCCACCAGCCGCGATTTGCCCTGCTGACGGTGGCACCCACGAGTTTTTGGTATTCCGAGACGGCGACCATGACGAAGACTGAACGACGTAGATTAGAAGACAAAATAGACAATGAGGGATTTGATTACTGTTTCCGCCATTACAGCAGCTTTCCCGAAATCAAGGACAAGAAGTTTCACGAGCTACGTAAGGCTTACATCGCTGCTTCCGAAGCTTTAGAAAAACATCTTTTAGGTATTAAATGAACACACTTAAAGAATTTGAAACACTGTATCATGAACAGTACGGTCAAGAGTTAGCACAATGTGACAGTTGGATAAAATGGTGTAAGAGCCAAACCCCGCCCGATACACATGGAATCAACTTCTACCAAGGAATGCGCTCTGCACTTATTTTTAACGACATCAAAATGTATCAGTTGCTTCAGATTTTAAACCGTATGGAAGGTTCCCGCTAAGTGGTTGGCAACCGGATTTGAACTCCGGTGGGCGACGGCTAATACCGTTGGGCGTTCGACTCGTCATCCTTCCTCCAAACCTATCAAGGAATTACAATGAGAACACTGTGGTTACTGACATTACTGTTATTAAGCGGGTGTGAAACCCCGGCACCTGTCAAGGTAGAAGACCAGCCAAAACCAAGAACCATTATGACCTGTGTTAAAACAGAGCGTAGAAAAGTGTTAGTATACGACCCGTTTACTCCAAAGATGTTTAAGGAAGAGTTTTTCATGCCCAAGAACTGGGACCGTAAATGGAAAGACGTGTGTGTAGAATACAAAGAGACAGTGGTACCATGAGACTATTTAACTTCTTTTCAAAAGAATCTTTCAAAACCAAAAAGTTGCCTAAGAAGCTTTATGCTAAACTTACGGGTGATATTCTAAGCTTCCACGAAGCTGACGAACACTACTCGCTGCAATTACAAGACGGTGATGTTATAGGTGTGTACCACTTACATCGCAGTGAAGATGTGCATACTGTGCTAAGCCCCAGCCACCATGATAGTTGAAACTCCCGACGAGCTAGCTGAGACTATCGCAGATTGGTGCGGTGTTTACGGTAACATCCCCGAAGGGGAACGCGGCCATCTAGATAACTGCAAATGCAGGATGTGTTTTGTTGGAAAACTGGAACGCCGCATAAGACAATCTGTAGCAAACGAAAAGATACTTCAAGCTATTGCCGATGACAGCCACAGAAGCTCAAGCACAACTTAGAGATTACCTCAAGGAATGTCAGGGTTGCCGGCAGCGTGCGGCAAAGTGGTGGTGTGCCTACTGTAAAACCCCGCTATGTCCTGTGTGTTATAGACTAGATCGTAGAGCGTGGGCTTTCTGTGACCAATGTTATACAACCGTGTTAGATTCGAGATGGCGCTATGAGTAACCCAACAACACCCATAAAATTCACCCTAAGTTATATCTGCCCGACAACCCAAAACTTGGTGGTGCTGCAACCGCATCAACTGCACTTGAGCAACGACTGCCAGATGGCCTGGCTGACAGTGGAAGAGTGTCCGGCCTGTAAGAGCTACCATTATTTTCTGGAGAAGTGAAATGGAGAAAGACAATCAAGGTTGGTACGTTGTAGAGACGTTGGAGTACAAGTCCAGACATTATACCTACGGGGATGCGGTCGCGCAGGCGGCGTCCATGTCAGAGATCACTGGCTTCCCCTCCCTCATATTTAAAACAGTGAGCATTGTCAATGTCATTAATAAAACAACGACTATCCGACAATACCATGACCCTGACCCTACACTATGACACACTGGTTTAAGCACAAGCGTTGGATTTGGTGCATAAGTTGTAATCCACGTCGCTGGCTGGTTGGGATCGAGTGGACACGCGGCAACCCCAACTGGCCTAGCTTTCCGGTTATTGAGATCTTTGTGGGCTGCCTGCACGTGGCCATCACCCGCAGAGTGATTTTTAAAAACATACCTTTACAAACCATAGGACTGTGATGCGATATATCAAATCAAACAACATGCATGGTTTTTACTTACACGATTCCCTAGAGTCTTTCCGGTGGGCCACCTGTGTCTCACAAAGAATTGAAGGTGAGTGGGGCGGCGTTGGTTGGGGTGAGCACGAGGTTCACGTATACATCCGATGAGGCTTTTAGATTTGTTTTGCGGAGCCGGTGGGGCTTCTATGGGGTATGCTTTGGCGGGTTTCGCGGTATGTGGGGTGGACATCAAACCGCAGCCGCATTACCCGTTTCAGTTTATCCAAGCCGACGTTTTAGGATTCACTGTAGAAGATTTAGCGTCTTACGATGTTATACACGCAAGCCCTCCATGCCAAGCCCATGTCAAGGGTTTCGCCGCCGCAAACAAGTCATTAAACAGAGATAACTCTCACCCAACACTAATCCCTGTAATTAGAGATCTACTGGTTGCTTCTGGGAAAACTTACGTCATAGAAAACGTTGTCGGGGCACCTTTACAGACACCGATACAACTCTGTGGGTCGTCGTTTGGTTTGGGTGTCCGCCGCCATCGCTTATTTGAAAGCAACGCGACACTTAAACCATTACAATGTAAACACCATTTACAGACAGAGAAAAAGTACTGGACTGGTTGGTGTCCCAACGGTGAGCGCAGGTTGGCCACTGTCGCTCAGGTTTACGGAAATGGTGGAGGGCGCGACCAATGGGCAGAGGCAATGGGGATAGACTGGATGACTCCAAAAGAACTGACCCAAGCCATACCGCCAAAGTACACCGAATATATCGGTAGACAACTACCTTTACAAACGCTTTTAGAGTAATAAAATTTATGTTGACATTTGATCCTTAAACCATAAATTTTACCTTTACAATTACATATAAAATCATTTCTAAAATGTGTTTCCTCGGAAATACGTTTACATGTTTTACTTGCCAACGGTAACTTCCCTACCACTACCACTACCTTCCCGGTTAGCCTGCCCGTAACTCGTTGATTCTAAAGCCCGCATAAACATTTAGTTACAGAAAAGAGATATATAAATAGATAAAAGAATGTCGGCGCGACGACATCAAAAGTACGACCGGACCTCTGCCGACCATCCGGTAGGCCCTAAACCCCCCATAAATCGTTGATTTTACACTGTTTAGGCTACGTTTACCTTGACAAAACGTTGTAGGGCCACCAGCCCGCAGGAGGACTAACGCACACCCCTGCGGGGTGTCTCCGACCTACCATGACTGTCTGCGATATATCCATGATATACTTATCGACGCCGCTAAGTCGTTGATACGACTATGTTTAGTTCCAGGCCTGCCGGCTGGAGAATGGCTCTGGATGCGGCTCTCCGGCCAGGCCGTGGAAACCCGCATGAACATTGACCTTGACAGCGACTGTCCTCGAAGATGCCCACTGGGCGCGGCTCGAGGCGGACAGGGTGGCGGGTAGACACACTCCGCAGACCGGAAAGCCTCGGCGCCCAAGAACGGCGCCCAGTCTATGTCTTCAGCCATCGTCGATGAAGACCATGTTATACAGTGTATCTTCGAGGAGTCGCTGTAGAACCGCTTACAGTGCGGGTTCGCGGGCATGGTGGCTGGAAACCCGCGTGGGCAGGGCATCCACCACAAGTCGAGCCGGATGTCAAGATATTTATTTTCACAGGGCGTCTTTTTTTCTTGAGGCGGGCAGGGCAAAAGCCGATACTAGTCCTGTAGTCGGGCAGGGCAGGGCTGGGGCAGGGCATGGCAGTTATCGGAAAAGTTTTCCATACGGATTAAGCTCTCCGAAACTGAAGTAAAAAACCAAAAGCACGTAGTGCGAAACGAGGTATCTATGAGACTAGCATTAGCAGTTCCCGCAATGATGTTTGCGGGGTTAGCGTATCTTCTATTGCAGCATGCGGGCAAGCTACTAGGGGGTTTCTAATATGAGACTGTCAAGGCGAGTCAAAGTTACCATGCTGGATGGCAGAGTACTGTTAGCAGAGTCCACAGAACGTGTCGATATTCTTGCAACCTTGGGGATTAAAAAACTTGAGAGTATCGACATTGCAAGGGCAGGGCAGGGCGAGGCGGTCCAGCAGGGCGAGGCGGTCCAGCAGGGCAGGGCAGGGCTGGGCTGGGGAAGCGAAACCTACCTTGAAGAAAACGAGGTAATCTCTGAGCTTGTTTCGAGTTATCATCGACACGTTGCCCCACTATGTTAGCAGGGCAGGGCTGGGCTGGACCCCAGCAGGGCGAGGCGGTCCAGCAGGGCAGGGCAGGGCTGGGCAGGGCAGGGCAGGGCAGGGCAGGGCAAGGCAATGCTACAGCTAAAGAATGTCAAGGGCAGGGCAGGGCTTTGACATTCTTAGGATGCTAGCATCACCAAAGCATCACCCAATCTAACAGAGGAGATAAACATCATGGCCCGTAAGCAAAAGAAGCAGCTAACGAACGCAGAGAAAGCCGCAAATCTGCGGGAAAGGGCGGAAAAGTATGAAGCAGGGGAAGTAACAACCAAAGTGGACTTGCAGTTGCCCTTTGCAGAGTACGCCGAAATCGTTAACGGTAACATCCGGATTATCAAATTCCCAAAGCGCGTCGACGATGTGCGGCATTTTCTCCACGTTTCACAGGGCGAGGCGAAATTCAAAGTTTTCTTACGCCCTTCAAAAGCAGGTGCGGGATTGCCGATTCCATCGTCCGTCCGTCCGTCTGTGGAATTTCCTCAAGGTATCGCGTACAAAGAAAGTGCGCCATCGTATTTCGGTACCATCTCCACAGTTTGTGAGGAAGCAATCGGCGCTTCTTTAGTCATCGGACTTTGCGCAAAGGAATTAGACATCTCCACACGTAAGAATGCTGAGCTTGAGAAAGCTCTCGCGGAGATGGCGGACAAAGCTAACAAGCGCGGGAAATAAGCAGGGCGAGGCGGTCCAGCAGGGCAGGGCAGGGAAGGGCAGGGCAGGGATTTTTCCCTGCCCTTTTTCTTTTGGTACAAAGGGCAGGGCAGGGCTGGGCTGGACCCCAGCAGGGCGAGGCGGTCCAGCAGGGCAGGGCAGGGCTGGGCTGGACCCCAGCAGGGCGAGGCGGTCCAGCAGGGCAGGGCAGGGCTGGGCAGGGCAG